CAAGATTTATCGGGACAAGATTTATCGGGACAAGATTTATCGGGACAAGATTCGGATAATGCGTGGTTCTCCATCATAGTAATATTTGACCAGGGTAATGAACCCATTACAAAATACAAAAAGCAATACCCCACTGAAATCAGATCGTCTCTATACATTGGTTCATATCCCTGATGTATGAAATAACTAATGTATTTAGGAGAACCTATGATTGTATCTCGAGTAGGGTCCATATTTAATTCTTCCAAATTACTCACTGCGCTTGCTATACCAAAATCTATCAAATGTATTTCGCCCCCGGTTATCATAAAGTTCTCCGGTTTGATATCCCGATGTATGATTTGGTGTTTATGTATTTGACCAAGTATCCCAACCATATTTACCAATAGTTTGACTACTTGTTTCAAATAATCTATTGGAGAACCCGCATATTTGACCCTAACAGATTGTAGATATTGATCCACCGTTTGGTCATAGTAATTCATTGTCAAACATTTGTAATCGCTATATATGCCATACCACAATACGGATGGTATAACACGGCACCCATTATTATATAAGTAATTCAAAATAGTGGCTTCATATTTGATTGTATTATATGCACTCGTATTGGACTCCATTTTTATAGCAACCGGGGTTCGATGTTTGACGTGTTCTCCTTTATGCACTATTCCAAACTTCCCTCGACCAATCTCTTCTAGTATAACATATTTATTTGCAATAAGAGAACCTTGTAAATCCATATACCTTTTATACACAATATATTCTTATATTGTATAATATTTGTATAAGATTTTAAATGTTGGCTTATTTCGAAAAAGCATTTGAAAATACGACCCCCTACTTTTTAGGAACATTGCTCATATTACACGCATCTTTATTTTTAATTTTTATTGGAGTGCTATACATCAATCCCCATTTAGTAGAAACGCTCAGTACTTCAGTGCGATTATTTGTTTGTCTGTTTTTAATAATACGATTTAATCCATTTAGAAAACACATATTGCACAAATACGACGGACAAGTTATTTTCGCAGCGGCCCTCTTCTTACTGACAAACGAGGCCATTGAAAAGTATATACTGGCTAATCGAAATGATGTGAATAAATCCATCATAAAAATCGGGAAGATACAAGAAGATCAAGATGACAAAAAGGAGAACCTATCGCAGTAAAATGAAAATGCATAATATATATAAAAATACCCTTATGTATTATTATATCGCATAAAAACATAACAATACACTAATAATGACAGATATCAATTTACGAAAAATATACGAAGATGCATTGAATGATCCAGAATTGATGGGAACTCTTGACATAGATAATATTTTGGATTCATTAGAGAGCGATGAAAACGATTATTTAGAGAACTTGACATTTGAACAAATACAAAAAGACGTATATGATGCTCTACTAGATATAGGTGTCCCTAAACCAAATATACCCAAATTATGCTCATCGCTAGCCGAATACCGTTATGTCGATGAAATCTGTCATTTACATAAGGGTAAATATGTTCGCTGGATGCGTCGAAACAAACCTGGAGAACTTACAAAAGGATGTAAAGTAGTGGATATCAAGTTCGCCGACACCGGAGTTTGTGTAGTATGTATAACTAATATTGGGCGTTTTATGCAATACCGATATGATGATTGTATTACCTTTCAAAAGCTAGAAATAGAAGAACAATTGATATTAATGGCGTATGACCATATAGCCAAATAGGTGAGTCTAACAAAATGTTCCCAAACTCTTTTGAACTGCGTTCTCCAGAGTTTTCTTGATATCCTACCGATTCGCGTAAGTATATCTGCGCAATATATAAATACAAACAACAAAATGAGATATATATCACTTGTAAATGACATCAAACAACTACGTTCTCCCAATGCAGTCAATTCCCGTGGTCGAAAGCTATGCCCCATAACATTTGATATATTAACGTGCAATAATACTATAAACATTGATGGTGTATTGTATTCCACAAAGGGGTTTTCGAAGTGGGTTCGTAGCGAATTGGATAAAGACTACGACAGATTATTAATGATAAATGGATTATCGGAATTATGTAAAGAAAAAGCGTTTTTTCTCAAGTTTGTACGCATTCGTTCTCCTATGACCAACTTGCCATATGATATATATACCCTCTCGATTATATACGATGTGTTTCTATGGCAATATTATGTAGCACCAATACAATGCGTGTATGCTTTTATAAGCAAAGATATACCCAAAGAAATAGAGGACTAGATGGATAGACTATATTTTTTCAACTACGTAAAAAGTATTTGCGAAAAACTCCGGAAGCAAAGCTGAAGGAGTTTGAGAATTATCTTGAGATGATAATCTCAGGATAATAAAAAACTACCAAGATGCACCCAGAGGGGCTTGAACCCTCGACCTCCGGTACATAAGACCGACGCTCTAACCAACTGAGCTATGGGTGCTGCATCTACCCGGGGAGTAGATATACTATATAGTTGTATGTCTTTAAATGAGTTATACAAATATTTATTGTTATCGTTTGCGAGTAAATCGACCCAATTTAGTCTTGGCCTTTCGCGTTTTCGTATTGATACTCGATAAATGGAAAAACTCTTTAATATAATACATTATTTTTTGCGATACTTGTATATTTGTTTCATTGCTTACTTGAGGGGTATTATGATTATTAAACAAATAATGTAAATAATCACGATTATACACATCTGGCATAAATGCACACGCCCTATTAATAATATCAGATTTTTTCAAATTGTGATAATATGCAGAAGGCTGTATATAATAGATTTTGTGATGATTCATACGATTATGATATATGTCATCTACGAAACAAATCTCTGTATTTTTAGGCAGTAGCGTACATCGAATAAAATCGCTATGTGTTTTCTTATTACTAGTTCTGCACGGTTCTATAATACGGTTACCGACTTTAAACGCACATATAACTTGATCGAACAAATGAGTTTTCGTAAAATCATCCATATCTCTATAAATCCCCATTTTATAATCGAAATATTTAGCTATATATCGCGGTATTTCAGGGCTATACTGGTTGTTTGTATATAAATATAGCTTGTAACATTTACCCGCGTGTTTTTTGTGATACAAGTATTCCAATATAGTCAATATACCATATCGCAAAAACTCCGGGTACTGGTCTAATAATGCATTAAAGTTTTGCTGGGTTTTCTTTAACGCAATAACATACCATAAAGATACCAAATCGGAAAAATAACCCAACGTTTCATCTAAATCAAATACAATTACTTTTTGTTTAGATGGAGAACTTATCGGGTGAAATCTTCCAGGGAATATTTTTACTAAATCACCCATATATGGCTCTAATTGCATAAATTGTATATATTCTTATTACAAAGAAAGTAGTGCAAATAAAATATATTATCAAAAAAGAATATAAACAGAAAACTATAATGATATATAGTATATGATGGCAACTTGTTATTACAGCCTTGACGATTTTCATCGATTTTCTATTGCGACTACGCAATACAGTTTAACAGAAACTGTATTGCAGGTTATTGGCAAATTAGAACGCGACTTAAACTTACCTAGTGTTACTGCCAGTAATGTGTATGAAAATAAAAATCGTATTTCCGGAGGAGGAGGGGGCGGCGGTGGAAATAAACGCCGACACGTATCACAAGCCACCCTTCGTCGTATGGAAGACCAATGGGAAACTCTTCCTGTATTAAAAGCCACAGTTCTTCCGGTTGCCAGAGAAGGCATTGATAAATTGTTGGGTGAATTGCGCAATCATTTGAATAAGATTTCCACAAAAACATATGAAAATCTAAAAACCAATATTATGAATACCATTAAGGAAATTATGGGAAATTACGGAGATGAAATGTCGGAAGAACAAGAAGCAGATATACAAAAAATCGTCAATTTCATTTTTGAAACCGGTTGTGCCAACAAGTTTTATTCGGAGTTATATGCCAAGTTATACAAAGAATTAATTGAGACATACCCAGTATTTAGTGAAGTGATTATGCCGTTTATCGAAAAATATGTAGAAAGTATTCAGGAAGTCAAAGTAGTGGATCAAAACAAAGACTATGATGGATTTTGCGAAAACAATAAGAAAAATGACAAACGCCGAGCAACCTCGACATTCATTATGAACTTGTATGCAAACGGGGTTTTGCCTGCCGAAGTTGTTTTAAATATTTTCAGCCAATTCCAATCCATTGCAATAGGGTATATTGAGGATGCTTCTAAAACCAGCGAAGTAGAAGAAATCACGGAAAACATCTTTTTGATGGTCAGTATGGGCGCCAACTTGTTAAAAGATGAGGCTGCGTGGAAAACATCCATTTTGCCCAATATTCATATGTTTGCGGCATTCAAAATGAAGGAGAAGCCTGGGTTGTCCAGTCGCACCATTTTCAAATACAAGGATTTGGTTGAAAAGGTCTTGCCTAATGCGTAATGGTATAAATTGTTGCCCAATAAATGATGTGATTATTCATAATGATTTATTTCAAATACTTATGAATAAATATAAAAACTGCGCATATTATATAACACCTATTTAGACAATGGTTTCTTCTAAATTGAATGATGCTATAAATTATAAGGAAAACCGAGCAATAGAAGATGGTGATATGGGATCTTCGTCGGTTGTTTATGAAATGGAAATAGAAGACCGACCAGTAAAGTTTGTATTGGGAAAACAGAAATACACATATTCCGGTAAAAATGTACTGTATTACCCTATCTATTTATTGAATGAAAACAGAATCAAGGCGCAAATTGGCGTCTTTGAATTGCAATCCAACAAAGCATTGAATATTTTAGACGATGATGGCGACGTAGATTTGAATATGTTGGAAGAACCATTAATGTATAGTTTTGTAAATGCAAGTTTCTTAGATAAAGCATTGAAACCCAAAGTAGTCCCTATGAAAGAAGTCGAAAAAGCAGATGAGCAAGACGAAGATGAAGACCATTTGACAACCTCTAGACCGACTATGGAAAAGGGTGAAATCGGCAACGCCAGTTCTCTCGAACCAGAAGATGGCGAAGTATCTGATGATGATGATGATGAGGACCCAACTAGTTTGAAAGTTCCAGATTCAGTTCATTCTGAACAAGCCAAGTCATTGAATGAAAAAACCAAGAACGGATTAATCGAAATTGATACAGACTACCAACAACCTGCACTTTTAAAAGAAGAAGATGCACAAGATGACAAAGAAATAAAAGCCGGGTTCAATGAGAGTGCGAAACAGCCGTGGATCCAAAAGTATATGAAAAACCCCAATTACGAAATCGTGGAAGTAGAATCTAATGGCGATTGCTTTTTCGCCAGTGTGCGCGAAGCATTAAGACAAATTGGATATAAAACTACGGTGGATAAACAACGCACTGCTTTGGCCAGAGAAATGCCCGAACGCATTTTTACTGATCAATTGGAATTATTTGATCTATATCAAAACAATATCAATGAATTAGACAAACGATTAGACGCCATTAAAAAGGAAAATGCCGAATACAAAAAGCGCATCAAGAAGGCGACTCCCGCAGAAAGAGAAGAAATATTAGAACGAGGAAACCAATTGGCTAAAGAAAGCAAAGAAATACAAAAGGAAAAATCAACGGTAGAACAAGAACAAAACACATACGTGGGTTATATGAGAAATATAAAAACCATTGACCAATATCGTGAATATGTACAAACCCCCAGTTTTTGGGCCGATGCCTGGGCTATATCTACTATTGAACGATTGCTTAATATCAAAGTCATTATTATGTCCGAAATGGCATACAATGACAAGGCAATGCATAGTGTATTGAACTGCGGCGAAATAAACAAGCAAGTACAAGACCGGGGTGTTTTCAACCCAGATCACTATATTATTGTTACCTATAGCGGAAACCATTACCGTCTGGTTACATACAAAAACAAGCGTATTTTTACATTCCGAGAAATACCATATGGCATCAAAGTTCTCATTGTCAATAAATGTTTAGAACGAAACTCGGGGTCATTTTATTTAATCGAAGATTTCCGCAATTTCAAAGCCAGGCAGGGCATTCATCCCGATACAGGTAATCCAAAAAAGTCGGAAGAAGAACAAGATGTGGATGAACTCAACAAAGATTTATACGATGAAGATACCATATTTATGTTCCATCAAAACTCCGAACTATCTGCTAAACCAGGAAAAGGATCCGGTGAAAAAATCCCCGTGGATAAAATCCCGCAATTTTCGGATTTAGCAAAAACGAAAGAATGGCGCCGTATGTTGGACGATACTTGGCCCGGGGTGGTTCTCTCTATAGATAATCTCAAATGGATGTCGGCTGAACATTACATACAAGCCGCCAAGTTCAAGGGCGGATTCCCCGACTTTTATAAATCATTTTCCATCGAATCGGAGAGTGATATAGCAAAGGATGTGGATTATGCTAAAGCGGCTGGTGAAAGTGGAAAACTAAAGAAAAAGTCGGAAAGTGGAGGAAAAGCCAAGGAAATCGTATTGAGGGCTAAACATATTCATCCCGACGAAAATTATGATGCGGAAGAAGTGCGCAAAATTGCTATAGCGGCCAAGTTCTCTCAAAATGAAGATGTGAAACAAGTATTACTGGCAACGCGAAAAGCGAAATTGGTTCATTTTGTAAGAGGCGCCGCCGGAAATGTTATAGATATTCCATTGATGGAAGTGCGTCGTAAATTGGCGACTAAGTAAAAGGTCTATAATATATTATACACTACTAAGTAAAATATATTTTATTTATGATATTTGTATAACACATATCCACTAAGCAAAGGAAAAGAAAACGGAAAAGTTATACCGGTAATTAATCCTAAACTTGAATAACCCATAATAATTGGAAACATTTCTTTCGTATGATGATTCGTAGATGTGCATAGTCCGGTTAAAACGCCTACTATAGAACTTGTCGTAACAAAGACCGGCAACCAATCGTTATATAACCTTACATATTGATTTTCATTGCGATTGTAATATCCCATTTCTATGTGCAATTATACATATATATGTTTATATGTATTTTATAAACAACTTTTGTTTGACAACAAATGTTGTTTTCTGTTAATTAACAGAAAATTGATTTCGAAACACATATAGAAACATCTATCAATTACTTATCTATATTTATTATACCTCTCTATCAATCTACGATGTCTGCTCAAATCCAATCTACTATGTTGTCTATCCTTCAATTTACCCCTCCCGGAACTACGTTGCCGGTTGAACTATTTCCAGATTCTATGGCAAATCCAACGGAATCTGGGTCGGAGTCTAAGTTTCCTCCGACTCCTCCATCGGTTTCGACAAGTGAAGACCCTAGCTATCAATTCGGCGTTCTCGAAATATCAACTCCAGACAAGGAGGCACTCCCTCATACTTGGGATGTCAAGTTCGATGTCGATTGTTCCGGCTCAATGTCCGACACTTGTATGGATGGACGCACAAAACTACAACATATTAAACACGTTCTCGCCAATATTTTGCGCCTATTTGCATCTTATGGTCATATCACATTCAATGTAAGTATAGATGCGTTCGACGACTACATCTCTCAAATATTCGATTTTGTTCAGATTACACCGGAAAACGTAGAGCAATATATTGCAAAAATAAACGGGATTCATCCGCGAGGTCAAACCAATCTCGTACTTCCTTTGGAAAACACTAAAAAGCAAATGACCGAGCGATCAACCGCGTTTCCCCAAAACAAGCGCCTACATTTCTTGCTAACCGATGGAAATGATACGTGCAGCAATTCGTCCAAGACAATTGTGAATGCAGTAGATGCGCAATATGACACTATTGTGTTTGGATTTGGCCAAGACCACGACTCGAAAACCCTGATGGACATTGGCGATAAGCCATTTTGCGAATATGCGTTTATTGCCGAACTAGAAAAAGCAGGTATTGTATACGGCGAATATATTCACAATGTGCTATACAGATATGTTGAAGGAATGACGGTGCTATTGTGGGATGCGGAGATTTATTGCTGGAAAACCAACAGTTGGGCGACAACCCTCACTATTGGAAACTTGGCAAGCGGTCTGAAGAAATCATATTACGTGAGAACGACAAAACCCTTGGAAACTGTATGTGGCGAAATCCACGGGCGACAATGTACATTGGATGATGAGTATTGCGTGTTTGTGAAATTGGCTGACTTTGACACAATGCCTCACCTTATCGGCGCAGATGGCGAAATTGATGCAAATGAGTTTAAAGAACACGCTTTGCGTTTCAAGACACTGGAATTGCTATATGAAGTTGCGCATTTGGAGGACGATGAGGCAACCAATGAAGACGAAGCTAGACTACACAACGGATTTCTACCCGGGTGGGTTTCACCCGCAAAAAAGTCGGAGAAATATTACAACAAAGTAAATGAACTCAAGGAAAAAATATTGACACTCTATCGCCAAATTCGCGATTACAAAGTCGCAACATATGGCGAAAATGAACCCAATACGTTCTTGGCAGCATTAATGGATGATCTCTATATTGCCAGACGCAGCTTCGATCACAACAATGGACGTCTATATACAATGGCTAGACAACGGACACAGGGAACGCAAAATGTCTATACCCCTAGCAATATCGACGATATGGGCTATAACAACCAACCTACTATGACCCTACCAACTTGGCCACTTGGCGACGATAATCTAGACGAAGAATCACAGCTTTTACCCACTTTATCTATACACCCAAATAATACATCTACAGTTATGCCTCCACCAACTCCATTTCCTAATAGGCCCGGTGCTTGCACTGCAACGTTTGCCGGAGATGAAACTGATATACTGAGCCACAATATTTCGTGCGGAACACAAGATGACTATGCTTCTCCTAGGATGTTGGAGGTTATTCGCTCTACAAGTGATGCGGCGGGAGATGATGACCTTGTATAATTATATGTTCGTATATGTATATTTGTATGCTTGCTTTGTTTTGTAATTAAAAATAATTAATAGTTTTTTATTTTTACGCCTTTTGACATTTACACCTTTTCTCATTTAAAACGCCCATTTATAAAATATATAAAATATATTCAAAAATTAACTATATAAAAAATTAACTATATATGTGTAGTATTACTAATGATATATACTATAACATATGGCATTGGTAATTCTTATTATAATATAACCACTGATGATATAAACGAAACTGAATCTGTATTATATCTTACCGATACAAGTGGAAATATTACTGATTTCCCAGATAATACTACTTTATATTTTTATAGTAATGCACAAAAAAATATAGTAGAAAAATCAAACCAGAAATATATTATAAAAAATGATATTTATTATGAACTTCAAATTAATAATATAATATGGGGTGTATCAGATAACAGAAAATGGAATTATGAGTTATTGAAGTACTAATTATTCACGGGATTCCTGCAAAATCAATAATTCCACTAAATACCAAATTGTTTTCATATGTTATATACACAAATACTGATTGTTTAAACGTCAATTTTCGATTGACCTTTAATATGTCTTGCAACATAGTAGTAATTTTAACCATAAAACGAATGAGTATATTGCTTTCATCTATTATAGCCAAGTATATTTTTACTGCATTCAAATTGGGGAGCTTTTTTATGATATGCGTTTTTATATGCTCAATAAACCCGCGAATATAATTATCACTATTTTTGTAATAGTATAGTTCAGACTTTATATCTACTAGTTTTTCCACTTCGTAGTCGAAAAGTCCTATTTTGTAATGCACGTTTGCAGTAATGTTTTCAGCGCAAATACGGTTCTCTGCTATAGTAGTCATTGTTTTGATTATATTAAATGCAATACCCAATATTCGTTTATACTATTTCAATTTTATTGCCACTGTATATAGAAAATTGCAATGTCGTTCTTGGCGCCAGAGGCATAAATGCTTGCATCCGCTTTAGCGCCTCATACAACTTGTTTGTTTTCTAGAAAATTGCAAGGATGGTGCGTGCGTCTTTAGACGCACAATCCATATTGGTGATTTCTGATAGATGATTTTATCATCTACCAGAAAATTGAAATACATTTTATATAAATACTATATCAGTATTACTTGAACTACCATTATTATTTATCAAACGTATTTAAATACTATTCGCATACTTATACAACAACAATGTCAGCATTTCAATCAGAACACATTATTTCCGAGGAAGGATATGATATTACCGAGGCTATGAATTTTACCAGTATTTATATTCCCAATTTACCGGAAGACTTGATGCTCAATGGCAGAAAAGTATGCAGCGAATCCGACCTGAAATATTTATTCGAGTTCCAGTTTCCTTTAGGCGTTGTCAAGCGCGTCGATATTGCGACCAGACCTCACCGCAACGGCTGCGGTCACATTAGATGCGCATTTGTCCATTTCGAAGAGTGGTTTCCATTTTCTGGAAAACTTCGAATGAAATTGGCAGCTGGCGGAGAATGGCGTATGTATGGACCAACTCCCTTTGCACCATTCTATAGCTCAACCAACCGAGGGTTCGAACGCTTCATTACGCTCAAAATGAACAAGGCGCCTATTGCAGAAGTCCCTGCTCTTGATGCCGAGCAAATGAACGTCCATCAACTGGTCGATAACTACAAGCGCTTGGAGGCACAACTCGTTGAAAAAGACGCCAAGATCGCGGAATTGGAGCAATATGTCAAACACTTGCAAAATGTGTCAGACAATCGCTTACAAATGATTCAAGACTTGGAGTTCGAGTTAGTCGCATCCCGGTGCGCAGCAGGTGACGTCGGCGATAAACTCGATACTTCTTCTTGGATGGAAGAACCTGCTGATGGCGGCCCAATGACGCTCGATGAGATATTAAATGCGTCTTCTCCCAAAGTACTGGAAGGAGGAAACTTGCTGATGCCTGGACCAATGTCTCTCGATGAGCTCAGTGTACCGGAAAGTGCAGTATAAGGTAAAATCCCAGAAAAATCTACAAAAATAAAAACTATAAAAATGTTTGCCTAAATAATCTTGAAAACTAAAACAAAAATCCACAAAAAGTATAAAACCCATAAAAACAATAAAAAAGAAACCCCTTTTTTATTGTTCCTAAATAATTCAAACTATTGCACAAAGACAAATCCATCTTTCTCTAAAATGTCGCGTAAAGCCGGCATATCTATTTCTTCAAAAGCAACTTGATCGATTTTATCCAATATTGCTAAATTGTCCTGATAGTTCGCTACATCAAACATCTTTACAATAGACAACAGTATCTGATAATCAGTTATATAGTTAGAGTTGTGTAATACCCAATCGTAGAAACCATGTTCCTTATCATCAGATTTTTTGTATTTTTCATATAAAGCAACAGTTTCGCCTAAAGATGTTTTGTTATCGCAATTGTAATCCGTTCCAGATAAAACCGCGATTTCCCTAAATGTTTGTATATCCATTTCTAAATCGCCCAACATCGCCGAAAAATCATAGGCAATAACATTGTGATTCACCAAACTAAAATGCCTAAATACTCTCGGACATCCATAGACAAACATATCCATATCATCGCTCATACATCCCCAAGCTTTTCCCGACTTTACTAATTGCACACATAATACGTCAGCTTCGCCTTCCGCCTGTTCATATTTTACACCATATGCAATTATTAGGGCCTTTGTTGTTGCTAAATTGTCATAGGAAATACTGGTAGATTCACGTTTCAATAAATCCAATTCTTTCCTCAATTCGACTTTTTCATCCGAACTCTCGGCAAGTGCATCGTATTCATCCTTCAGTTTGTTGTATTGCTCTTCCGATTCTTTTCTATGTTGCCGACGTTTCAGCAACAATTCACGTTTTTCTTTCGGTGGTTTTCCATCGAAAACAAATATAGGAACAATATTGTAATTCCTAAATAATGAAATCATCAAATAGAAATGTTCTGTCAATGTATTATCTGCCATAAACTTGTATAAGTAAATACTCGTGTCTATAGCAATCGTTTTACCAGATAATTCTGATAAATGTGTTTTTCGTATATCGGATTTCTTGCATTTTTCCATCAAGAACTTGTTTAAATTGTGAATGCCCATCTTTTTTTCTAGAAATAATCGTTATAGTGTTGTTGTATAGTTTAGAACATACATTGTTTCTAAGTTTTTATTCAATTTTATACTATTTATTATCCTCATTCAATATATAATGAAACATATTACCAGTGAATTAAAAACATTCATTGACAAAAATTGTAAAGACCCATATAACGAAATTGCGAAAACGTTTCGTTTTACTTCTTCACAATCTAGTATATTGCAAAACATACACGAGTTAATACGGAATGCACATATTGAATGGCATAACAATCAATCGGTAATATCAGAAATAGAAAATCTTCCTAAAGGAGAACTATACAACGATATTCCGGGAAACTTTATACGAATTATTGAAAGAACCCTTAGCCAACAAAAAACATTTCAAATGAATATCGGTGGTCGGAATATTTTCGTTTCTTTTTTTGCGGATGCACATAAATCACATTCCGCCAAAAAATGGACCGAGTATTTGAAAAAAATATACATATGGCTAACTGTTATATCACAATTTGCAAGCACTGCGTGTGTAAAAACACTCTATGTCTATATTTATTTGACACATGAAAAGAAAATGCTACCATCAGACCCTGATACTGCCCTAGGGCGAACTCACGCAAATACTGCTTTTACTACTTCTTGCACATCCAATACGGAAATACATTTGTATAGAGAAGAAGAATGGTTCAAAGTATTTATCCACGAAACATTTCACTCATATGGACTCGACTTTTCAACAATGGAGAACGGACCTGCCAATGAAAAAATAAACCAAATATTCGGTATAACTGGCGACGTAAAATTATACGAAAGCTATACCGAGATTTGGGCAGAACTCATCCACATTTGTTTTTTGGTACATTTTCAAATGGTTAATTCGCCTAAATGGGAGAACGTGGATAATTTTGTATCAAAGGTGAGAGATATATTGATATATGAAATTACGTTCTCATTATTGCAATGTGCTAAAGTATTGAAACATAGTGGCCTGTCATATGAAGATATTACTACTGGATCGAACCAAAAAGTGGCTAGTTTGTATAGAGAAGAAACCCCACTTTTTTCATATTACATTGTGAAATCCATATTACTATTTTTCGCCAATGATTTTGCAGAATGGACTATGATACACAATCGCGGTTCATTCAATTTCCAAAAAACACAACAAAATGTGAATGCTTATATACGATTTATACAACAACAATCGATTCATCCTAAATATACAAAAACAATGAAAATGGTTGAAGAATGCCTAAATAATTCCGAACAGAACTCGGTATTTAAAAACGAGGCCGGGTTAAATAGTATGCGTATGACTCTACACGAAGACTAGATATATATCATTATTTAGAGACAGTCGGCTTCATAAAATCGAGTTGTTTATATTCCTTCCAAGATATGTTTTTACCCAAATTAGGTTCCACTTTCTGTGCCGCATATTCTTTGTCCAATTTGTCACCTCTGCGCAATGCAGAATCAACATACAATTCCTTCAATAATTTACCGACTAAAACAGAGCCCTCGTGTTGATCCACTTGTCCATCTTCAATCAATTTCAACACTTGGAGAACTTTAGACATAATGTCTAAATCCAATTCATCTTTCAACAATTTGTTGAATATATCAGTATAATTCGTAAAAAGAAATAGGGCTTTGTTTTGACACAACTCCAAAAAAGCAGCAGGATCCGTTGCCATCAATGAGCGTTCATTACGTTTCAATAGTTCCAATGTCCGTATATCATCGCGAATACGAATACTATGTTTCAATTTGCGAATATTTTCCGTATTGTTTTCACAATCCGAATTATCCAATAGTTGTTTAAGGTTTAGCTTATCCTCGGCGTTCATTAATATATAGTATTTAAGCGTTTTTTTATATGTTTTAACAAGTATTATATAAAAATCACTAATATATATATTCTATGTCTACTAAAGAAACGGTTTCTATACTATCTGCTCCTGCAAAAACACATTATATAGCAATTTGCATTTTTGTAATATTATTTGGATTTTTGTATGTATTTATGTATTCAGACCAATTCAAGGGTATTCGAACCAAACTGGCAGAATGGAGAACACCATTTTCTTCCTTACTACGTCTGGAAAAGCCAAGTGAAAATGGGTCGATGTCTAAAAAAAACGATGATGTAGATAGTGATTATGGTGACGAATCTGATAATGAATCGATAGATGAGGAATCAAATAATATTCGGGAAGTATTATCTCCCTTTTAGCAATAATATAATGGCTATTTTTTATCTATGAATTATTTATATAATGAAGCTTAGAGGTATTCATATCACATTAATTGTCATATTAGCTGTAGCGATTTTGATGATTACGTCATCGGACTCTGTTGTTCCCTATTCCAGAGATACATTATTTAGTCATATGTATAAATATGAGGGTATGGAAAATCCACCGTCTAATCTGCCTCCACCATTGACTACTGAACAGTTTAATGATGCGGTAAATGAAATTAAAAAGAGTGGATCAGCAACTGGTGGATCAGCAACTGGTGGATCAATGACTGGTGGATCCACAACTGGTGGATCAATGACTGGTGGATCAATGACTGGTGGATCCACAACTGATGGGTCAGGAAATAGTGTAACTGATGAATCGAAAAAGGAACCTAAAAAGGTAGAAGGATTTGCTCTGCAACCTGCTCCTTTTGGCAATTACCAACCATTAGACCGTTTTGGTAGCACCCCATCTGGCCCACAATGTTTTGGCCGAAGTAGTGGATATTCCAAGTCTCTTGGGCCATTGTGTTTAAGTCAAGAAGATGCGCGATTATTATCTACCCGGGGCGGAAATATATCAGGAAATGATTCCACCATTGGTCATTAAATAATTTATAGCAATTCCATAAAAGATATTATTTGTGTATAACTACTCAAATAATATTTGTAAAACTCTCAAGGATTTGCGGAGTCCAGAGGACGTAGTAAATCCGCAATTTTCGTGAGAGACGAAGTCTCTACGAAAATACTATTTACACTATTTACGCTATTTGCGCTATATTGACATACAATGTATATGCTAATACTATTCCAAAGAAGTTTTTGGCCAATAAATCAAGTATATTGTACGCAATGTTTTTCCAATAATACGATCCCAAGGCAGCTACTCCATATAATGCCCATATTGCGAAGAAAATACAGTACAATATTTTTCCATAGAATGACGAATATTTAGCAAACTTGTCATAAATAATTACGAAATATGTCATAAAAGGCAAAACCCCACATAGAACTGCCAATGTATTATCAAGTTCTCCTATTTCTCCTAAATATCCGAATATCAACATCATCCAATTCAAAAAGAATATCGGTAAAAATACTCCCAAGTTTTGTTTCAAATATTCTAAAAGAGTAGTATCTTTTACGGACGATTTTTTGTTACCATAATTATTATTTTCAGGGTCTATTAATGGCGCAAGATTTTCTTTTAATTTATCACGTTCTCCTAAATAGTCCAAATACAAACAAAAAGTAAATAACATTGTAGGCGTAGTTATAGCCCAATCATAATATCTGTTTGGTGTAACATTTTTCACAAAAGAAAAAATAGATGCAAACCATACATAAAATACACCTTCTATGAATTGAACAAGTAACTCCAAATGCAACATTTTTTTTATAATTGAAAGTTCTCCTGCTATGGGTAGAAAACTTATATATATACCAATAATTCCCGTTATAATTTGGACAAATAATGATGAATATACTGTTGTTTTTAAAATACTATTAAGACCCACTTCGTCCATTATATATATAATAATACTCTAATATCTATCATACATTACCTATAAAGTATTTCCGCAAATTGTGCAATAGGTAATTGTGCGACTTCGGTCAGGGTCAATATCAATCAAATCATGAACAACATCGTGTCGGCAATGTTTGTGCAAATACTTGGTTACCAGTTTCAATATATCAAAATATTCTGGAGTTTGTCGAGTTATAGGCATCGTCTGCAGTTCTTTATGAACTGATAACATTACAGATACTTCGTATGTTTGGGTTCCGTCTGCCGACATAATAACCTCGGTGTTTTCTTGGTTGTTGGACATTTTATAGTAAGTAATAGTATTTGGATTTGTATTACATTCTAATACCAGTACCCAGTGTTTCAATTTTGTGGTATATGATTTTATCATATACTACAAAGCACCAAGGTGGATTGTGCGTCTTTAGACGCACTTACCATCCTTGCAATTTTGTGGTAACCGCCTTTGGTGGTATGATTTTATCATATACTTCATAAACTAATTTTTTAAGAAATGTGCTTAAAGATTACTCCATAATATATGTATCAAATAACTCACAACTAATCAAATGGCTGCTGTATCGAATATTGATATGGATGTACGTGGTTATGTAAATGCTGAACGGAAGTCCAATTCACCTTTAGAAGATGTCTATAGTGAACAAATTGCAAATGCACAAGAGGCGATTCGATTGGCTAAAAAAATAAACCCGGATATAAAAAGCAAAATTGAAGTCATCAACTATATCCAAGATGATACGTTGGTATGTGTCAGAGTCCGAGATATGGCAACCGGGTTTACTGGAATACACAATATGCAATCCAAAGAAATGTTCAAATTATTCCATCATTCATCAAGAGAAAGTACTGGATATAGTGAATATGGTATTGGCGGAAAACTCAAGAATATGCTTCTCGCCAGAAAAATTACATACAAAACGAAAACCAATAGTGGTCCCAATGAAATGTCTATATGGGATGTGGATAAATCCATAGAGAAAAACTCGATTATTAAAGCAATAGAATATTCCAAAGAAAACGTGGAGTTTCAATTAGATGATGACTATTACACTGGAACAGAACTCATTTGTGAAAATATTACCGAGCCATATAGAACACAAGAGGTGGCCGAAAGTATTATAGACGTATCTTATAGTCAGGATGAAGAACCATATAATCTAGGCGAATATCAATTCAAAGTGGATGGTTTATACAAACGTCTTTGCAAAAAATACGTAAAAATCGACGAAACGTGCCCTATTTATTTCATTGTCTATAAAGATGGCGAACTACTAGCCAACAAACAAATTGTCCCTAGCACCGATTTAGCAAATTACCAAGAAACCGTCGTCCTCCACATATACGAATCTATGGCTACAAAAAAATTGCGTGTTTTATACGAAAAAGACGGTATTTGGTATGAAAGCGAAACCTCCAATGGAAAAGACGTTTTCAGAAAAGACGCCAGTATTTTGAAACCCGACAAAATAACATCTATCCAATCTAACTATATTTTCAGGTCGAACATAACTATGTATTGTTCCACTGATAGCCGCAATATCAATAGTAAAATGGGATATGACACATATCGCATTGTAGAAGGAGGTGGAATTATTAAAACAAATCCCGAAAAATTGCGGCTAAAATGGTCAAAATGGAGTAGTCATAGAACTCGCTACGCCGCATTTCGCGGTGCAATTATGTATGACCGAAATAGCGACACATATTTGAATAGCGACAAGGCCAAAACCACCTCGGATGATCGCCCCTTCCACGATCTTATTCGATGGAATATATTGCACATAACGGATAAATATTTCGCGAAAATGAAAACCGAAAATGGATTCTATGACACGGATGTCCCAAAGAAACGCAAAACGACTGAACCAACTCTCGCTACATATACACCTCCGACATCATCTCCGATAACTAGGTTAAACTATAATTTGGATGAATATGATACCCGAGAAAAACTAGTGGAATTATTATGTGTATTGCACAATAAACCAGGTGATAGGAAGCTAGCAGATACCTTTGATCGTTTGGCCAGTTCTGAAACTGTACTAAAGTCGGTTATATCAACTATGTGTGCAGTTTCTCCCTAAATATTTATATTGCGAAGTATTCCTTAGACTTGTTTGTTTTCTGAAAACCATCAAAGATGTTTTGTGAAAACCACCTTTAGTGGTTTCCACAAAATTGAAATACCTTTTTAATAATAGATCTATAGCAGATTTAATACAATTTGATTACTATCAATCCCTATACCCGCTATTATTTAAACCCGCTATTTTAAAAATGTCTCTAAGAAGAACTGTTTCTCAAGAACCTCTTTACACTATCATTTCACCCGAGTTCTTTACTGCACGCGGAACCGATGACACGCCAGTAGCTGCCGACACTATGTATCGCATTCCAGATCATCAACGATTTCCTTCGTGGCCTCTAGCGAAAAAGCAGAAATTGGTCGATTCCGTCTTGCGCAACTATCCAATTCACGCCATCATTGCAATTCGCCAACTGCAAAACAGTGGCCTAGATGTGGTGGAGTTTTGCGACATCGAAGATGGTCAAACCCGTATGACTGCCTTGCAAGAATATCTGATGGACGAGTTTGCTTGCGAACAAAGCACAGATGCGATCGGAAATGGACGCAAGTTTAGCGAACTAACTGCCCAGATGCAACAGAGCTTCCGAAACTACCAAGTTACCCTGGAAGTATTCTCTGGCCGCCAGATTACCCACGATGAGATTGCCGAGATTTTCAACCGTTTGAACAGCGGAAAACCGCTTGGCGACAATGACAAGTTTCACTCTCGTATGACCACCCCAGTCTTGCGCAGCTTGAACGAGGTGAAGTCTCATCCGGAATTGCGCGACGACATCAACAAGTTCATCGGCCCAATTGGCTCTGGCAAAACTCGCAAAGGTCTCAGCGATATGGTCGGCGCAATCTTGGCTGTATCTACTGGTCAAACTGCTCGCATTACAACATCGTATGAGCAAAATTACCGCTACCTAGGCACAATATTTACTGCTCCGCAAAATGCAAGAATCGTCGAGTTCTTCAAGGCCTACTTTGCAATGCTGCACGAAGTAATCGACGGAATTACGGCTAAGCCCAAGAAGTGCTATGGTAAGTTGAGTGGAGTTCTAGGATTAGCTGCTTGTTATTGGGTGACAAATGGACATATTCACGAGGCTATCGGATGGTATGTACATAAGCTCATCCACAATACCAAATACGAGCCAGCAACTTTCTCCGAACTCACCAAAGGCGATATCCGTAATTGCCAAGGCGATGCAGTTGCACGACGATTGCTCAAGATCATCGAGCAATGGGAGACTGATGCGCAATTTGGAGACAACGATGAGGCAGATCATGTAAGTACCGCAAGTTCTACCGAGGAGGATGAGGAGGAAGACGACTAATTAGGTAAGTATCTAGTAACTTGCATTATAAAACACACTATAAAAATTATTGTAAATGCCTAAATAAAAACCAAATAAAAATATGAAAAATTATAAAAACAAATAAAAAATAAAAATCCCTTTTTTATTTTTTATATTTTTACTATTATATATCCTAAATATCCAATGCAACCACGTTTTTATCCGAGCGCTGTTTGCGTCTTGTGTTAGTTCGTTTTGGCAAGTTTCCGTTCTGGGCATCGCGCAAAGATGTAATACTAATCATACTATCATCTTCTACGGTTGAAGCCGCTGGTGCGTGAATATCCACGGTCCGGGTCTTTAGACCAGCCAAAATATTATCTATATCTGTGTTCTGGGGTCCTCGCATCTCTGGTCTAGGAGCCGACCTGGGAGGTTCATTCACCGATGCATAGTTGCTTCCCATATCTACACTATCTTCTCTAAACATAGCGCCTCGACTCGCTGCTATATCAGGTCGATTTGATGGGCGTTCCGTGAATTGCATTCCTCGCCCGGGAATTGGTCCCTGGTTTTTCGTCTCCACTGGTGGAGGCGGGGGTGGGCCTCTAGGAGCCGGGTCTTTCATCATATTACTTGCCATAGCAAATCCAGGAGAATTTTGACTCATACTACTCACCGTTGCATCCGTAAACATCTTCATCAACTCGGGACTCTGTTTAATAACATCATTGAACCCGGGGGTGGCCGAAGAAAGCGCTTTATTCGTGAAATTGACCACGGCCGCTGAAAAACCGAGACGGAGTAATAGCGACAATTCGGGGGCCATTTTTCCGCCCTTGTATTTCTCGTGCAATTCCGCAAAGATTTCATCATAACTGTCAATATCTTCACTCACTTGTTCGGCCCAACCGTCTAAATTGATTCCGAAAGGGTCAAATGCGGCATTGGCATATTCAATCGAGTTGATTCCCGTCATCAACCACCAACCCATCAACTTAGTGCTGTCTTTTTTGCGCTTATCTTCCAATGCAGTCTCGTATTCATCTTCCACTTCTTCATAATTTGAATCTATGGTGAATCGGGTGCTGTTTTTGATCAATCCCTTTTCATACCACTCATCCAATTTCTTGATCATCAGCCGCTTCTTTCTGCGCTTATCACGGTCGGACATACGGTTCGATGATGAATGTTCCATTGGAATGTCATTCATCTTGGAGAACCCATCCCAAGTACTGGTATTACCCACCGTTTCGGCAGTGGCTGATCCCAGTTTAGAACTAGGACCGTCGTTGCCGTAGTTAGAAGATGATGCCGCCGGTTCCGATTTACCGAATCCAAACATATTGCCTAAACCGCTCAAAACCTTGTTATCGCTAAACAATCCACCAGAAGAGGCCGGTGCGCTACTTGCCCCAGATAAATCATTCAATTCGCTTTCCAATTTATCCAAATCGCCTAAATCAATGTTAATATTTCCGCCAGAGTTTGACCTTTTCTTGTCATTCATCAATAATTCAATACCTGCCCCAAAATTGACAGATGGTGATTCTCCAAAAGAGGACGGTCCGTCATTAAAATTGAGTGAGATTGGTTCTAAATCGCTTAATCCTAGATTAATTTCTTCCATACTTATTTATGATAATCATACAATATTTATTTTTAAGTTCTCCGCATAACTAATTATATTTCCACGTTTTAAATACCAAATACCTTGTAAAAATGAATCTGCTAAATCATCTCGCTTCGTTGTTTGTAATACACTTGCCCACTGTGTCCAGTTGGAATTATTTTCTAGAAAACGGCTGCATATTGTAATACCATCTTTCTTGTGTTGTTTGTATGTCGTGTTTTTCTCTGCCACGAAATCTTTGAGTTTATTCGAAGAAGAAACAAACTCTATTACAATATCTGGACGACCTCGCATAATAAAATATTGTGCCAACATACCCTGTATGGTTTTCATACGATTTGCTATAGTAGATATCTGGTTCTCCAAAATAACGTGTGTAATAGACCCATCTGTTATTTCATGCATTTCATCCAATAATCTAGTCATATTACGACCTATTGAAATCAAATCAGTTTCATTGGCGGTTTTCTTTTTAGGAGCTTGGAGAACCCGGAAACATTTTTCTTCGAAAAATGCCAGAGTTCTCTCTAATAGACCTTTTTTTGTAGTTGGAATAGCAACAGGTTCTCCTACGGCTAAGCCTCCGGATAAACCGTTGGGTTGGCAAAATGCGTCTAAAGTTCCCGAACCAGCTGTTGAACTCTTCCTAAATATAGAATACTTTTCCGAAATGGCCAACAATTCGTCGCCTTTCATTTTTCTTAGGGAAGGAGGACTATGTTCTTTTTGGGGTATTTTAAACTCGGTGTGTTCAGTTGCGTGTTTTTCGCAATAGTATATCCCCTTTTTTTCATATTTAGCCTTTTTATTACATACTTTAGGAGAACATACTATTGCACCTTTTTTTGTAGGTTTTCCTTTTAAATGGCACGTACATAGTGGCTGCGTATTTTCTACGGCATCCATCAAGTTCAATACATCCCATTTTTGTATAGCTGGAGGAGAACTTGACATATCAAACAGACAAAATGCCATATTTTTTATACCAATATCGAAACTGATAAGTTTTTGCATTTTTATTAGTATTATTGAAACAAGTAATAGTGCATTAAAAATTATGTTTATTAGGTTTTATAAATGAATAATATATAGATGGAAGAATTGTCTAATCATAGTTCTCCAGAAGGAGAACCCAATAGCCCACTTATTCAAAATGAAGAACCTATTCAAGTTGAATCACCAGAAATCCACATCCAAATAAATGAGGGAAGAGTCGGAGGTACCGTAGACTCTGACCCATTTTCTGGATTACGTAGTAAGAAGGAAAATGAATTACCAAATGAACCAAAAAATGATATACAAAATGTTATAGAACCATTGACAACTACTAGAATCTCTATTGCACGTCTAAGTTTGGGAGAACTTAAAACAAGAATCACCGAATATATGTCTTCAAAGATAAACGACCAAGATACTTCTCAAAAAATCGCCGTGTTATTAACAATGATTATGGAGTTTTACCGAATATTAATGGGTTCTCTATTGCTCTCTTTTGTTCCGCAAAAATGCGGCGATCACGTTTGCGACATTACAGAGAACCTGTATTCAGGCGGAGCCTATTATATAATCTATATTCTCAATTTGATGACATTGATAAGTTTTTCATTATTATATTTAGTCGAAGTAAAACGGGAAAATCGACTGATTACGTATTTAGACGTAAATACTAGCAAGCCGACTGATGCAGTTACTGTTGCAATCAATCTTCGCGCATTACCAGATAATAAAAGGGAGAACATACTCTATATCGATAAAATCTATCAACAAATAGGGTGTTGTGCTATAGCCGTGTATGTATTCAATACCATTTTAAGTGCCGTTGTCATTTATACAAATTATTTAGACAACAAAACCGTGACAGCGTTTTTAACCAATGTATTGTTTATGGGAAGCAAAGTCAGTGAAGTCTATAGTATTGCAAATACGGAGAACAACATTTTCTTTTCGGCTTATTTGAAAAATAAAGTGCAATATAACGATGTCGATCCTGATAAAATGGTTGATGCGGAAATCGGACAAAGTAGTGAAAGTATTGACCAACAAGAACAAGGTTCTCTTGATGAATATTAGATATTAGATATTCGATAAAGTCATATAGAATTATAATATTCTATATGATGATAGTGATAGACTATACGTACTATTACATAAACTTGCTTCTAGAAATCAATTGGTCTTGGGTAATTGCCGGCGCAACTTTACGGGCATTCAATTCTTCTTTAGAGAAATACAAATCCTTTAAATCACTTTGTTCATAGCCAGCTGCCTGCGTTTTATCTAAATACGACTTGTAAGTATAAGGAGTTGTATAAGGAGTCTCGGGCGCTTGAGCATAACGTGCGATATATCCAATATCATTCATTGTTTCGGCCAAGTTTTGTCTTACTATACCATTGGCATTGTGTGTTAAATATTGTCTGTATTGCCAATTTGAGGTAACGCCAGCCATTTTCACTAAGTGATTATTAACAACCGCTTCTGGCTGCCACGATGCAACTATAACCCGGCCGTCGCTCATCATTGGTGGATAATCTTTATAGAGATTGTGTGTTTGATATCCGTATATTGATTTAGGTCTATCTACAATAGGAGGATATGCAGTTGTCAATTCAACGCCATTGCTAAACATATTCAATAATATATATTCCATACATATATTATTCATTCCATATTGTATTTTATTGCAACTATTTTTTATTTGGTTATTCGCATTCTTCCAATAACTTTAACAACTCATTTTTTTTCATTTTACTAGGATCGCTACATAACCCTTTAGAAATAACGGTTGCTTTTAAATTACTGAGTGTCATTTTTTTATATAAATCACTTGATGATGCTTTTTCTATAACAAATGTACTTTCAGGTTGTTCTTGTAAGCTATCTTCCATTTTTTTCACTACTATGGGAGTTTCTTCTTCTTGTTCTAAGGACGCAGAATAATCCATTTGCACATCTTGTGTAGGTAATTCGTATAGTTCATCTGTTTCATCTAGTGAAATCGGATTAATATTAAAATCTTCTATATGAATAGATGGTTCATCCATATGTAGGTTTATAATTTTTACACCCGCTTGCGATTCATCTTCATCATCTGACACGATCACTTTTGCTTCTTCTGGTTGGCTTTCATCGTCACCAGATTCATCATCGCTGTCTTCATCATCACCAGACTCATCATCACTGTCTTCTTCCTCCTCCTCTTCTGATTCTTCAACCGAGTAATTTATTCGAGATTCTTCCTGCATATTGTATTGTACGTGTTCTCCTGAAAACATTTGGTGAGGATATTCAGTAGAAACATTTACATTTCCTAAATGTTCTGGACTAATCCAAGGTGGATATATTCCACCCGGTTGTCCCATAAATTGCGGCTGAGGAGCAACTGATTGAATATTACTCAATTGTTTTACTACTCCAGTAACAATATCAAACAGCGATTCATATTTTTGTTCTAATGCCGATACCCGCTGTTTGAAATGATATACGAGTAATGCAACCAAAATAATCGTGATTCCTAAACTAATAAAAAAGAAGGTTTCTATAATACTAAAAATTCCCATTGTTTTATAATATCTTAATAAATAATACCAATTATATAAACGTATATAAATTGAACATTTTTCTATGTCTCTATAATATAGATTACATATGAGTTCTGCTGATCCAGTTGTTTCCCCTAGTTTTACTGAAACGCTTAAACCATCTCCATCCATTAATACTAGTACAGACGGCTTTAGCAATAAAACAATTATTATTATTTTGAGTGTTATTATTTTTTTACTATTACTAAATAGTGGTATAGGCAATTTTTTTAGAAATATATTTGGTATTGCATACAACTTTGTTATAAGAATACTATCACTTTTAGGATTTGTTACGGGTTCTGCTATAAATGTTACTGCAAATGTCGCCGGAAATGTTGCCAGAACAGGTGTTGATGTAGCAGAAGGCACGCTTCATTCTGTTGGAAATATTTTGACTGGTACAAATACACAACAACAACTACCCAACCTAGATAATAAGCTAAATATTTCTACTATTGGCCAACAAAATGCCCAAATACCTAGTCCTGATACTACTGAAAATCCTATTCAAAACCCGATTTCACAGGAAAAAAGTTCTTGGTGTTTAGTTGGTGAATATAAAGGCCGACGTGGATGCATTGAAATATCAGAACACGATAAATGTATGTCTGGACAAGTATATCCTTCACAAAAAATGTGCTTAAATCCAGCTTTGTCTAAAAATGCCTAAATATTTATAGCATTTTTGTCCCCGTTTCTGTTCCCCGTTTCTGTTCCCCGTTTCTGTTCCTAATATGCGATAGGATCATCACACATATTTCCTTCTACATCTAATATATTCTTGTTAATTCTTTCCATAACAAGAGTACGCTCATTGTATTCGCTAACATTTTCGCTATTGTTTTTGCAAGAAATATATTCCAATACATTTGGTTTAGGAATGTGCCATAGTTCATTATTATCGCAAAATAATTGGGTAATATTTTTCAAAGCAGGAAGTGTTCTGAGATGATTATTTCGGCATTCCAATGTTTCTAAAGTATCCGGGACCATATGTATTTTCAACAACAAATTACTATTGCAATTCAATAATACCAAGTTTTTTGGTAAAATGAATATTTCGGCAATATTGTTCTCAGAACAATTCAAATGCAGCAGACACGCAGGTAATTCAGGTAATACTGACAATTTATTATTACTAATATTTAGATGGGTCAAACGACTGAACCTCTCTAAAGACGGTATGGAATGCAATCCCATACGCGATAAATTGATTTCGTGCGTGTAATATGGATAAGCATCCAATATATCTTCGATAGTTTGATAAGACATATTTATAATAAGGTTGTACTATTACTAGTACTATCAATAGTAGATTCTCTTTAATCAATTTTATATAATAAAATAGTTTATGCGATTAATAACATAAAGTTTTCTATAGGTTTATATCATATGGATAAATCGGAAAATATGGAATCAGCTATAAAAAATATGAAATATGTGCAACTAAATACCGAGAAATATTGTATAACTCAGTTAGTCGAAGATTTGGAATGGTTGACTAAAACAGTTAGTTTTAGTAAAGCATTTTCCGATTATTTAGTGTATGCAAGTGAGAAACGGAGTTCGCAGAACGTAGGTTCTCTGCACATTTTCAGGAGCAACGCGAATGAAAATGTAAATACACCAAAAAATACCGTATTTTTAGAATGCCCTATCGACTCAATAGCCGCTAATGACAATTTAGATATTGTAGAAAATAGTCCGTTTTTAAAATACAAAGAATCAGTAAAATCTAAATATAGAAATCTTGTCTTTGTCCTACAACATTTATACAAAAATGCATTGACATTACCCGATGCAGAACGTGTAATACATACAATTACTACTGATTTCCATATGGAAAATGATATTTTTTTGAAACATCCCAATTTTATTATGGATCACTATATCTATCACACTTATAGTCATATCCACATTTCTGAAAATTACGAAAATGTATTGAATATTATAAAAGTATTCGAATACTTGTATTACAAAACAATGAATTATGTAGCAGAATTGGAGTTTGACGTTGAATCCGCCACACTCCCTACTGTATAAATAGTTATATGATACTCATTATATGTATCATATATCATACCATATTATTGTCCTTCAATGCTAGTTATATACGTATTTGTTGTATTTGAATATGCTATACAATTATTGCTCGTATCTACTCTACTGGTTGTATCATATACTGCAGTATATGTGATATCATCATTAAAATACGCCGCTTTATCATAATCTTCACTGCCTGTATCCAATACTACTGTTGCCAATATATTAATATCATAAATAATACCGGGTGGTGTATATAATAAAATGTCATTTAATTCCAAATTGCCTATGAAAATATTTGCAGAAAAAGGAGCGCTACCAGAATTAGTTGTATTTAAATACATAACTGATAATTTATTAGTAGTTGATGCATTTGTAGGATTATCAACAGTGATTGTTTGTATGGGGGTATTGTTGTAATGTATTTGAAATACGACTTGGGTAACAGTTATAGAAACCGTAGTTCTAGAAAAGTCTAAATCGTAGTCGGTAGCCGTATTATTTGTGCCAGAAACTATTATAGCAACTGGCTCTATTAATGTAAATGTGGTATAATTTTTTTTAATACCGTCGCGAATATAAATAGACATTATAGTGTTATCAATAGTTGGTGATGTTTCCACATCCGTATAAGTGAATATATTCCATTCCCGAGTATCGGTCTGTATATAAACATTATAAGTACGGTTATCATTATAATTATACAATGGAATAGATGGATCTATATACAAGTTTTTAATAGGACCAGGTACGTCACTAGATGACGTTGGAACCGGTACAAAGTTTAGATCACATACTTTTCGGTTTATTAATGAATTGGTAGATGCGGATATATGTGGATTATTTACTAAATACGAAAATGCCTGTTTTTGGGTAGTTCCATTTTGTTTTGTGTTTTGATTATTGGCATTATATTGTAATATTTCGGCTTTTCTGCGCATATCTAACTGAGCCTGGGTATATTTAGGATATGGACTAACTGGATTGAATCGTATAGGAACTGTAGTGGGAATACGAGAACGCCTTAATTGTGTAATTGCATTACACGTTGCTACCGCAGTTGGATCTGTTATAGTATTTTGATAATTATTATTTACTGTTGTCACCGTGTTTGTCGTGTTTGTACCGTTAATATATTTAATATCAATCAACATTTGTGGATAATACGTAGTTGCATATGAATATATCGGTATTTGGTTTAATGGTATCGTTGTATTTGGTATAACCAATCGCATTATCAAATTTGGACAACCGGTTCCTCCTGCTATATTGCCAAATATAGTAGTTCCTATATTAGTAACATCTGAATAAACATTTATTCCGCTAAAAGCAGTGCATCCAGTAAATGCATCCAAACCTATAGTCTTTAATATAGATGGAAGCAATAATAGTGTCATTTTAGAACATCCTTGAAATGCGCTTTCGCCAATATAAGTGACAATGCTAGGAATAATTACATTGGTTAGATTGCTACACGATTTGCATAAATTTTTTGGTATAATATTTACTTGACTTGGAATACTTATAGAATTAATAGCACTACATCCTTCAAATGCACTTTCTCCTATAGTCAAAATACTACCAGGAAGTGTTATCGACTGCATATGGTCACAATTTTTGAATGTACTAGAACCTATAGTCGTAACTTTTTGCGGAACAATTAGACTTGTTAATCCAGAGCAATCTTGGAATGCACTAGTTCCAATAGATAATATACTATTTGGAATGGTGAAAGATTGAAACCCATAACATCCTTGAAATACACTATTACCAATAGTTGAAATACTAGTAGGTAGCGTAAAAGACGTTAATCTATAGCAGTCTTGAAATGCACCGTTACCTATAGAAACTAAATTGTTAGTAATCTGGGATGTAACTGAATTAATTCTATAGCACCCTTGAAATGCATAAGCCCCTATGGTTTTTACGTTGGGAATACTAGGGAATGTTGTTACATTATAACATCCTTGAAATGTATTTGCGCTTATATCTGTCAAATTAGTAATATTTGGTATAGTTTGCAAATTGACGCAATCTTTAAATGCAGCAGTTCCTATAGATGTTACATATACAAAACTAGAAATATTATTATTATTATTAATAAATCCACTACACCCTTGAAATGCACTAGGTCCAATCGATGTACAGTTGGGTGAAATAGTAAGAGATGATAAATTAATGCAATCTTGGAATACACTTGTATTTATACCAGTAATACCACTTGGAATTGTAACTGAAGATATTGTACTACATCCTTGAAATGCACTCGGTCCTATATAAGTTACGTTGGTTAATGATGGAGTATTCGGCAACAACGTACATCCTTTAAATGCACTATCTCCTATATAAGTGGCATTATTAACTGTATATAAATAATTCAAATTACTACATCCTTGAAATAAACGATCACTTATGATAGAATTAAATATTTCGACTGATCGCAATACAGTACAATCTTGAAAAACTCCTGCACCGATTGTTGTTATATTATTAGGTAGAATTATACTTGTTAAACTTGTACATCCCTGAAACGCATTTTGTTCAATAGTAGTTATATATGATAGAGATGGTAAGCTTGTTAATCTGCAATATCTGAAGGCATTTTGTTTTATAGTATTTATACTATTTGAAATAATTACTGATGTCAAACTAGTGCATCCTTCAAACAAACTGGTGTTTATAACAGTTGTATTACTATTCATAGTAGCGGTAGTAAATCCAGTACAATCTTTAAAAGCACCTACGCCAATTGTGGTTACACTACTTGGTAATGTTATTCTACTTAAAGTTGAACACCCTATAAACGCATAATTTCCGATTGTGGTTACACCATTTAAAAACAGAGTAAATCCAAAATATGCAAGGCTAACACAATTTCTAAAAGCATAATCTCCGATTGTATATATTGGGCTTGGTGCTATAACAAATACTAAAGAACCGCATCCGTCAAATGTATTATTACCGATTGATGTTACGCTGCTAGGTATTGCTACCCTTGATAAATTGATACAACCTTTAAATGCACCAGCTTCTACAGAAGTTACACTTAATGGAATAGTTATAGATACAATATTTGCATTTCCTGAAAAATAATTTGTATATATTGTAGAAGTCATAGTTGAAGCTCTGTATGTATATCCTCCACTGATGATGTCATATTTATAATAAGATATATTTCCAAATTGTGTAGTCTCTCCATAATCAAAATTTACATTTACATCTATATAACTGACTATACTAATTCTAATTATATTAGGTAATTTTCCAGGTACTTGATTATATGACTGATCAATGTATTGGTATATTTTTGTAGTACTTATATCTTGTGGAAAAAAAACACCTTGTGCAGATATATATGCATCTGTAAATGAATTACAACCATCAAATGCATTTATACCAAGACCAGAACTACCAATATTATTTGGAAATGTAATAGACGAAATAGTAGAACAATTATTAAATGCGTATTCTCCTAGTGATCTTACTGAATCAGGTATTAATAAAGTAGATAAATTTGTACAATTTTTGAATGCATTCTTAAAAATACCTGTTATAGAATTAGGTAACTTCATAGAAGTAATAGACTGACAATTTTCAAATACACTTTCACCTATGCTTGTTACGCCTTTTGGTATGGTAACCGAAGCCAAACTATAGCAATTTTTAAACATCATAGTATTTATATTAAGCATAGTATTCGATAGAACAGCAGTTTTTAATATTGAACAATTTTGGAATGCTTGTTGTTCTATAAAAGATACATTATTTGGTATAGTAATAGAATGCAATCCGGTGCAACCTTGGAATGCATTTTTACGTATAATATCAAGTGCTGTTCCTATATTAACATATGATAAATCAACACAATTTTCGAAAGCATTATCACCTATTGTAATTACGTTATTCAGTGATAGAGATGTTATTCCAGATCCCTTAAATGCATAATTTTGTATATAAGTTACATTAGAAGGAATTGTTATATTACGCAATAATACACATCCGTTAAATGCATATTGGCTTATACTAGTAAAACTCGAATTGGTCGAAAGTGTAACCGAAGATAATTTTACGCAATTACTGCATATGTTATTACCAATATTGGTTACAGTATTTGGTATCACTATACTTTTCAATTTCAAGCAGTCTTGAAATGCATTATCTTTAATGGTTAAAACATTTGTTGGAATTGCTATATTGTTTAGATTAGAACAATATCTAAAAGCATTAGACCCTATAAAAGAAATAATCATATTTCCTCCATTTTCTCCAAATGATACATATGACAAGTCAGTGCAATTATAAAATGAGCTGTCTCCTATAGAGGTTACTGTATTTGGTATTACAATTGATTGTAATTTAACGCAATTTCGAAAAATATTTTCTCCAAAATAATTAATTTGGCTAGGTAATTTTATGGTTTTTAATTCACTACATCCATAAAATGCAGAGTCATTTATGCCAAGTAATTTTGCAGGTAAAATTGCATTTGTCAATGATGTACATCCTTTAAATATTCCCTCATTTAAAGTTAATAATTCACTAGGCATAGTTATTGATGACAGATCAATACAACCGTCAAATGCATAATTTCCTATATATGCGATTGAATTAGATAATGTAACGGTTGTTAAATTTTGACAGTTAGTAAATGCAGATGCTGCAATACTCGAAACGCTTGTATTTATATCAGTATTTGGCGTATAAACTGTAGTTATATATGGGTTATTTGAAAAATCGTTTGTATCAATTAGATTAACAAACCCATCACATTGATATGTATAATTGCTACCGGAAGTATTTATTTTAGCAAATGGTTTAGAATTGAATGTTGGATAATAACCATAATCATTAGTCATTATTACGTTAAAAAAATCTGAAGGAGTTTGATATTGAGGTTTTATAGGAGGATATGTTGGATAATCACTTGTTAGTTTCGAGTAAGGTGTGCTAGACAATGCCGTGTTTCGGTTTGCTGTCAAAACATCAATAATAATGGATGTTAATCTTGGACAACTTGTTGTTACATCTTCTCCAAATATCTTTGTACCAGTAGTAGCAATTGTTGATGGAATAGTTATAGATGTCATGTTTGCACAATTTTGAAATGCAGTATCTGCAATAGATGTAATATATGTTGGTATGGTCAAATTAGTAAATCCATTACAAAGTGAAAACATTTCAATAGTAATTTTAGTTGTTCCACCTAATTTTGGAATACCTGTTAAACTAGTAGATCCTTTGAATACACCGTTTCCTATAGTAAGTACAGTGTCTGGTATATCTATAGAGGTTAATCTTGTACAATCTTGAAATGCATACTCTTCTATAGTAGTAAATGATTTATTTAAAACTACTGATAGTAAATTGCTGTTGTTTTCAAATGTATTTCTAGTTAATGTATAAATAGGGGTATTTGCTGTAGAATATATGTATATTCCCTTTACAATATCGGCATTTGTTCTAGTAAAGCTATATCCTCCAAATGTTGTACCTGACCCATAATCAAAATTAAATGCTGCGATTACATATTGAAGTTGAATATTAGCGATTATAAGTGGATAAAGATCAACAACATAAATATATATGGGAATCTGCTCTTTGGGTTTTGAATCAAAAGTTATTATATACATAGTAGTTAAAGGACATTTAGTGGTTAAACTGCCAAATACATTTGTTCCAATTGATCCAATTGGGTTTGCTATACTACTAGGTACTGTTATAGTAGTTAATGCGAGGCATCCGTCAAATACTAAATCTGGTAAGCTAGTAATACCATAGGGGATGGATACTGAGGTTAGTGAAGTGCAGTTTTGAAATGCATTACTACCAATGCTTGTAATGTAAAATGATATAATTACATTTGTTAATCCGGAACACCCCGAAAACATACCACTAGTAATACTAGTTATTCCTCCTAAGTTTGGAATATCAGTTAAACTAGTGCATCCTTGAAATGCATAAGTACCTATAGTTTTAACACTCTCCGGTATTGTAATTGATTGCAATGAAGTACAACCTTGAAATACATTATTACCAATAGTAGTAACAGTAGTAACAGTAATCGGAATCGTAATAGTAGTCAATGATGTGCAACCTTGAAATGTATTATCACTAATACTTGTAACACTTCCAAGTGTTGGAATGTTTATTAATGAACTACAACCTTGAAATGCATAGGTCCCTATAGTTGTAACACTATTCGGTATTGTAATTGATTGCAATGAAGTACAATTTTTGAAAGCATCGGTCGTTATACTCGTTATACCACTTAACTGTGGTATAGTAACGGTATTCAAGTTTGTGTTTGTTGAAAAAAACTCTTTTGCTAATGTAGTTATATAACTATTAGCTTGGTATGTATATGTGTATGTAGTATTATTAGTAAAACTATAATATATTCGGGTAAATTCAATAGTATTATTGAATATTTTAGAATAACCATAATTATTAGATATATCAGATGTACTAGTAAATAAAACATTTAAATAGTCTGACGATGTTTCAAATGTACAGTTTGTTAATATGGTTGAATAATTTCTTCTTACAAAATCATATGAATATATATTACTTGGAACTGTATTACGACTTGCAGTTAATATAAATATAGTAAAGCTGGTCAATGCAGTACACCCCTGAAATATATTGGTTCCCATTCCCCCAGTCGTAATACTACTCGGAATTGTAATAGTAGTTAATGATGTGCAACCTTGAAATACATTATTACCAATAGTAGTAATATTACTTGGAATAGTAACGTTAGTAAAACCAATGCACCCTTGAAATGCGTTATTACCAATAGTAGTAACATTGATTGGAACATTAATATTAGTCAATCTAGTGCAACCATAAAAAGTCCCTTCTGGTATAGTAGTTCGATTTCCCAATGTTGGAATAGATGTTAATGCTGTACAGTCCCGAAATACATAGTTCCCTATAGTAGTAACACTAGTTGGAATTGTAATAGATGTTAATGCTGTACATTCCCGAAATACATTATTACCAATAGTAGTAATATTACTTGGAATAGTAACATTAGTCAATCTAGTGCAACCATAAAAAGTTCCTTCTGGTATAGCAGTGCGATTTCCCAATGTTGGAATAGATGTTAATGCTGTACAGCCGTAGAATATATAAATACCAATAGTAGTAACAGTATTTGGAATTGTAATAGTAGTTAATGATATGCAACCTTGAAATACATTATTACCAATAGTAGTAACAGTATTTTGAGTAATAGTAACGTTAGTCAAACCATTGCAACCTTGAAATACATTATTACCAATAGTAGTAAAAGTGGATGGAATAGTAATATTTACCAATCTAGTACAACCATAAAAAGTTCCTTCTGGTATATTATTAATATTTCCCAATGTTGGAATAGATGTTAATGCTGTACAGTCCCTAAATACATAGGTCCCTATAGTAGTAACACTAGTTGGAATTGTAATAGTAGTTAATGATGTGCAACCTTGAAATACATAGTTCCCTATAGTAGTAACACTAGTTGGAATTGTAATAGTAGTTAATGATGTGCAACCTTGAAATACATTATTACCAATAGTAGTAAAAGTGGATGGAATAGTAATAGTTACTAATCCAGTACAACCATAAAAAGTCCCTTCTGGTATATTATTAATATTTCCCAATGTTGGAATAGATGTTAATGCTGTACAGTCCCGAAATACATATATCCCTATATTAGTAACAGTAGTCGGTATTGTTATTGATTGCAATGCAGTACATCCCTGAAATACATTATTACCAATAGTAGTAACAGTACTCGATATTGTGATTGATTGTAATGAAGTACAATTTTTGAAAGCCTCGGTAGAAATATTCGTTATATTATTACTAGGGGCGGCACTTGACCGTATAGTAACTGTTTTTAAGTTTGTGTTTGTTGAAAAAAACACATTTGATAATGTAGTTATAAAACTATTAGCCTGATAAGTATAATTATTCGGAGAACTATTTATTCTAGTAAAGGCAACATTATTAAATATTGCAGAATACCCATAATCATTTGTAAATAAAACATTTAAATAGTCTGACACGGTTTGAAATGTACAGTTTGTTAATATGGTTGAATAATTTGTTCTTACAAAATTATAGGAATATATATTACTGGGAACTGTATTACGATCTGCAGTTAATATATTTATGTAAATAACCGACAATACAGTACAACCCTGAAATATATTGGTTCCCATAGTCGTAACACTACTAGGTATAGTAATGCTGGTCAATCCAATGCAACCCTGAAATGCACTAGTATTAATAGTAGTAATGCTAGTTGGAATATTGATGTTCGTCAAACTAGTGCAACCCGAAAATGCACTATTACCAATAGTAGTAACACTGGTTGGAATAGTAACATTTACTAATTTAGTGCAACCAGAAAATGCACTATCATTAATAGTAGTAACACTACTTGAAATAATAACGTTAGTCAAAGCAATGCATCCTTGAAATGCACTACTACCAATAGTAGTAACACTATTTGGAATAGTAACATTTATTAATTTAGTGCAACCAGAAAATGCACTAGCATTAATAGTAGTAACACCGTTTGAAATAGCAATGTTCGTCAATCCAGTGCAACCAGAAAATGCACTAGCATTAATAGTAGTAACGCTAGTTGGAATAGTAACGTTAGTCAAACCTGTGCAACTCTGAAATGCACTACTACCAATACTAGTAACACCGTTTGAAATAGTAATGTTAGTCAATCCAGTGCAACTCTGAAATGCACTACTACCAATAGTAGTAACACTAGTTGGAATAGTAACGTTCGTCAAACCTGTGCAACTTTGAAATGCACTACTACCAATAGTAGTAACACTAGTTGGAATAATAATAGTTGTAATAAAATTACAACCGAAAAATGCAAGATCACCAATACTAGTTATATTACTTGGAATAGTAAAAGATCCCGCCAATCCAATACAATTATTGAAAGTTCCTATTGGTATATTATTAATATTTCCCAATGTTGGAATGGATGTTAATGCACTACATCCCTGAAATACATAGGTCCCTATAGTGGTAACACTAGTCGGTATCGTTATCGATTGTAATGAAGTACAATTTTTAAAAGCCTCGGTGGAAATATTAATAACTGAGCTATCTAACCGTATAGTAACTGTTTTTAAATATGCGTTTGTTGAAAAAAACTCTTTTGATAATGTAGTTATAAAACTATTCGCCTGATATACATAATTATTCAGAGAACTTGACATTCTAGTAAAGGTAATACCATTAAATGTTGCAGAAGAACCATAATCAATTGTAAATGAAACATTTAAATAATCTGGCGGGGTTTCGTATGTATAGGTTGTTGATATGGTTGGATAATTTGTTATTACATAATTATATGCATATATACTAGTTGGAACTGTATTACGATTTGCAGTTAATATAAATATATTAATGCTAGACAAAATAGTGCATCTATTAAATATCCCCGTCCCCATAGTAGTAACACTACTCGGAATAGTAATATTAGTCAATGCACGGCAATCATCAAATCCACGAGTTCCAATACTAGTCACATAGCTTGGAACAATAATATTATTCAGTTTACTACAACCATTAAAAGTTCCGTCTGGAATAATAGTCAAACTTCCCAATTTTGGAATAGTTGTTAATGAACTACACCCAGTGAATATAAATGTTCCTATATTCGTAACACTATTTGGAATAGTAATGCTTGTCAATCCTGTACAACCAGAAAATGCATAACCGCCAATAGTAGTAAAACCACTGGTTGGAAAGATAATTGATTGAATTGAAGTACAATCCTGAAATGACCCAAAACCAATGCTAGTGATATTACTGGGGATAGTAACATTTACCAATCCAGTGCAAGCTACAAAAGTCGAGTCTGGTATAGCAGTGCGATTTCCAAATGTTGGAATAGATGTTAATGCTGTACATCCTTGGAATACATTATTACCTATATTCGTAACACTACTTGGAATAGTAATTATCTGTAATGAAGTACAATTGCGAAATGCATAATTATTAATAGTAGTAATATTGTTTGGAACAGTAACATTTACCAATCCACTGCAATAATCAAATGCAAGTTGGGGTATAGTAGTAGCACTCCCAAATGTTGGAATATATGTTAATGCAGTACATTTAGCAAACGTACCGTCTCCAATACTAGTAACACTATTTGGAATATTGATTGTCATTAGTGAAGTACAATTATAGAAAACGACCCTATTAAGAGTAACTACATTATTTGGAATAGTAACATTTACTAATCCATAACAACTTTCAAAAGCGCCTAGTCCTATAAAATTAATTGCATATGATGGAAAGGCTGTCAATTTAGGACAAGATCTAAATACATAGTCTCCCATATAAGTAATACTACTTGGTACATTAACGCTAGCCAATGAAGGGCAATTTTGAAATGCGTAATTACTAAGATTAGTAACAGTATTTGGAAGGAATACAGAAATAAGTGTCCCGTCTGCATAGAACCATAATACAGGTATAGACGCTAATATTGAATTTGCCGTATATGTATAGGTTGTTGCTGTAGTTGATGTACGTGTAAAAGACACATAGTTGGAATAAGTAGCGCCTCTATCTACATTAAATGTAAGAATTATATAAGACATATTATTATATATATAGTATGTATTATTTGCAAATAAACATATAAAATATTAGATAATCTGAACAAAAATCTAAGAATGTAGATAACACGTATAGTATATTTGATACGTAGTGAGTGAAAGATAATAAATCAAAACAATCTAAATAATATGTGTCCTATGTATATATACACGTATGTCTAAACTCTCTATCATTTTTATTTTAGCACTGGTTGCCAACGTATTTAGCGCAAGTATTATGGACCGTTTCCACCAATGGGTGGAAAACTTCCATTTTCAATTTCGCGATGATGCCCATTTCTATGATGTGTATCGCAAGTGGGCTGCCAATGACAGGTTTATTGAAGTGTCCAATGCCCAAAATCTGACTTATACCCTCGGTCACAACCAATTTTCCGGTATGGATACGATAGACTTCCGCAAATATTTGCTCTCTTTCGAGAAGCCAAGTGTTCCAGAATCCAATTTTATTGAATCTGAGATTTTGAATGTTCCTAAATCTGTTGATTGGGTAATCTCTGGTGCCGTTACCCCCGTTAAGGACCAAGGGCAATGCGGATCGTGCTGGAGTTTTTCTACCACTGGTGCATTGGAAGGTGCCTATTATGTGAAATATGGCACATTGCCATCTTTTTCCGAGCAACAGTTGGTTGATTGCGATACGTTTGGTAATGGTGGTCGCGACCATGGTTGCAATGGTGGTTTGATGGACAATGCTTTTGCCTGGATCAAGAAAAATGGTGGTCTATGCTCCGAACAAGATTATCCATATGTTTCTGGAACTACGAAGACCGCCGGAACTTGCAAGACTACTTGCCACGTAAATGGCAATAGTAAGGTCCAATCATTTGTGGATGTCAAGCCTAACTCCGATGATGCGATGATGACTGCAGTTGCCCAACAACCAGTGTCGGTCGCGATTGAGGCAGACCAACCGGCTTTCCAGCTATACAAATCCGGTGTTTTCACCGGGGCTTGTGGAACTACGTTGGATCACGGTGTCTTAGTAGTTGGATATGGAACAGATGGATCACTCGATTATTACACCGTGAAGAACTCTTGGGGTCCTACTTGGGGTCAAGGTGGATATATCAAATTGGGTAAGGGAGCGTCTTACAATAAGGGCGCTGGTCAATGCGGAATACTGATGGAAGCAAGTTATCCGGTTCTATAAGTGTAATACAATAAACTCATATTATCTATTAGATAATATGATTACCAACTATTATTTACATATATTACAAACTTACAACTTGGCGGTATACCACATATTGGATAAATACGTTGGTTTGTATGTAGGAGGTTTAGCCGGATTTGAAGCACCTACTGATTTAGATGTACTTGGAGTTAAATTAGGTCCAGCTGCAACAATCGAATTGATCGAAAAAATATTGAGGGCGCTGGCATAATATCGAAGATTCGATAAACTGCCGTTGAATCCACCACGGTCGCACACAAACACATCATAATAGTTTTGTTTAGGGACATTATCCAGTATAGTATGAGCACTAATGACGCCGTTGATATATACATCTACACTGTTGTTTTGTAACCGGACCAACAAATGGAACCATTTTTTTAGAGGAATATTATTGATATCCATAGTGGCAGGTGAGTTTTGAACAACAGTATCCAACACAATATGAATGGTTGGGTCTTGATTGTAACTCAAATATACACCTGGACCATTATTCAATACGGAAAGTCCGTTTCCATCATATGAATTGGTTCCTTTGTGGAAAATATGATGATAACGAGTGTTATCGGTTGCTACTGTTCCTGTAGCAGTTCCGTCAGTTGATGGCGATCCAACTGCATTTACAAATAGCCATACTGACCATGTCCATTCAATACCGGTTGGTTTGTTATTTGAACGTAATAACTGGATTGAATTGTCATCTTTAGGGTCTTGTTTCACCCATATAGCTCTACTTCCGTCGATCAATCCTTCAATCAAATAGGGATTTGTATTTGTCTTGGTAAAATAACTTAACAAAAACATTCCTAAACGTAGTAATATGTTAAACAAGATAATGACGAAAAGTATAAATGCAATTCTGGCAATTATGCTATTGGATTGCAAAAAATCACTACCGGCATTTCCTAAACTTGCCGGGGATGAATACTCACTCATTGATGACGATACTGTATTTTTTAAACCAGAAATGGAATCAGCTACGGATGAATATGCATTTGTAGCAGCCCCTGATACATTTTGAAAAGTAGATGGTTGTCCTTCACTCATATCTATAATGTTATATATTACTAAACTAAATTATTTTATTGTAAAATCTATTTATTTACAATAGTCAAATCTTGTTTATGGATGTAGGTGATGTAATACTATATATGTTATAGTGATGTGAATTACACCACTATAAAATTATTATGCTACCATATTGCAATTAGGTGTTATATTTATTGGTATTGGTATTTTGCAATGGGGGCTTGGTCCTTTGTTACGACAAAGCTGAAACCGTATGCTGGTCCAGCGGCGGCATTGAAACCATTTCCTGCCATATAGTTGTTCCATACATTTTGCGGGTCGGACGGAGTAGCAATGCGCGAGAACTTCGTCACGAATGCATCAAACTGGCCGTATCCAATAGTGTATCCCGAACCAATACTAGGTAAAAACTGCAATTGTTGCGATTTCACCAATTTTCCGTCTAAATAACAATCAACCACTGACCCTTCTACACTTATCACTATATACACCCATCTTTGAACCGGGAAATTATTTGTTATAGTAACAGTTTTAGTTGGGGCAGAGGTATCGGTAGTATAAATATCCGCTTTTAATGTAGGACTTGTTGAGTCTAAATATACTCTAAACTTAGTGGCGCTGGCAGTTCCTACAGCCTTCACTATTTCTTTAACCCCAGTACTCCAATTGTTAACATATACCCACATTCCGTATGTAAATGATGTAGAACTAGGATTTGTTATACTGTCATTTGCTATAGTTGGGTTTGTCTTATTCAAATCAATTAATGTTTGAGCAGAATATCCTACATAATACACCAGGTATAATACAAGAACCAAAATAACGATTATTAAAATGATGAGCGCTACGTTCATATTATATATAGTATCTAGAAATATTTATTCCAATCTTTATTAAAATCTTTATTCAATAAAATCAATTGGAGGGTTTTTAAAATAATTTGTATTATACAATGTTGCGATTTGTTCGGAAGTTAATGGCTTTTTATTGTATGTAACATTACATATTGCACCCGTTATACCGCCGTCGCTTCCTAATAAAACAGAATCATTTGAAGAATAATCCGGAATATTATTTGAAAAATAAAATGTTCTTTCTAAAGTACCGTTTACATATAAATCGACTTTTGATTCAAAATAGTTGAATGACAATAAGTTCCATTTTTGATCGGGAATACTAACCTCATACTTTGCTGTATTTGTTATATCGGCATCCGTATTTCCGTCTTTTGTGTTTGAAAAATAAAAGGTGTATATATTTCTATTTTTTAATCTCTTATTACCTGATTGATTTTTATGCGTTATTCTAGGATGATTATTGTAGTTGAAAATGGTTGTTTCATTTGCATAAGAGGCATTAGATGAAGGCTGTATATTTAAAAACACCCACATATTTATACAATAATTTCTCCTATATTTGTCTTTGTTTTCCATATAAATTATTTTGTCTCCGAGTGGTTTGAATAAAAATTGTTCTATATTTCCTACATTTCTTTCTTTATCTAAATACACTGGTTTATTTTGCAACATTATAGCCGTTTTATTTATTGACTTTTGCATAATTTTCGGAATATAAAAATATCCTAATGCCAATATGAGTTCTAGTATAAGTAATATGAATACTATGTTAGGTGTTATCTGGTATTGTTGTAATAAATATTCTAATCCATCACTTACCATACAGGGAATATAAAACAAAAAGTTTGCGAAAAACCCTTTCCATCCCGTTAATGATTTAATGCGTTCAGAAAACATTTTGTATCCGATTGCTAAACCAACTACTATCATCAAAAGAAGGATTATTCGCATAAAATTACCAACAGTCGATATTACTGAAGGTGTTATATATGATGAAAAATAACCAAACATAGATATCAATAATAATGCTATACCTCCTACTAAAAACGGCATATAAGACGATTTAGAAAAATCCGACACACTAGAATATAGGCCAAAACATACTATTATTATAGCGCCTATGAATAAGACATATGAACTAGTATTATCAGTTAATGCTTTCGGGTCGTGGGTTGCGTAATACAATATTGCTGCTAAAAAAATCGGTCCTAAAATAATGCCTATATTGCTTTTTATACAATCGAGCAATAATTGCCTTTTTACAGAATCAGTTAGATATAAAGCTGAAGCCAATTTGAATAGAATATTCTTTACATCCGATTTAAAAACATAAATAAATATGCATAATAATGCAATAACAACTGATATACTTATCCAAGATGTATTACTAGATTTTGAATCAGACCCAAAACTAAATAGTTCACTTAATACTTCCTGTGGAGTTTTGAATAGTGAGTCGTCTGGCATACTTATATAATCTGCATAAAATATTTTTGAATCTCTTTTATCTTCGTTGGTCGTAATGTTTATTTATAGGTTTTCCATAGCCGTTTTTTCCCCGTGACAATCTCTACATAAAGCAATTAAATTATCCACGTGATTGCTTCCACCATATTCCAATCTGGTTTTATGATCTACTTCAAACCAAGCGGGTAATTGGCGGGCACATTTACCACAATGCCAATTTTGACTAGCCGCTACAAACTTCTTCTTTGTCTCACTTACGGACCGTTTTGTCCCTTTTTTCCCAGATTGTGTAATACGTTCATATTGAGACATATGTGGGCGTATTTGTGGCATAGATGTCACTGGGTATCCTACGTCTGGATTATTTGTAAATCCTTTTTTAGCAGTAAAATCCAAGATAGGTGATATAACCATCGATGCATTTTTATCAACGGGTAAATATTTCAAATAATCGTTGGACGCACTTATTATTTGTTGCGCTCTCAAAGGATTTTTACGAAACAACCAATATAATATAAATGCCCCAAATGCAATACCTGCCATTTGATAGTATTTCTTCCAAGTCAATAGTTTTTTTAGATATGCACCATCGCTGTATATGTTTGCCATCAAAAAAGCAGCAACTGCGAATAAAACGATTTCAAATCTCATAACAAATAGTATATAATAGCAAAATATTTTTGCTATGAAAATGCGAAGATACCTTTCTTACGATTTGGCTATATGAATAGATAAAGACAAACTACAATTTATCAATAATACATATAAATAGCTAATATACACATTATAATAAGAGCAAAATACAAATAATGTTTCTTCAAATTAAGTTTTTCGGCTAAATAAATCGGCCTAGGTTTATAATTTGATTCATATGCTTCTTCTGATTCTTCAAATGTAAGTTCTTCTTTTCCCAACATTACATTTATTTTGTTGTGAATGAAATATCCCCATTTTATGAACGATGCGCGATTATCTAAATACGGCGAAACCGGATATTTATCAAGCATTTTACTAAATCTATCTCCCATCTCCGAATTAGGTAAAAACAATGGCAAGTTTTGTACAAAATCATAATATTTGCGTTTAGTCATAGCATTTGGAAAGTCCGGATACGAATGTGTAATAGAATGTATTACAAACCAAAAATGAGGTCCCCATACTGTAGAATCTGTAAACATCGTAATCTAAAAACTATATAGAAACATAGGATTATAATAAAATAGTTTCATCGAATAATATGCATAATTATGATATCTATTGCAATAACTGTGGAAAAAATGGCCATCAATTTTTTCAATGTAAAATACCTATAACTAGTTTCGGGGTTGTAGCATTTCGAGTAAATCCTGAAAATGAAGGATATGAGTTTTTGATGATACGACGTAAAGATACTTTAGGATATATTGATTTTATGAGAGGCAAATATACATTACATAATAGTCATTACATTATGAATATGATGAAACAAATGACCATAGATGAAAAAACCCGGTTGCGAAATGGTAATTTTACGGAACTATGGAGAAACTTGTGGGGAGATGAAGCCATATCAAATCCATACAAATCAGAAGAAAACACATCTAGAGAAAAATACAATGCATTAAGAGACGGAATAATGATCAAGTCCGAATTATTTACATTAGATACATTATTGGATGAAAGTATGAGATACCAACAATGGTCCGAACCGGAATGGGGATTCCCTAAAGGTCGCAGGAATATGCAAGAGAAGGATTATGAATGCGCTATTCGAGAGTTTTCAGAAGAAACAGGATATAATCACAATATTTTGAAAAATATCCATAACATTATTCCGTTTGAAGAGAACTTTTCCGGGTCCAATTACAAATCTTATAAACACAAGTATTATTTGATGAATATGTCGTATTTAGATAGTTTGCATCCTACCACATTTGAAAATACAGAGGTGAGTGATATTGGATGGAAATCGATTGAAGAGTGTATTTCTTGTATAAGACCTTACAATTTAGAAAAAATACAAATGATTTCTAAAATACATACTTGCTTAATCACCAATCAGTTTTATTTTGTATAATGCAAGCAAGAACTATTATTGAAATAATCGTTAGTTATTTCGCCTGATTTTATGTATATACTATATAGTAATAGTATATACAATGAATCCAGAAGAGCCTATTGAAAAAAAGAAGGTGCGTAAAAATGCCAAGATAAAAATTATTCAAGAAGAACCTGCACCTGCTTTATCCCTCAATTTTGCATCACCGGACCCTTACCCTAAAGACATACCGGTCGAAGTGGCGAAAGATTTGCAACCAGTTTTTTCTCCAATCCCAGTCGAAAATCCTATCAAGGATTTGCGGAGTCCAGAGGACGTAGTAAATCCGCAATTTTCGGGAGAGACGAAGTCTCATACGAAAATCCCTATTGTAGTGAAACCGGGTCCAACTATTAAAATAAAAACGGTGAAAAAAGCGCCTAAATTGGCGGAAGCTCCTGAAGAAATAGAACAGGGTGCTACCGTGGCCTTTCCAAAAAAACCGAGAGCACCACGTAAAACCAAAAAACTACTTCCGCCACAAAACTTGACAGAAGGAGCTATAGAAAATGTTGCCAAGGCTGCTCCTAAACGTGGTCGCCGCCCTCAGGCCAATGCACAGCTACCGGACCAAGTCCTGACCAAAGCTACTAAACCTGCAACTATTCAACGCGAAAACGCAAAAGAAGATAACGAAGATGCAATACATAATGCGGAATTATTACAGAAAGAACGCGCCGAATACGAAGACTATGCAGCCAATCCATCAGATGACTATGACTTTTTGTATCCGCATTTAAATGACCCCAATTTCATTGTGAAACTTTACAAACACAAAGAGTTTTACGATACACAATATGATGGACAAATCCATCCTATAGAGAAACAGGCGGATATATTATGCAAAACCGGATTCGAATTGCTTCCGCATCAACTTTTTGTCAAAAACTTTTTATCTATGCAAACTCCCTACAATAGTCTATTGCTATATCACGGTTTAGGATCCGGTAAAACGTGTAGTTCGATTGGTATAGCCGAAGAAATGCGCTCTTATATGAAACAACTCAATATTACAAAACGCATTTTGGTGATAGCAAGTCCCAACGTTCAAGCCAACTTCCGATTGCAATTATTTGATGAAACAAAATTGGAATACTTACAAGGCCGGGGCGCAGACGACGGTATTTGGAATATCAATTCGTGCGTGGGTAATTCCCTTATTAAAGAAATCAACCCTACCAATTTGAAAGGGTTAAGCCGAGAAAAAGTCATATCATCCATCAAACGTATTATCAATAATTCGTATTTGTTTATGGGCTATATACAACTTACTAATTATATTTTTAATGCTATCAAAAAGAGCGCGGATATAGAGAACTTGACAAAACAACAGCGGAAAAAACTCCTGATCAAACATATCCGAGAACTTTTCGATAACCGGTTGATTATTATTGATGAAGTCCATAATATACGTATTTCTGACGACAACCAAGAACGGAAAAAAACCGCGCTTCTTTTGATGAAAGTTGCTAAATATTCTCAAAATATGCGGCTCTTGCTTCTTTCGGCAACCCCTATGTTCAATTCCTACCAAGAAATTGTATGGCTCACCAACTTGATGAACATAAATGATAAGCGCGCAACCATTAAAGTATCTGATGTATTTGATTCTAAAGGGGAATGGGTACTTGCTAAACAAATTTCCGACGGAAATTTATCGGAAGACGGAAAAACCCTGCTTATACGCAAATTAACCGGATATGTGTCTTATGTACGCGGCGAAAACCCCTATACATTTCCATATCGCGTATATCCATCCCAATTTGCAGAAAATAAAAATGTTCTCCTAAATCAACCATATCCATCCACGCAATTAAATGGAACGCCCATTTCCGAAGAAGACGCCATCAAATACATCGATGTATTTACTACTACATTGGACCCCAATTCAGTGCAATACAAGGGTTATAAACGTATTTTAGATGAAATGAAAGGTAGATCGAATGATCAATATACTATGACAGGTAAGTTGAGACAAATGCCTGCGTTTGAAGATATGGAATCATTTGGATATACATCATTGCAATTATTGATAGAAGCTCTAAATATAGTATATCCGAACCCGGTTTTGGAGAACCCTGGTAAAAGTTTTCCATCATTATCAGACGATGAAGACAATGAAATATCCAAGGCATTGGTCGGCGAATCTGGATTGAGACATACAATGAATTATGTCAAAGAAACCAAAGATATGATGCAATTAAAATACAAGTTCTCCTATAAACCGGAAATTAAAGAGCGTATTTTCGCCCCTAAAAACATTGGAAAATATAGCGCAAAAATAGAAGAAATATCTAATTGTATTCGCGATGGACGGGGTATTATTATGATTTATTCGCAATATATTGACGGTGGTCTAGTTCCTATGGCCTTAGCTCTGGAAGAAATGGGGTTCTCCCGTTATGGTTCCAGCCCAAATACCCCCAATTTATTTGCAAGTCCTCCAACTGACCCGGTGGATTATAAAAACAATAAAAAAACCAAAGACGCCCCGTTCCATCAAGCCAAATACGTTATGATTACTGGCGACAAAGCCTTTTCACATAATAATGCGGCGGATATAAAGACGATTACACATCCGGATAACAAAGACGGTAAAAATGTAAAGGTTATATTGCTTTCCCGGGCCGGGGCCGAAGGCCTAGACTTCAAGAATATCCGGCAAGTCCATATAATGGAACCCTGGTATAATATGAACCGAATTGAGCAAATTATTGGGCGTGCCGTGCGTAATTTGAGTCATTGCAAATTAGATTTCAAAAAACGCAATGTCGAAATCTATTTACACGGAACTGTATTGCCACAAGAAGAACCTTCGGTTCATGAGGAAAGCGCGGATCTATATGTGTATCGCTATGCGGAGAAAAAGGCCATACAAATCGGTCAAGTAACTCGCGTTCTAAAAACGATCGCAGTGGATTGTATATTGAATCTGGGTCAAACCAATTTCTCTGTTCAAAAACTTTTGAACAATGCAGCCAATCAAAATATATCAATTAAACTTTCTAGATATGGGCAAGATATACCGTTCCAAATTGGCGATAGACCTTTTAGCGAAATGTGTGATTATATGAAAAATTGCAACTTTGTATGTTCTCCTATGGAAACAATCACTAAACCTAGATCGGAGAACTATAACAATACTTTTGCACAAACCAATCAAGACCGTATTATCAAACGCATACGCGAATTATTTAGAGAAAAGATGCCGGCAATTGAAGGTTCTATGCCTTATTTAAATCACGCATATTATGAGCGAGAACATCTTATCAATGCTATTACTATAGTCAAACAATACCCTATTGAACAAATATATAGTGCATTATCTGCTCTCATAAACAATAAGAATGAGTATTTAATAGATGCATATGGGAGAACCGGGCGATTAATCGATAAATATGACGAAAATACGGATACAGCCTATTATGTATTTCAACCAATCGAAATAACCGATGAAAATGCCTCCATTTATGAACGTACCGCCCCGATTGAACACAAACGTACCAATATAAAACTAGAAATAGATAAAACAGAGCGCACATTTGAACCGGCTAAAGCAGTACCTGCAGAAGAACCAGGGGTCGAAATGGTTCCCGAACCAACAAAAATAGGAGAACTTCCTAAATCCAAGTTCTCTGAAATTATGCGTAATTTAGACATATGTTTCGATGGAATTGAGACAGGAGAACCAAAAACATCCAAGAAAGGAGTTTTGCATACGACCGCCCTAAAAAAAGGAGAATCGGATTGGTATGAACACGCAGGTATGATATATCATTATTCTAAACCGGAGAACCCGTATATAGAAAAACAAAAAACTAAGGGGGAAGGCAAAGGTAAAGCGAAAAAAGTAGAAGCCGAAACCATTGCACACAACTTACCTATACAACAAATTAGAACCGACTTTGGCCTAACAGATGAACTCTTTGAGAAATATATCATATTACACTTTATGGAATCGTTATTGTATAGTGATAAACTGGATGTTGTACGCCACTTTTATAGCCTAAATAATGTTCCAAGTTCTCCCAGAGAACAAATCGTATATGAATATTTAGAAACCAAAATAGTAAAGTCTGACGAAGAAATTGGATTTGTCACTGTAAAAGATGATACGCTCATATTGATTATGCTAAATAGGGAAACCGGAGAATGGACCGAGGCAGATCAAGAAGACTATGCATTGATGGCCGGAGAACTTCGCAAATTTCAGTTAGACCGAACTTCTCAAAATATGTTTTCCTTAATTGGATTTATAACTCCATTTGTATCTAAGAAAACCAATGAACGTGAAATGGTTTTCAAGGTCAAGGATATGACCGAAAAGCGCAATAATATTGGTGCAAGAATCGACGATGCCGGAAAAGACAAAGTAATTAAATTGCTAAATATGTTGGTAGGATCCCCTTTAGATAATCCAACTTACACAGATAAAAATACCGAGTTTGTCAATCAATTGGGAATATGTATTGCTATAGAACTACTTATGCGATTATTCAGTGATCAACGCCTAAATAATAAGTATTATTATTTGTCTCCTGAACAAGCAATTTTAAGTGAAGTTATCAAAAAATCATTTTCCTCCTAAATATTCCTAAATACATCCAATAAATACATCCAATAAATAGATTGCTAAATTAGAAAATTGAACAAGATATATTTTTTTCTAAGAATGACATAAATATATCTGTATTATATTATTACAATGGCTGAAAAGAAACCTCAATCCGAGCAAAAGTTTTATGGCGTTTATATAAAGTCATTATTGACTACAAAAGTAGTGCTGGCTATTGGCGAAATTGGACAAAATATCCGGCAAAATCTGGAGAAAAAGATTGGTGCAAAGGTCGAAGGTAAATGTGGTATAGAAGGTTTTATTCAACCTAAATCCGTAAATGTCAAAACTTATTCCAACGGGCTCGTAAATACTGGATTTGTGGAGTTTCAAGTAGTGTTTGAATGTATGATTTGCCGACCAGTGGAAGGAATGGTTATTGAATGTATTGCTAAAACAATCACAAAAGCTGGTATCCACGCCGAAGTGGTTGGAAAACACGGCGAAGTTCCTATAACTGCTCATATTGCACGCGACCACAACTACAATGATACTCGGTTCAATGATGTCAAAGAAAAAGATGTTATACGCGTAAAAGTAATTGGCGTCCGATTTGAGCTAAATGATCCTTGTATCGATGTTATTGGAAAAGTTATTGAAAAGCGAGACGCCACTGTCAAAAAACGCCCATTGAAAATTGGTGGCGAATATTTAGGTGGTGAATCAGATATACACGAATTGGGCAAGTATGGCGGTGGTGAAGACGATGCAGGTGATTTATCAAGTGATGATGAAGGATACCCATAAATATTTATAATGCTAAATGATATAGAATTATTCATTAATTAAATATATTATTACTAAATGACAATGTCTATGTTGGAAGAATTGAAATCTAAAATTGAACAGCTAAATAAGCAGCATCATATAGAAGTATTGAAAATCCTCAAAAAAAATAATACTGTTACGCTAAATGAAAACAAAAGTGGCGTATATGTAAATCTATCGCTTTTACCTCAACAATCTATAACCGATATTTTTAATTATGTTAAATACATTGAAGAACAAGAAGCCGCTCTTTCTTCACTTGAAACCCAAAAGCTGGACTTCAAAAATACATTTTTTAATGAAAAAGAAGATAAAGAATAAGTGCTATAGTAGTATATACATTCTATAACTTAACAACAACTCAAACAAATGTCTTCTGTTGTATATCAAACTTTTTATCCGTATAACAAGTTTGATGATATTCAAACTATATCCAAATTGAATAAATGGATGTTATCGAAAGAAGTATTGGTGCAATTGTTTCCTAAAGAACGAGAACTACTTCCGGAAATTACAGAACCAGTTCCTAAAAATTGCCTAAATATTGTACCGTCTATACAAACCCCGGTCCAACATAGACCTTCTCAGTTCATTTTGCCAGACAAGATGGATACACTATTTTGGTGTCTCTATATTTCGCATTATGGAGAAGAAAAGTATTTAGCAATAGGAAACAAATATGGCAATGCCGAAATTGCGGAAAAACAGAAAATTATGGAAGTATTAAAATCAAATAAAAATGCGCTAAAGAATCTCCATCGCAAAATAACCATCGGTTTATATCAAGAAATTATGTCGGATTTGATGACTAATGCGAAAACGTCGTTGTTATCATTAGTCGCATTTTCAGTGTATTACAAGAAAAACATATTATTGCTAAATACAATCAATAAAACATTTTTAGAATATCGATACGATGATCGTTCGATTAGTACTACTAATGCTACCGATGGATCGGGAGAACTGGGTCCTTGGCTGATCATAAAATACACTGAAAACAAGAAATATGGATTCTTTGCAGAAGAAATGGAAGATATATCTCAACTTATTCGCGAATACATCTATATTGCAGCACCGGACAAACCATTGAAAGGTATATCTACATATAAAATCGGAGAACTAATGGAAATTGCGGCTAAAATACCGGGATTGGCGAAGATATCCGGAAGTTCGAAAGAGTTGGCAAAAGAATCTAAAATATCAAAACCCGATTTGTATGGAAAAATCTGGCACAATTTATTGTGGACATAATTATTACCACTGACTCATAGTCATATAAAATATATGACTATGTATGGTTTTACGTAGTAAAATGGAAAATGCGAATAACTCCGGAAGCGAAGCTGAAGGAGTTAGAGAAAACTCTGTAAAACATAGTTTGAATAATACAAAATTGAAAGAAACATATAGAAATAATATGTAAAAATACTATATAACATTTTATTATGCAAGCATTACTAAACAAATATAAGAAGGGTGTCATTGACCGGGCCGCCGCTAAAAAAGCTCATGATAATAAGCCCAAGGAACTGGAATCCGGTGAAATAGATGAAACCTCTATCGAAAGAGAACGGGCTATTGCTGAAGCACAAGCGGTTGCAAGTGCCGAAGCGAAACTGAACTCCGTAGATAGCACAAAAGCATTTGAAGAAATGGTTTCCTTTTATTTAGCAAGTAATCCTATTGCATCCGTTGGAGGAAAAGTCAATGAACTGGAAATTGCGTTTGGCACAAATCCAAAAAAAGGCCGTCCTATTACAAAAATTGACTATGACAACATTGTCAGGCAGTTCAAGGCAGCCGGATTTGCTACAAAAGACCCGGAAGGACTCTATATGTTGCGTATGAATAATGAATATTATGACACTCGCACCAAAAAAACGAAAATGTCCAATATTCGCGCCGAGTTGATTGGTATTGATTTGATCCAGGACTATTGCAAAACAAATAATTTGCAAAAAGTGATTGACCAAGCAAATATGGTATTTTATGCTGACAATAAAGTCAAGTTTACCCAAAAAACTCTTGCGCAAAAAAATGAAGCAACGCTATATCCCGTCGATTTCGAAGATTTCAATTTCCGATGCTCTTACAAAAAAGAGCAAGACTATTCGAAAGATTCCAATGTAGGTAAAAGTATTTTGAGAGAATGGACAAACCAGAAAAAAACATTCCGTTATATGAATCGTGTGCGATTTGAACATCCTGAATTACCATTCTTCCTAGATATTAGTATTCTTAAATCGTCTAAAAAAACAGGTAAAGTGCCTATTCCTCAATACACTATTCAAGATGCGGGGGTCTTTGAAAATCCGGAATCATATGAAGTAGAATTGGAGTTGGATAACAAAAAAGTTGGCGCAGGAACAAATTACGACACTGCGCCTAAACTTTTGGAAGCATTGAGAAAAGGTATTCGCATTGTTTTGAGTGGAATACAAGGAACCAATTATCCTATTGCTTATTCGGAAAAAGACAAAGTTCTCTTTGAATATATGAAACTATTACACGGTCCCGATTTCGAAATGCGTCGTATAAAATCAAACGATTTCTGTGGACCTTCTTCCGTGACTTTGCAAGTAAAAAATCTTATGGATAATGCCGACCGTTCTATACCGAATATTTTGGAAAATTATTGCGTAACGGACAAGGCCGATGGAGCCCGCAGTTTGCTCTATGTTGCAGATAATGGTCGTATATATCTCATTGATGGAAATATGAATGTAATGTTTACCGGAGCCTATACCGAAGAAAAAACTGTCCTAAATACTTTGTTGGATGGAGAACATATCAAATACAACAAAAAGGGCGATTATATCAATTTGTTTGCGGCATTCGATATTTATTATTTGCAAGGTAAAAGCGTGCGAGAATATCCGTTTGACGAAAGTTTTGCGGGCGATTATGAAGACGAACATTTTCGCAGATTATTGCTCATCAATGCCACTGCATTTATGAAACCAAAATCCATCGTAAAGTCGACAACTGGTTCCGGAAAACCCACCGACAATTGCAATTTCCGAATCAAATGCAAGCAGTTTCAAGTGGCAAACGTGAATAATTCTATATTTAGGTGTTGTGCCACTATCTTGTCCGATATTGACCAAGGAATATATGAATACAATACCGATGGTCTCATATTTACGCCGATTCATACCGGTGTGGCCAGTAATGCACCAGGTATTGCAGGAAGTCTGAATAAACCTCTGTGGGAACAATCTTTCAAATGGAAACCCGCCGAGTTCAATACCATTGATTTCTTGGTTCGAGTGAAAAAAGATAAAAATGGCCAAGACGAAGTCCATAATATTTTCAAACAGGGCAAGAACTTTAGCAATCGGGACGCAGTAAAACAATACAAAACATTGATATTATGTTGCGGTTTCGATAAAGAAAAACACAGGTTTATTAACCCATTTGAATCGATGATCACCGATAATTTGCCCAATGTGAAATATGACAATGAGGAAAAATATAGCCCTGTTCCCTTTAGACCAACCAATCCATATGACGAAGATGCGTGCTATTGCAATGTGGAATTGAAATTGGGAGAAATGCGCACGGAAGAACACGAAGTATTTGGAGAACATATGATTGTAGAGTTTCGATATGACATCAATCTGACCGGTGCTTGGAAATGGGTTCCTCTACGTGTGCGATATGACAAAACCGCGGAATTGCGCAATGGTGCGCCTAATTACGGAAACGCTTACCACGTTGCCAATAGTAATTGGCATTCTATACACGATCCTATAACAAAGGATATGATTATGACTGGTCAAGGTATTCCGGAAATAGATGAAGATGATGATGTGTATTACAACCGCGACAGCCGTGAAATCAATACTGATGGATTGCGTGATTTCCACAATCTATATGTCAAAAAGAAGCTCATATTAGGCGTATCTCAGAGAAAACAAACTCTCATTGATTATGCAGTAGGGAAAGCGGGCGATTTGCCTAAATGGATTCGCGCCCATTTGGGGTTCGTGTTCGGTATAGACAAATCTAATTCCAACATATTTGATCCGATGGACGGAGCGTGTGCCAGATATATCAAATCCGCCAAAGAATATGCGAAAGATTTCCCTAAAGCCTTATTCTTAGAAGGCAATAGTGGCAATAATATACGGACAGGCAAGGCATTTAAAACCGAAAAAGAAAAACAGATTGCTAGGGCGATTTTCGGTAATGGACCAAAAGACCGTCAAGTTCTCAAAGAAGCCGTCTATAAACAATACGGTGTTGCACAAGAAGGATTCAATATTTCGTCTTGCCAATTTGCTCTCCACTATTTCTTCGAAAACAATGTGGTATTTCACGAGTTCCTTCGCAATTTAGTAGAATGCACTGCAATGGGCGGATATTTCATTGGAACGTGTTATGACGGTAAAACGGTATTTAAGCGATTGCAACAGAAGATCAAAGGGGAAGGTATTGCTATAATGAAACGTGACCGAAAATTGTATGAAATTACGAAAATGTATGACGAGACTGGGTTTCCAGACGACGAGACAAGTCTGAGTTATATGATTCACGTATATCAAGATTCCATTAACAAAACTTTCCCGGAATATTTGGTCAATTTCGATTATTTAGTGCAAATGTTGAGCAACTATGGATTTGTATTACTCAAAAAGGAAGAAGCTGCGCCAATGGGCTTGCCAAATGGAACCGGTATGTTTAGCGAATTATTCAGTGAAATGGAAACGGAATTGGAACAAAATCCACAAAGAGCAGCTGATTACAAAAAGGCCGCAACAATGACGGAAGACGAGAAATGGATTTCCTTTATGAACAGGTATTTTGTGTTCAAAAAAACGCATAATGTGGATGCGGAACGGATATACAAACAATTTGTATCCAAAAAGATGTTGGGGGATTTAGCAAAACAAGCGGAAGAAGTAGAAGATGCATTGGAATTGGCCAATGAAAAAGCAAAGGAAGAAACCAAGAAACAAAAAATCCGCAAATTGTCGTCCAAAGAAAAGGTAGTCATAGATAATTATTCGCCTGTGCTAGATTCAGCGGAAGATATATCACCAGAAGAAATCGCAAAAATCGCTAGTTCCGTTGCAGCAGCACCAGTAGAACCCCCACGTACTTTAGCAGAAGAACCTAAGCCTAAATTGGTTTTAGGGGAACCGGTTTCCATAAAAATTGCCAAACCTAAAATTGTTATAGGAGAACCTGTAAAAATCATCAAGAAAATCAAAAAGGCTGACTAAACTCTTTTGAACTACGTTCTATAGAGTTTTCTTGATATCCTACTAAGCTCTACTAGCACAATATAATAATATAGTCATAAACATACATATATTATTATACATTGTTATCATCCCCGTCATTTAGCACATATTTATCCAAATATTTCTTCAATAAATCATCTGGTATTTCATCTTTAAAATTGGATTCAATTTCATCGGTAAGCGGTTTTCGGCCATACATTGCTAAAAATGTTGCAACATAATCGTCCATTTTTTTATACTCGTATTTCACTTTCCTAGCGGCATCTATTGCAATTTTAGATAATGTATTTTGTCTTTCAATATTTTGCTGTTCTTTTTGTTTTTCAGCCATTTCTTTTTTCCGGATTTCTTCAGCGCGTTTATAAATATAAAGTTCTCGTTCTTTTTGCTCCAATTCATCCAAGTTAATTGTATTTGCTTCAGAATATTCCATAGGCATTTTCAAAATATCTTTTGACCGGTCATACAATGTATCTCTAGCAGAAATAATGGTATCACATATATCCGGTTTTTTGAGCGTATCGTATTTTTTGCGCTGGTCAGATCCCAGTTTTCCAGGAAGACTTTTCTTAAACTCGCCTAATATATCTAATGGAATCGAAGGAGAAGTTTCCATCAAACGGTCATATTCTTGTCTATTATGTTTCAAGAACTGCCCACACTCCATTCTTTCTAAAGGTGATTTGGCCAATTCTATTTTAATATTTCGCGCAAACTTATCCCATGCAATTGCGGCGACCCGGTGCGACTCATTCAATTCGGAAATCTTCAAATACTGCTGAACCGTTGTTAATATGCCTATACAAATATTAATAGTCCCTATAACCATTGGCGCGTAGGGCTGATAATCAAGTGGCAAACTGGTTTGTGCGAAAGATGCGGTTCCAGTAACGGTGGAGAGAACTATAGCAGGTATAGTAAACCAAGCGTGTTTCTTTGAATATTTTTGATGAGCCCGGGTATTTAGCCATTTATAGCATTGTGCCACATCGCACCATTCAATCATAATATCTTCGTTCTCCTTTGTCCATTCTAAATGTGGTGTATTTGTTGTATTACTGCCAGATTCGGTTTTTTCTTCTTCTTCGTTTTTTTCTTCTTTAGTCATACAGTATATGATTTATATAGACATTATTGTCCAGAATCTAATTCCCATCAATATTTATTATGCCATCTAACCCAAAATTGTAAGCAATATTAGCAATATCGGATGATACTATTGCAATGTTCTCTTCGGCTTTATTTTGTAATACAATTTCCGGACTATGTATTGAAGAAGATGACTTGCGTTCAACTTTATCTTCAATTGCAATAACTTCTTCCATTTTATCCATTGATTCCGCGCAACTTATCGTATCAATGGAACACAAGTCGGAATTGACTGAACTTGCGGGAGAACTTGGAGATGAGCGAACAACATCCTTTATATTGCATATATTTTCTATAAATGATGTATTTGTATCATTGATAATGTTCTCCGACACATCTCTTTGAAAATTGCACATACGATTCGATAATTTTTCTAGATATCTTTTTTGCATTGAATGAAAAAAATCAATATAACTGACATACAAATACAATTGTTCTCGTATTAATGTATTTTCGTATTCCAATGTATTTATGAAATTGGTTATAGAACGATTGATATTATTGGTATGTGAATAGTCTTTTACTGTTTGTTGTTTTGAGCTATAGAAAATGTATAGCTCATTTATGATATTCAAAATGGTATCGTGTATTTCACTAATATCGGTTATAGAATATTCTTTCAATTGTTCTAAATCTTTATAAACAGGATATTTCTTGTGTTGTGCAATAGTTTGCAAGAAAATATTGCGTTCATTCAATTGTGTTACGATAATGTTATACAATTTGTAATATTCCCCATACATTCTATTATTCAAAATAATAATAAACCTGGATAATTCTTCCATTTCTTGGTGTAATATGCGATACTGAAAATAAAACGAATCTAAGCAAAAAATGAAAATCTTTTTATTATTTTCTTTGATGAGTGCATTATGTGTTTGTTTTAGTTTTTCTAGTTCGTGGTCTATAGTTTTCTGTTTAGCAAATAAATCTGTATCTATATCTATGATTTGTTTGAATGCAGATTTTAACGCATCTAAATCTAATTCGTGAATATACGACATATTATATATGTTAAATAGATTTTTCGATTTAAAGAAAAAAAAAGGCAACCCAGGGGTGTCTTTCTAATTAATTAGTTTTACAAGTTACAATACAGTTGAAATAATTTACAAAACAAGTTGAAATACAATATATGGTATATTATGCGATAGCCATTTCTTTATGGAGGGCTTCATAGTCTTGGGCCATTTCTTCGCGGTCTTCTTTGGTAAATACTGAGGGACGCTTGATGAGCTCGTAACAGAGAGCGCGGATAGACTGCATTTCGGCAGTGGATTCGTCTTGGATACGCTGAAACATTGTGAGGAACTTGGACGTAGTAGTAGCTTGCTGTTGTTGCTGAGATTTTCGCCAGCTTTTGCGAATGTCGCTTTCCATTTCCCACTGGCAACGACCACTGCAAAATGAATAGTTTTTCCAAAAGATAGAGCTGGCGCAATCAGGATTGCTTGCGTCGCCACAATTGCGGCAAGTTGATTGTTCCACTTCGCGGGTATGATGGGCGTGCAATAGCTCTGAATGCATAGCCATTCGTTGCCAAGCGAAGTCCGGACTCACTTGAGGAGTAATGCACATAGGGATGTCTTCTTCTTGCGCTTCAGCAACAGCTGAAGCAGCAACAGCTTCTTGTGGCTCGGGTTCCTTGGGAGTAGTTGCGCGTTCGCTTTTGGGAAGAAATGCCTTCACTTCCCAGTAATTTTTCCTGTCATAGAAAACTTTAGACGAGCCGTTGTCCAATATGTCTTCGCACAAATCAGTCGCCTCTTTGGTATCGTAGAGGGCGATTTCAATGAATGCGAAACTGTACTGGTTGTTTTTCTCGTTTTTACGGCGGTGCATATCAATATTTTTTACTTTACCTATTTGTTTGGCTGAAAATGCATCGCGTATCTGAGATACGGTTACATTGCCAAGAATGCGGGGAATAAAAGCTTTAGCGATAGTTGCGACGGGCATTGTTAAATACAGTTTGAGAGAGTAGTAATCAGTTGTTTGATAATATGCTATAGACTAAATATAAAAAAAGTATTTCAATTTTGTGGAAACCACTAAAGGTGGTTTCCACAAAACAAACAAGTCATATAAGGCGCCTTTGGCGCCAAAAATGACATTGCAATTTTGTGTTGGATGATTTGCAGAATTCTAAATATAATTATGCGTAATACAATATAAAAATATACATAAATACTAATATATACTCGTTATGCCATCAAAACAAAAAAAGAATACTAAACCCCCGAAGTCATCAGCCTCGGGAGCTCCCTCTGAAATCTTAAAGGTCCCGGCCGATTTCGCAAGCATACTAGTGGATTTTACGAGAGATTTATCTATTACTTTTCCCGAATACAAACATTTATGGGAAAAATGGACAACGTTAGAAATGCCCGAATCGGAAGTTAGAAACGTTTTCGAATATTGTATTACTATTTTGCCTGAAAGGTTTTTCGATATTTTGTATCAAAATGACGATATTTTCAAAGCGGAAAGTACTACCAATACTAGGTTTTTACCGGACGTTGATTTCAAAGTGCTATACAATTGTGAAAATGTAAGTGAGAAAACCCATCAATCTATCTGGAAATATTTGCAAGTCTTGTTATTATCTGCAATTAGTGCAGTAAAAGACAAGACCAATTTTGGCGATGCAATGAATATGTTTGACGGTGTATCCGAAGACGATTTGCAAGAAAAATTGAAGGAAACTATGGATAGTTTGAACTCCTTTTTCAAAGCATCTGGTATCGATAGTGATGACGTGGATGAAGAAGGTCCTCCACTAAATGGTGAAGGAGAAGGTGCTGCTGAAGGACAATCTGGACCCGATTTTGATAACTTTGCTAAATCATTCAATTTTGAGAATATGTCCGGAAGTGCCGAAGATTTACACGATCATTTAAAAGGACTTTTTGATGGAAAGATCGGTTCTTTAGCAAAAGAAATGGCCGAAGAAATCTCGAAAGATTTAGGAAGTCTTTTAGGAGAAGATGGGGAAAATATTACAAGCACCCAGGATTTTTTGAAAAAGATGATTCGCAACCCAAAAAAACTGATGGATCTTATGAAATCAGTTAGTGCTAAACTCAATGATAAAATGAAGAGTGGTGATATATCCCAGGATGAATTGATGAAGGAAGCTAGTGAATGGATGGGTAAAATGAAGGGAATGGGAGGTGCCGACCAATTCGGCGAAATGTTCAAAAATCTGGCAAAAAATATGGGTGGTTTAGGAAAAAATACGAAATTGGATATGAATGCAATGAATCGTATGATCAATAAAAATACTACTAAAGAACGTATGGCTGCAAAATTGGAGAAAAAGAAGGAGGCTAAATTACAAGCAACTGAAAATCCCAACAATTTCGTATTTCGTATGGAAGGGCAAGAAGCCCAAGAGAAATCTGTTGCGCCAAAACCAGACCTAGACCAACTTATGCAAGATTTCGGCCTATCAAATGATATTATTGCGACGAATCAGCCAACTGCTGCGCCAAAAAAGAAGAAGAATAAGGGGAAGAAATAATGCCGGTCTAATATATATTATATACTAATGATTTCAAAATACATAGATGTGCCCATTTTCTTGGTGAGTTTAGTTTTCGGGTTGTTGATTATGTATTACACAATGCCAGATATGAGAAAGATATATGTATATCCTACGCCAGAAAATGTCGATTTATTGCAATACAGAGACAAGGCCGGTAACTGTTTTTCCTATAAAGAAAATGAAGTCCCTTGTCCCAAAAATGCCAGCAAAATTGCGAAAATCCCTGTGCAAGCATAGATATATTCACAAATATTCTCAGTTTTTTAGATACATAGTATATAAAATGCAAATTCAACGATTGCTAAATAGTCCAATGGGTAAAGTTGCCCTATCCATTATTTTAGGGTTTGGTTTAGCAACATTATTCCGCAAAGTATGCACGGATAAAAATTGTATTGTATTCAATGGTCCCGTTATTTCAGAAGAAGATATATACAAACACGACGAGAAATGCCTACAATACGCTATGGAATCTACATCGTGTGATAATTCTAAAAAGACAATTGATATAGAAAAACGTGATGATATCAAACCCAAAAAAACATTTTTCGGGATTTTGTAATAAATATAAAGCCGAAACGCCTAAATATTATAGATGATTTATTGTAATTCATCTATAATTCGTTAAACAATAATAGATTTAGCCACAATCTAATATATAGATTTTATGGCAGATAAACCATCTACTACACGAATCGCCGATTTACCGGAAAATATAACTATGCAAATGGGTGGGCCTATGCAAATGGGTGGGCCAGTTCAACAACCCGCCCAGCAATATATGCAGCAGCCCATAAATACCCGCCAACCATTGGATATGGCCGGTATGGAAAATAGTTTGACCTATACACAAATGAATGTTCATCCGAATCCTTATGGCAATCCAGCGCAACCGGGAGCACAGCAGCAACCGCAAACTGGCTATTTACCACAGCAACAACAGCAAGATGCACCTCAATATAGATTGCCATCTCGTGATATACCTCGCAATACCGATGGGTATATGCAAGATATAGAAACCACGGCGAATTATATTCCAGCACCAAAACTGACATCCGACTATATCCGTGATTTCCAAGATGATGAAGAAAAATCTATAAAAACACACAAAGAAAAGAGGCACAGAGAACGTTTAATGGATACTTTGCTAACGGAAATACAAATCCCTATTTTTATTGGCATTTTATTTTTCGTATTTCAAATGCCCTTAATTGATACACTCATTTTCAAAAAGTTCTCCTTTATGCGTATTTACAATGAAGATGGCAATTTCAATTTCTATGGCCTTTTTATTAAAAGTCTTATGTTTGGGTTTAGCTATAGTATATTAACTCGATCATTGGAGTTTCTAAGTTCTCTTTAACTATTTATTTATGAAACCAGTATTTAGGAAAACTTGGATAATGATTTTCGAAAGAGATTACCAAACTTTATCGTGGATGACTTTGATTGAGTTTTCGATTTCAATTTACGGTTTTTTCCCCGTTTTTTCAGTGTTTTATTTTGAGTATCTCCTTTTTTTGCAGTTTTTTCGTGATTTAACGCCGGACTATATTTTAGAAACCACATATCATATTCCCTAGTTCCTCGTTGATCGGACAACTTTTTGTACATTTCGGTCTTTAAAGCCCGAATTGTTTCCAAAGTTTCCTGTTTTCCATAACAATTCATAGTAAATCGTTTCAATAACCCGGTTTGACGTAAGCGATTATTCTCTTCTACTTCAAACAGAAATTGTGCCATACACAAAATCCGATCTTTATTAAAATAGGGTTTATCGGTATAAATAAATGCCAAGTAAAAACTCAAAATCGTATCTATTGTTGCCACATTGATTTCTTTGTCACCAATCTTGATAGTGTTATAACTATGACAAGCAATGGGTTTAAAAATAAAGGCAATCGTATCTTTTCCTACTAAAACTTCGAGACGTTCTGGTATAAGTTCTCCAATTGCTGGATGATGAATCGTTTTGATGTTTTGGAACCCGGAATCACCCAATCTTTCCGTCAATATAAGCGCAGTTGTTTCAGGCTCTTCAGATAAAACATCGAAATCCGGTACATTCTGTATGTATTTGCGTTTTTTATCAGTTATATACTCAGAATACAAAACACTTCCATATCCTCCGAAGAAAATTACACCCTGTTCAATAAATGCATCGCGCGTCAAAAAATACAAGTGTTCATTATTGGGCGATTTTTCGTCCATTTCTCTAAGAAAATCGATTGTATTACATTCACTATCCGGTTTTAAAGGATAATGTTTATTTAGCAATGTCAGACGTTTAAATACTTTTTCCCATCTAGAAACATCGCCTTGTGGTCTAGATAATTCTAAATACATACTCATACGTAAATAATTAGGTGGAGCATATCTGATTCCTGCGCGGACAATGACTTCTTTTTGAAGAGCCTTGTATATTTCGTCGTCTAAATAAGTTATATCAGCAACGGGAATAAAATTGACAAATACTTTAAATGTCCCGTGATGCACACCGGCCTTTGCTTCTACTTCCTTGTAGCCAGCTGCATAATAAATATCAGCCAATTCTTTCGCATCGTCCAATGCATTATTGGAAAAAAAGTCATAGTCAGGTATTTCAATATCGCGATTGTAAAATTGAGCGTATTTAGGTAAAATATTATTGATTGCGGTTCCTCCATAACAGATACATTTCTTGCGAACTAAAAAGTTCTCCAATATTTTGATAATAACCTTCACATCTTCACTATTTGCCATTTTTTCACCTAAAGTAGCCTCATTTTCATCGACTGCGTGACGCAAAATCGCCAATTCACAGTCTTGAAAAGTCATTGAATTATCGCATTCTAGGTTATTATATTTATTTTTCTTTTGAGATGCCATACATATATAGTAATATTGATATATTATTACTATATGAATGCATAAAATGACTATGCGAATGACCCTAATTGTAGTTTCTTAGCAGCAAGTTCAGTTTCCATTTTGCCTAAATAATTTATAGCATAAGCCATTGGAATAATCGACGTCTTGTATTGATTAAATAAATCTTCATACTGTGTGAGATTATCGCTAGAACGATAAAAAGAATACATTGTAATTTGGACACCATAATTGACAACCATATGTATTATATTTGGTTGCGAATACTTTTCTAATACATCCGGTATAACTATTTGTTCTTCCATAATATTCGTTGTTCGGAAATCGTCTTTTATCATAGGTGGAGTTTTAACTTTATTTTTCATTCGACTATACTCTTGCATTTGGAAGGTGCTTCCACCAGTTTCCCCATTTATTAGATTTGCTAGAGGTTGGCTAAAATATGCATATTCCGGGTTATATGTTTTATCTATCAAAAACAACGTTTTTTTCATTATTTTATCGTTTATTTGAGTATATTTATCTATTTTTTTTGCATTCCCATTATTATTCAAAAACCGCGAATTATCTGGAAAGTTTTTACTTATACATTCTGCAACTACATTATATACTTTGGCAGATTTATCCGCAATAATGCGCAAATGGATAAACAAGGGGTCTTTTGGATTGGGGCATCCATCGCTTCCTTGAGAACCCATAAATGCATTAGCAGCAATCGTATTCAATATTGTATCTAGCGGAACACGATTAACGCTATCCATTTCTTTTATTTTAGGATCAGTAATATTAGCAACGTACGCAAGATTGTCTTTTTCAGAATAATGGATTTGTAAATCCAAAAACCGACATCCCCTGGCTAATACATATTTCACCATTTTATCACTAATCGTAGAACCGCTATATGCAGAATTATACGATGCTTTTATGCAATATTCCCTGAGTGGCAGTCCCAACCGTTTATTATTCATATTTTCTATAGCAATGGCTGGACTAAGACCTAACAAACCTTTTATTTCATCTTTTACGCCCATACCTTCGAGCACCATCGGTGCCTTTTCTTTCATAATAATAGCCCGGTCTTTTAATAAGTTATATAAAACGTGTAAAAAAATGATTAATATGACTATAATTAAAAATATTCTTAGTAATTCCATATATACTTATATTATAAAAGTATTCACAAAAGTATTCTAATAAAAAACAAAATAAAATCATAGTATATACTATTTCAATCAATGGCAGGAGGATTATTCAATATTGTATCTGTTGGGAATGCCAATGTAATACTTACAGGCAATCCTACAAAAACCTTTTTCCGTTGTGTTTATTCTAAATATACCAATTTCGGATTGCAAAAGTTTCGTATTGATTATGAAGGTTTAAGAGAACTCCGATTATCCGATTCATCTACCTTCACGTTTAAAATACCAAGATATGCAGAATTGTTAATGGACACATATTTAGCTGTGTCATTGCCTGATATATGGAGTCCAATCTATCCACCAGTTAGACCGGTAAGTACTGGTGACCCTGCTGGCAATGCGATTAACAATAATGGACAATGGGCGCCATATGAGTTTAAATGGATTGAAAATCTAGGTTCTATAATGATTCAGGAAGTTACTATTACTTGTGGAAATCTGACTTTGCAAAAATATTCCGGTGAATATTTAGCTGCACTCGTAGACCGCGATTTCAGTTCTGAAAAGAAAGCCCTATATAACAGTATGACCGGAAACGTTCCTGAATTAAACAATCCAGCGACTTGTTTAGGTAGAGATGAAGTATATCCATCTGCATTCTATACCTCTAATCCAGCAGGTGCCGAACCATCTATACGGGGACGAACTCTATATATTCCAATTAATACGTGGTTTACATTAGACAGCAGATGTGCATTTCCTCTAGTATCATTGCAATATAATGAATTGGTTATTAGTGTTACTATAAGACCTATACAAGAACTATTTTGCGTAAGAGATGTATTTGATGCATCAAATTATTATCCCTATATACAACCCGACTTTACTCGACAAGAGTTTCAAATGTATAGATTTTTACAAACTCCACCAAGTGTGAATATAGCGCAATCAGATTATGGAAATAAAAATAGTACTTGGAAGTCGGATGTTCATCTTATTTCTACCTATTGCTTTTTATCAAAAGAAGAACGCGAATTATTTGCCTCACAAGAACAAATATATTTAGTAAAAGATGTATATGAATACAAGTTTAACGATGTTACTGGTTCTAAAAAAGTAAAATTGTTGAACTCAAATGGTATGATCTCAAACTGGATGTGGTTTTTCAGAAGAAATGATGCCTATATGCGAAATCAATGGTCTAATTACACAAATTGGCCATATAAAAATCTACCAAAAAATATTGATATTGCACCACAAACATCATCTTATCAATCGTGGAATGGAAAATATTATGGTCCTGCAAAAAACCCCCCTCTATACAATTCTCCAATACAAGGTTCAAATACTGGGTATTTCATAAGTGGAGATTATACTTCCGATAACCATAAAGAAATATTAGAAACAATGGGTGTAGTATTAAACGGAGAATATAGAGAAAATATTTTGACACGGGGTGTATATGATTATATTGAAAAATATACGAGAACACAAGGATTTGCAAAAGAAGGATTATATTGCTATAATTTCTGTTTAAATACTAGCCCATTTGAATATCAACCATCCGGTGCTATAAATATGAGTAAGTTTAAGTCAATTGAACTGGAGATAACTACTTATACACCATCACTTACAACAGTTGATCTAAGTAATAACATACAATATGGATTTATATGTGATAACAGTGGAAATGTGATTGGTGTTAGAAAACAGAATTGGAAATTATTTAACTATACATATGATATGGTCCTATTTGAAGAACGATACAATGTGTTGTCTATTATTGGCGGCAATTGTGGAATGTTATACGCAAGATAGATAAGTTATATTTTGTTCTATATAACTATATATAGTTATATATTAGATATGTCAGGAAATACACAATCATTTAGAAAAGACGATACGGATACTCCGGACCAGTTTATAAAAAAAATGGAAAGCACTATGTCTAAAAAACGGAAAAATAATTACAAAAATATTGGAGAATTGGAGAACATATATGATTCTAAATCAGAGAGTAAGCTTGATGTCGATCCTTCCAAGAAAGAAGAGTTTAATAGTTTGAAGCCTGGAGAAATAACAGAAACATTCGATGAATTGGGTAAAAGTATGGGAGAAATGCTCAAATCGCTTAGTGAAATGTCTGGTGGTAAAAAAAAGAAGGGCAAAAAACATAAAAAAAAAGACGATGAAATAGAAGGCTTTAGTAATAACTATGGGTATGGATACAAAAAGATATACAAACCTGAATATGAGTATGATAAAAAATGGAAACGTATCGGACCTAAAACATATGCTAAATTGGCAGAAAAGGCGAAATCGGGATTATTAAATACTACAGAATTAAAAACCTTATTAAACACTGGACAAATTACACAAGCTCAATATAATAAAATATTCGGATTTCATCTAGATTTTAGTGGATTTAGTTGGAAAAATATAAGCACAACACCTCAAAATAACGAACGATGTCCAAAATGGAATAAAAATTGCGGAGTGGATGGTCCAAATATAATAGACTATTTAAAAAAATTAATATCTTATTTCAAACAATTAATAGGACTTTATTCTCAATTTCTCCGATATTTATCCACTTTGCTATACAAATCTGCTGATGGAAAATTAGATGGCAAACCAAGTAATAATGCAGCAGACGTTTCCATTATAGTCAATATATTGCACTTTTTGATAATGATACCTCTTTCTATTTATTTTGCCTATAATTGGTTCTATATCACATTTTACAAAGACGAAACTGACCAACCTATCAAAATCGATTTTTCATATAATGTAATGAGTTCATTAAAAGGCTTGTTGATAAGATTTTTAAAGTGTTTAGTCCAACCTATGATATTATTGGATGCATTTATGCGTCTAGTCATACCAAAAGCTTATTTTAGTATGGGAAATGCATTGAAATATGCGACTCTTGGTCCATTGAGTTTTTCGTTTATAGGGAAGATTCTAACAAATCCTATTTTTATTTTCATTTCCCTTGTATTACTCATTCTTCATATGACTTGTAAATATTCGGATACGATTGCCAATATGTTGTATTCATATATGGAAGATGCCAAGGTTCCTTATGAAAGTCAGCTACACGGTATTATAGCATATGATTGGATCATTGGAATCGCTGCTATAGGAATAATAGGCCGTATTATTGGAGTAGTAGAAACATATATGAGTCCTTTATCTGCTTTATTTTGGTTTTTAGTTCTTGTTATTTTTTCGCATTTGAATATACGATTTGCTGGTATATTCCTTATATTATATCTGTATGCTATGTCTTATTTTGCATTATCAATTTATTCGGGTGGTGGTATGAGTGCAGCAATGAAAAGTATCAATTTGGCATTAGAAGCATCGATTACAAATACCGACAATAAATGCCCTCCAGGTTTCTGGGAAAAAATAGTAATAAATGTATTGCATCTCATTTATAAATACTTGTTTGCATTATTGTATATCATTGTATTAGCCTATAGCACATATTGGATTTTTACAAGTATGAAATCTTCGTCTGGTAAAATCATTTTGGGATCAACATTGTCTATGATTATAGCAGTCATTGTTATGGTTATTGCATTGGTTTCTTTACAGAGTGGGCCAACTACTAAGAAAAGTGATATAGATATATGATTTGATTTGGTGTAATATTTTTATGGTATAATATTTGTATAAAAATATAATATTATACTATTAGATATGTACTCTATTATGCAAGATATAACACATACAAATACTACTAATAAAAAAGAAAAACATATTCAATTTGATTTATCGAAAAATCAAACGTATTTTATTGATAATGATAATAACTATTCGCTATCTACCTATTCATCAAACAATATACCATTTATTACTATATTATCATCTCTACTTTTTGTAACAAATACTATTTTAGCATACATAAATAAATATTATGTCTATGCATTATTTTTTGCCTTTTTGACAATGACTTCTTTAGTTCATAGGATACGCACATCCAACTATACATTTATTATTGACAAAATTGCTATTGCAATGGTTGTATGTTATGGCGGTTATGTGTTATACCAAAATACCAACAATATTTCGAGGACCTATTTAGGGGCAGTCATTTCTACATTTATAGCCACTATTTTATTGTATTGTTATGGTTATACAAACGAATGTTTTTGTTTTGACCGAGATAATTGTATTGCTGAAAATTATATGGCATTAGTGCATATTTTTAGTTCGATTGGTCATAATATGATTATTTCAATACCAGGAAGTATTGTATAAATATCTACCATACCTATATAAATGAACAAATATTTAGCATTTTTTTTACTGTTTGTTTTATTCATAGCCATTGTACTAGGTAATAGTGATAGAAATTATTATAATACGTACAGATATAGTGATTATAAAGAAAGAGATCGTCGCAATAATGACGGGTTCGTAGTTTTACCATAATACGACTATCCAGGAGATTACTCAGAACGCAATGTAGAGTTATAATGAGCGTGTGACGCATATAGCTTCTCCATTCGGTAATAATGTATTACAGGTCGAACATATTTTGTCCGGTATGCCGGCGTAGGTTTATTGTCTAAATTGGTCACATCATTATAGGATTTGTATTTCTTATAATTGGTATTTATCATATGTACCAGTTGTATAACATTGTACGAGAAGTAACGTTTCACCATTTATATAAATATATGTGCAAATATATTTATATGTATTTTACTTCGTAAAACTCCAGAAAATATGCGGAGAATCTACGTTCTTCGAACTCCGATTCTCACTTGTATTTATGCATATTTACGTATATCTAGATTTACGACGGGAGTTTGCAACGGTTCCCACTCCCCCGGGAGCTAAACTCCCCGGCTTATATACAACTCGGGAGTTATCAGTGAAAAGACTTTTCATCATAAACGCGGGCGTTGTAGGAACAGTACGCGAATAAGTCATAGAAGGTGGATTACTAAACTCAATGTAAGACGATGGCATCGTGTATATAGTATATACACATAAATTATACGCACCCTCGTTGTTGAATCTCAACATACGTAAAATTATGCACATCTAAATATTCACGAACTTCTGCGTCATATTTTTGCTCAAACACGTCAATATCTCTGGTCAATACCCACAAAGCCAATTCCGTGGGAGTAGTTATAACACTATATTGGTATTGGCCATCGACGACTTCTCCCAACTTTACTACCCAATAAGGTGCGTCTTTAGGAGTTCCTTCTAAATGGACCGTTAGTTTGCCTGGTTCCATTTTATGCTCGTAATATGCATAACCACTGATGGTTTGCAGCTCGTTTTTCATAGAAAGTTGGGAATTGAACACACTGACATTTCCATTGGACAATATTCCATAATCCGCGGTAATACATTTGCCATATCCCTGGAAAGTGAAATCAAAGGGGGCGCCATAGACTTGATACCAATGTCCCACATAGCTGGATACATCCAGTTCCCGGACTGTGTCAGTGAGAGAATATCCGTATAATAATGTGCAAAGAAACAATAATGTGCTAAAGTACATTTCCCGTTATATAAAATATACAAACGATTAGTGTTTATATATTTTCAATTTGTATATTATATAGCATAATATATAGCTAAATATATATACTATGTCTGATTGGTTGGTAGATAATCCATTTTTCTATGACAACGCAAGTGCATTTATTCATTATTTTGGATATATAACAAAACTAGTGGTTGTATTATTTATTATCGGGTTTTTTACAGATAAACCTTCTGGTTTCTTGGCCATAAACTTTGTCATTAAAATATTGTTCTCCTTATATTTGATATATCGATTCAATAGTTATAGAAAAAACAAAATACAATTCACGGATTTGGATAGAAAAATATGTTATTCTGCAGGAGTATATATTTTTACGTTCTCCTTTGTGGATATAATACAAACATATGTTGAACGATTGCGAGAACTTATTGACCCCTATACAGTACCTATTTTACAGTCTTTATTCAAATGGTAGGTATATCCCATATATAATTATAGATATATGCATCCATAAATGTATTCGTCTTCCTCGGGATATCTGGTTCCACATAATGTATCAATCCAATATTCGCCGTAATTGTATCGCCGATGTTTATGGTGCAATAAATGATGATTTCCTACTAACCACGAAAACCGATTATCGTGTCGCATATGTCCCCTTATATGCGTAAAAATAACGGCACACAAAAATGCCATAGGAGAACATTCAACCACAAAAAAAGGTATAAAAATACCCATTGGCTCAACCAAGTTCTCAATATAATGACCTACATTTGTATCACTATATGTTAATTGATCATATGGCTTTTCGTGGTGGAGTTTATGTATAACATAAAAGTGTTTATTGTGTAATACAACGTGTATTGCATAAAACCAGACATCATAGCATAAGACGTGAAACAAAAAGAGGAACATTTCCCACTAACATAACAAAATATTTAGTTTGTAAATAAACGACTAAATATTTATAATGGGGATGTATTGATATTACATACCGCGGGTGACACTTAGAGCAAATGGGTTGCCTGAAAGTGCCGACAACACTTCGGGTGAATTGCGGTCCAGTTGAATATTTTGATATAGACTCGACCCCGGATTTCCCGATAGTTTACCCATATTAGCTATATCCGGGGTTTGGTATGGCATCATCGGTGCAACGGCGCGATTTACTACGAGAGAACTGTCGCGATTGGCCTGTCTCATATTGATATTTCCATTCATCAAAGACATATTTCCGGGAACCATACGACCATCAATGGTGGATGATTTCACGTCATTATTGCGCTGTCTGTATTCGGCGTCATAAGTGCGGGCACCACGGCGGTCCGCCCCGGCCCCGGCCACACCTGAATAATAGAAATCGCCCGTAGTTTGACGAGCATTTTGTATAGCTTGTTGTTCAGTGACTTGGTAAGCACCTCCATTTTGACCAGCATTTACATTTAAATGGAACTTGGAGTTCTCCGTAGTTTCGCGGATAGTAGTGCCTGGGCGATCAGCCGGGTTAAAAAGATACGATTCAGAAACAGTGGATTTCGCGTTTTGGTAAGGGCGCAAATTGCCGACCGTATTTTCCTTACGAGATGGGCGAATAACATCCATAACAGGTGCAATAACAGCTCCAATGGCACCTCCAATAGCACCGAAATATCCGCCATTTTGATTATTTGCAGTGCGGTTATTATTGTAAGCCTTGGTGGATTTCATACCATACTCCGCATCATGTGCCCAATTGCGACCCACTGCTGATACGGATGGTAGAGGAACTGCTCCCAATTCGATATTATGAGAAGGCATATATTCGCCTGGAACATAGGCGGCTGGATTGGAATATCCGGCAACACCAGTATATTCCATAGTGGTTTCGGGTCTCGTCACATTGCGGTCAATTTGCATTGGTTGTAAAGTTACACCTTGTCCGGCTCCAGTAGTAGTCATATATCGCTCCGGTCCCATATCGAAATACGTATCTGGACGATTTTTTTCCATAACACCAATCGTCCCGATATTCTTGACGTGGCTTGCTGCTGGACCTTCATACCCGAATTGCATTAAACCCGTCGCCTTTTGTTTATTATTTACGCGCATTTGGTCGGCGGTTTTAGGAAGCCATTGATCACGCATTGCCATACCGGAATTGAATCCATTTGACCCATCCGTTGTATAACCCAATCCTAGACCCGGGGCAACGCGTTCTTCCGCAAATGGCTTTACATTGGCCATACGCATTCCTACATTGACACGCGATTGCATAAAGTCGGTTTGATTCGGCGCTCCGTGAGCCCATTGATAGTTCTCCGAAGGAGCGAATAAAGGCGATTGTTCTTTCTTAATAATTGTTTGAGAACCTGCGCCAGACATATTGTCTAATACGCTCTCATTTGAATTGACATCGACATTTCGACTGCGAATACTACCTCCAAAATAGGGGACCATATTGTTATGGGTGTAATAGCTACTATCCACCTTTTGTCCAGTAAGCGAATAATAACTTCCTTGAACAGGGGCATTGGATGGCATAGTTGTATCGGATGCATATTGGTTGCTTGTTGCCGGATTGAAATATTTATCGGTATATGCGCCTTGCGAATTATAGTTATTTACGGTGGATAATTTGGAGGTCTTTTCCAATTCGGGCACTACTAAAGGATATTCATCGGGATAATTTTTGTTCGGAATATTTGTATTTGGCAATTCATCACTAACATTACGAAAACTTTCCTTTGGTTTTTTATGTTGGTTATTCATAACAAATAATGATCCTAAAGCGACTAAAGGTATTGCGAGTTCCATTATCTATAATATTATATATATTCTATATAATATTATTATACTAAACACTAATCAATTCATAATCGCCATAAACAATTGTATATCTATAGTAGGGTATGTGTTATATCCAATTATTCGTAAAAATGCTTAGCGATATTGGTTTGAAGTGGAGTTCATTGGTTGTGGTATAATCGGTACATAGAAATCTTTTTCCAATATACGGGTTTGTATATTGTCGTGGAACTTCTTTTCAACATTTACCAACGGATTTATAAAAGGGACTTCCCACCGGGTTTGTTCTAAATCTCTATACATCCAGGCTGGATGGCTTGCCCGAGATTCATCTACAAAAGGTTGCACCTTTTCATATGTTTTTCGGCTAGTTTCAACGGCCGTATTTGCGTAATTGTTTAATAAGATGTTATCTCTATTAAGTTGCCGGGTTAATCCGCGCAAATCACTTTCTATATTTACGGGATTTGTCATTAAGTTTGCTCCCCATTTCTGCATACGTATTTGCGAATCTTCTAAATAGGGTAAATTTACTCCAGGACCAGGGGTATCTAATGCATATCTTCCAGAATATGTGCTTATTTCTAAACCATATTTAATACGAACTGGGTCATCGTGAAAACGTGTAAATGACATAACAGATGTATAGTTATATTATAGTGAAAAAATAAAATCAATAAATGAATATAAACAAATCAATATATAAATCGTAAATACGAATATGGCTAAACAAGTAACAAACGATCCATCGATTACTTTTACTATTTCCAATCCTCATCCAACGTTATGTCTAAATATGATTGTGAAAAATGAAAGTCGAATCATAACACGATTATTGCAATCCGTAGTAGGCATAATAGATACGTATTGTATTTGTGATACCGGTAGTACAGATAATACTATCGAAATTATAACCGACTTTTTCAATAAAGCCGGAATACCCGGTAAAATTGTATATGAGCCTTTCAGAGACTTTGGATATAATCGAACATTTGCCCTAAATGCGTGTATTGATATGAAAAACGTGGATTATATGCTATTATTGGACGCAGATATGATATTGCAACTAAATCCTGTAATTACTCCCCATATGTTTAAAGATATGCTAAAGGAAGATGCCTATACTATTTTTCAAGGATCCGATTCATTCTATTACAAAAATACGCGCATAGTGAAAAACCGTAGAGGAATAACCTATTGGGGTGTTACACACGAATATGTCAATATGCCCAATGGATGCGTACAAGGCGGCTTCGATAAAAACGTAATCTTTATAAACGATATAGGTGACGGTGGGTCTAAAGCAAACAAGTTTGCCAGAGACGTAGAACTCTTGAAGAATGGACTAAAAGAACTGCCAAATAATGACCGATATACATTCTATTTGGCCAATACATATCACGACGCTGGACAATATCCTTTAGCAATAGAAATGTATCGAAAACGTGTGGAAATCGGTGGATGGTTTGAAGAAATCTGGTATAGTTATTACCGAATTGGAAAGTGTTATGCAGCTACAGGTAATATGACCGATGCAATTCAAGCCTGGATGGATGCGTATAATATTTTCCCTAATCGGGTTGAGAACTTGTGTGAAATTGTCAAGTATTATAGGGAAAATGGTAAAAACAACTTAGCCTATGCTTTTTATATGTTGGCCGATAAATCGCGTAATACATATCCACACAGAGACTATTTATTTACAGAGAAAGATGCATATGAATACAAGTTGGATTTTGAATTATCTATCATTGGATATTACACAAATCCGGAGAACTACAATATGCCTAAATGTTGTATGACAGTAATAAATCATCCCAATATTGATGAAGCTGCCGGAAAAAATGTATTGAGCAATTACAAGTTCTATTCACCTGCATTGTGTGATAAAAAGGTTGATATATTGGATATATCCGCTCTCCAAACGATTGGAGATACGCTAAATATGGATTTAGATGAAATGATACCAACCACTCCAACACTTTGTTTGAATAAGCCGGGTGGAGATATACTCACTGTATTAAAGCGTTTTGTGAATTATAGAATTGATGAAAATGGTGGATATGTCAATAAAGAACAAATTATTACAAAAAATGTGGTTTCTACATTTCGCCTAAATAGTTTGTCCAAGAAACTAGAAAAAATGGGAGAACCCGAGTTTTTGTTAAAATACAATACTGTTTTAGACAATGTTTATGTAGGATTGGAAGACGTTAGGTTATATGAAAACAATGGAACAATCTTCTATAATGCTAACCGAGGAATCAGCTATCACAATATTAAGGTAGAACACGGCCAGCTTTCTAAATCTGCTAAATCTACAGAATACTCGGTTTTATTACAAAAGCCCGGGTCTTCGGATATAGAGAAAAATTGGGTAATAGTAGAACAGAAAGACGACACTATTTACTGCATTTATAAGTGGTATCCATTGACAATCGGTAAAATAGTCAAGGGAAATCCTGACGATGAACAACCGGTTTTATTTGAAACCGTGTATGAACATCCAACCCCCGGGTCATTCAAACATTTGCGCGGTTCTACTAACGGAGTTCGTATTGGTAATGAAATATGGTTTCTATGTCATTTGGTGAGTTATGAAGACCGCCGATATTATTACCAGATGTTTGTAGTGGTGGATGCCAAAACATATGTGCCAAAGAAATATACTCCCCTATTTACATTTGAAAAGAAAAAGGTAGAATATTCATTGGGATTTGTTCATTTGGAAGATTTAGACGTTTTGTTAATTGGATATAGTTTGATGGATTGTGAAACAAAATATATGACTGTTCAATTGGATTCGGTTAAGGAGATGCTTCTTCCGATATAAAAGCCCATTGAGCCGTTTTGCATATTCCGTATGTTTTACGGTGCCATTGTGTAATACCATATTGATCAATTCCGTCGCGATGCATTTTTGTTCCGTAGCCCATATTTTTAGCCAAACCATATCGTTCATTTAATATAGGATATGTATTACACAATTCTTCCATATATGTATCCCTTTCATTTTTTGCCAATATACTTGCTGCTGCTATACAAGTATATTTGTTATCACCACCTTCCACAGTTTCATTATGCACTTCCCGCATTGTTTGTGTAGTTTCGTCATATATCATATGAGGGGTAAAATCATTTCCATCTACTAATAACATATATTCACGCTGGTATGTATCGGTAGTAGGTTGTGTTAATACAATAGATTGCAATTGTGCAATAACCTGTTTTGCACATTCGTGCATAGCCATTAATACTGACTGTCGAATATTGATCGTATCTATTACACTAGCATCTACGTAATGTATGTGCCAAGCAATGGCATTTTCTTTGATATATTGCGCGATTTCTTGAATCTTTTTACGCGATTTAATTGTTTTTGAATCGCGCATTTTTTCGTGTTGAAATGTATTATCTTTAGGCAATACGGCTGCTGCTACATATAATCGACCAAATAATGGCCCTCTACCAGCTTCATCAATACCAATCTCAAAGTGATTGATTTCATCGTATATTTTTGCAAGACAAGGGTGTTTAGACATCTTATAATACAACTATTGCTATATACTTTATCCGGGTTCTTTTTTCAATTTTTTACCACATTTTCGTCTTTATTATATATATAGTATTTATAAATATGAAACTAACACCCCTTTTATTATTTTTGTTGATATTGGTAGTTTTAGTTGTTGCTATAACTACTTTGAAAAAGCCTATAGAATTAGTCGAAAAGGAGGGATTTGTCCAATTCAGAACAAATGTTGTTCCCCAAACAGAAATACAAGTCCCTCCCTATTCCAGCCGTTCTATTGTAAAACTGTATGATAATTTGTTCATTGATAGACAAAACTTGAATATAGTAGAAGTAGTTTCATCCGAGTTTATCGGAAATATAGATGCAACCACTTATAATGTTACTAAGGGTAATATCGATTTAACTGGAACATCTATAACTGCGATTAATGTGCAAACCCGAGACGGAGTTGTAAAAAATATACCAGTTACTAGCACAACTGTGAAAGAAACCGATGAAAGTAAAGTATCTAGTATAACCAAGACATATAAATCGGTACCTTATTATACTAGCGCTTGTGCTACGACTGCGAAATACCAACTATTCTATGTTCCTTGGGGAACGGACACTTATGTTCATGGAATACAAGTAACTGCTAGTCCAAGTGATCCTACTGCATCGTCATTCAACCCTCTCAATTTGTATAGTTACTACATTCCTTCGGATAAAACTAGCAATATGTCAGCTGTATATTACCCAAATAATGCAATTAATTTGACGGTTCCTACGAGTGCAGACACTTCTGCACAAAATGGCAAAATGGTTACAGAACCATTGTATAGTGTAAAACACCAAGTATATCAATTGACTTCGGATATCAAATATGATATAAACTCTGGTAATGTAATTGTCAATACAAGTAATTCTATTACAGTATATGATAGAAGTGGAAAACCGAGTACCTATTCAACTGCTCCCGCGGATTCTGTTATATCAACTCCTATTACAAAGACGCCAACGCCATCTTGGATTGCAAATAATGCCACAAATACCATTCAAATTGTGTATATTCCTTCCTCAGACAAAACCGTTATTTTACTTTTGCAAAAAGATGCTGCTGGGCGTTTCACTCTTATAAAATCAGTTAGATTTAACAAATCCCGCGCTATTTCTGACAATGGAGACGATGATGATCATAGTGATAAACCCGATGATAAACCCGATGGTCCTCCAGCACCGGGCCCTAACGTAGATCCATCTGCTATATCAGATTATTACAAATGGTATTGGTACTGGAATAGTGCCGGCCCTGGCACAAACTCGCAATATTCCAATAATTATTTATTGAAAACTCAAATAGTTCCGCCAGTGTGTCCAAGCTGCCCAACCGCAACGTGTGCATCTACTGCCAGTAACGTAGATGGAGGCAAAGATAGTAGCAGCGGTAGCACGAAAAAAGATAGTAATGGTAATATAATAACAGACACTGTCGATACCGCCGGAAATGTTATAAATAAAACGGTCGATACTACATCTAATCTATTGACTTCTGGTGCTACCGGTGCAACTAATCTATTAACGTCGGGCGTTACTGGGGCAACGGATCTACTTAAATCAGGGGTTACCGGAAGTGTAGATTTAGTGAAATCTGGTGTGAGTGGAGCAACCGATTTAGTGAAATCTGGTGTGAGTGGAAGTGTGGATTTATTGAAAGATGCTGGTTCTGGAGTTGTAAAAGTTGCAGACAAAACATTGAAAACTACCGGAAATATAGTCGGTGATTTAACTTCTGGCAACCCCAATGCAGTTGGTGGTGCCGGTGCATATTATGGCGGTCTGAATACTCCTTATGGCTCTGGATATAGCGCCCCGGGGTTTTCACGTGGTTCTCCTCCAGTGGATAACTATTCATACTATGGTGCATTACCCAACAAGGGATCCAACTATATTCCTATAACCGCCGACTTTAGTGCATTCAAAAAATAAATAAGTCATACGTTTTTATACGCATATATAGTGTAATACAATCATTATACTATATAATATATACTATACAAACCACTAACGTTTAATATTCGGATGTTTAATGAAATACGAGCAATCCTTGATCTTTTTGTTATTCAAAAAATCATATTCATAACCAAATTCGGCCATACCAACTGTATAAGGCAATTCATACGATACATACTCGTTTAACTTTTTACACGTCCGTCTATTTACACACTTTTTCCAAGGACGCATACAAATACAAGAGAACATATACTGATGATAAAATGGAGGCATAATAACTATTGTATATTGACAATATATATTTATATACTTGATATAAACATATTTTGTTATATTATATGGAAATAAAGGATTGTGATATATGTATTACTACGTTTAATCGAAATGAACGATTAAAATTAATACTAGATAGTTTAGCAAAACAAACCAACCAAAACTTTAATTTAATAGTTAACGATGATGGTAGTAAGAAAATATTAGACCCCAACGATTATCCAATAATAACAAAATATATTTGGAATAAAGATTATGGATATAATAGAGTTGGTAGATTTAATGAATCAATATTAATGTGCGTTTCTCCAAAAATAATATTATTAGATGATGATTGCATTCCACAAAATACTGATTTTGTAAAATCACATTTAGAACTATTAAATAAAGCCGATTTCTCTAAAGGAAGAGTCATTTTTCCGGATAATAATACTGCAGATAGTTGGTTTTCAACGGCAAATATAGCATTTAATAATAAAGTAGTAAATGATTATGGTCTATTTTACCCAGAATATAACGGATATTATGGATATGAAGATTTAGATTTGGGCAAAGAAATAATAAAAAATAAATATACGGTAATTAATAATACAAATGCATCTGTATTAACTGGTAGTGAAATGTATTTAAATGGTGATAGAAGTGATGCAGTAGTTGGACGAAATCGATCTATTTACAATAGAAGATGGCCTGTGTAGAAATAATTATTACTTTATGTAATCATTTATTGCAAAACCCCGTCAATATAATATTTGGGAGTCTGTCGTTCATACGATAAACAATAGAAATCAAAGCACTTTATGTCTTCATCTGTGCAATAAGTTGGTATATATTCGTTTCTGGAAAAGGACAATATACCAATGCATATATCTTTCGACTTCAATTTCGGTAGCCCATTATTGACACGGTGCGCATTTAACCCGCATTTCAAAATAGGTTTCACTTCTAGGTCTAGGCCTTCGTGGTCATCGGAAATATAATCGAAACAATATTTTCCATAATATCGCGTATTATCGCCCTGTATTTTATATAAAAAACTAATAAATGTCATTATGATATATCACATACTATTGCACAATGTTTATATAGGTTTGTTTGGTTTTATTATACAAAATTGTTTTTGGAATATCCTATAACCGCACACGCGATTCGTTGTCCGGAATTGCCCGTGGTCAAGCTTGTTGGCGCATTTCCTTTTCCACAATCATCTTCATCGGCGTGTATAATGAGCCCGCGGCCAATAATATTTGCTTTTGACCCCCTTAGTTTGATAACATCATCGGTCATTGTATAGTGAGCAATACCATTTGCATTTGTTTGCAAATTGCCTAAATCGCCGACGTGGCGATTTTTTGTACCCGGGCATCCGTGAGTTTTTCCGTATGGATTGAAATGGGCACACATACTTTCGCATTGACTGGTTAAATCACCTGATTCGTGTATGTGGAACCCGTGTAATCCATTTTTCTTTAACCCTTCGACATTTATATCAATAACTACATTGTTATTTTTCAGATCTTCGGTGAAAACCACTGTCCCCTTTATTTTTTTTCCATAAAAAACGGCAATAGCTTGAATGGGTTTGCTAGACATATAACATATTTACACAAAATTGTTACTTTAATTATTACGTAATATAATAAAAACATTTTATTTTTATGCAATTCGTTTGAAATAGCATAAAAATAACCACAAACATCATAGTATTATGACACAAACAATCAATTCCATTTTAGAGAGGGAAACTATTGCAAATGAAATGAAAAAGAATCTATTATCATTTGAAGAGAACTGTAAAAATATCAATTATAAAAAGGGGTTTTATGTATATGGTTCTCCTGGATGTGGGAAAACACATTTTGTTATAGAAATACTCAATGAACTAAATTACGATATAATCAAATACGACGCCGGGGATATTCGCAATAAATCACTTATCGACACGATAACCAGTAATAATATGAGTAATCAAAATGTTCTCCAAATGATGTCCAAAACCCGCAAGAAAATCGCCATTGTTATGGACGAAATAGACGGAATGAACAATGGAGATAAGGGTGGTATAACATCGCTCATCAAATTGATTCGCCAGAAAAAAACGAAAAAACAAAAAGCCGAAAGTATGACACTAAATCCGATTATTTGTATTGGGAATTATTTCATGGATAAAAAGATCAAAGAATTGATGAAAGTGTGTAATACATATGAATTGAAAACGGCTACGTCTGTCCAAATATCCACTATATTAGAACACCATTTACCCCAGTTAGACAATTCTCTAAAACCTGATATAGTAAAATATATTCAGGGGGATATGCGGAAACTCTTTTTCGTAGAAGACATATATCACCGAAAACACGAAATACTTAATAAGGAAACTATTGCTCATATATTTCATACAAAATCATTCAATGAAGATTCGAAAAAAATAACCCAGACGTTGTTAAATGATTATATACCTATTGAACAACATAACGTATCTATGAATGAAACGGACCGAACTATCGTTGCACTTCTATGGCACGAGAACATTGTCGATCATTTAGCTAAAATAGACACACAAACCTCTTTCCCCTTTTATTTGAAAATATTGGATAATATGTGTTTTGCGGATTATATTGACCGTATCACATTTCAAAACCAAATATGGCAGTTTAATGAAATGAGTTCTATGATAAAAACATTTCACAATAACAAAATGTATCACGACCAATTTCATCATACTATAGTGCCAAATCAATCTTCCGAAATACGATTCACCAAAGTTCTCACTAAATATTCCACGGAATACAACAACTCGCTTTTTATTTTCGGATTGACACAAACATTGGATATGGATAAAAAAGATTTGATTTCGTTTTTCCAGGAATTACGACTCTTCTATGGTGCCAACTTTTTCAATGAATATGATAAAATGAATGAAATTGAAAAACTGTTTGAGACATATGGAATTAATAAGCTAGATATTAAACGAATGTATAGATATTTAGACAAAAATGTGAAAAAGGAAACTATTGAAGAAGAGGAAGACGACTCCGATGTATTATAGTTTTCGCTTGAAAATCGCCGCTAAAATACACAACGTACCTATTACTTTTTGTATAGTGACTTGTTCTCCATTAAATGCAAAACCATATACATAGGCCATAACAATACCTATATAAGATAATGGTGCATATATAGAAGGTGATAATCGAGTAGTTGCATAAAATCGGAGCAAATAACCACATAATCCAATTATAGCATTTATGAGCAGAGATATAGAAAGTGTTCCAGTCAATGTTATTTTAGCAATATCTTGGAATCCAATAAAGGAGAACAAGAAAGTTCCTGCAAAATACGACAAAAACAAGTGATTCCAGTTATTTGTAGTCTCTATAGCTCGAACAATAAAATAAATAATGGCCTCGGTTGCTGCCGCTAGCGCAATCATTACATATCCTTCATAGGGGAACATAGGACTATTATCGAACCCTTCTTTTTTGTCCGTATCATTTTTTTTCTCATTTTCAATAGATTTAGGAGAACCTGATAAATCATTGGACAATAATATTACACCGATTATAGATAAAAACATCAATGCACTGATGGGTTCTCCCGAAAACAATAAAATCATAATAGGATAAGTATAAAACAGTGAATATGCTATACCACTCTCTAGCAATTGGAATCCCCTATAGGAAGTATATACGTGAATAATTGTTATTATAGAAAGCAATAGTCCATTTTTAGAGAACATAGATTTAGCAATAAATCCCCAATCAACGAAGAATCCAGTTATAACAATATAGGTTATAAACCGACTCCATAATTGCAAATGGAGAGGTAAATCTATATTTTTAACAAATACTGGGTATAAACTGAGCAAAGCCTCTGAAAATATTTTACTTATTACTTCGAGATACATCTGATATATAATAAATATATATTTATTATACATTTTTATTCGCGTTGCATTATCATCATATAAACTAGCCTAGTGGCACAAATACTTCGGGATCACTTTTACCTTTTGGCATTTGTGTTCCTATGGATAATGACTCAAAAGGTGAATCTAACAAAAATGGATTCCCAGATTTAGGCGTAAAAAATTGTTCTACTTCGGGAATAGCAGACGGTTGCATTTGTATAGTCAATTCTTGTATTTTGGCTTCTTGCATTTGAATTGTTTCCATTAATTGTTTGATATGTTCTTGCTGGTTTTGCAATAGTTTGACTATATCTTCCATAGACAATTCAGTAGGGGGTTCTCCTGGTCTTTGTACAATAATTTTAGGCGAAGGTATTTGTCCAGACTTCATCATTTCTTGCATTTGTTTAGCTCTGGCTTCATCCATTTCCTTCAATTGTTTCACTACATCCGGTTTATGTTTTGAATCACCCTGTTCATAGTTTTTCAATTTCATTTCTATGTCCTTTAGGAAAAAGTCTAAAATCGGTTTTTCATCTTTGGTTCGAATAAACATTGGAACTGTTTTAGGCGATTCTTTAAACGTTGGATTTTGACCCGTTTCCAACAGTTTTCTCTTGTCAAAACTATTTTGGTCGTGGGAAAATACCAATATGGTTTTCATCGGGTCCAATTGAACCATTGGAACTGTATAGTTCTTTAGGAATACTTTTTCTTCAGCCAAAGATGCGCTATTGTCATATTGTGTATCTTTCAACAATTCTGCTTTGAATGCAAATGTGGCCGCCGTTGCGTGATTGGGTCCAAATGGCCCGCTCTGATACATTTTATTAATATGTTTGAAATAGACATACATCTCACTCGACCCAGCAACCATTGCTTTCGGATTTGCCAATAAACTTTCAACTGCGTGCGAAACCCGTTCTGGAGGGTAATAATCATCGTCATCCATATACACTATTATGGACCCGGTGGCGTGTTTGTGCAACATATTCCGCTTTTCTCCTAAAGTGATTTTAGTAGGGAGTTCAATGTATTTGATTTGAGGTATGTTATAGCTCTTAATAATATCACCCACTTTATCCGTTCCATCGTCTATAATAATCCATTCCATACGGTCTTTGGGATATGTCTGATTTAAAAAGCATTTGACAATCATTGGAATAAATGGTCGGCGATTGAATGTAGGCGTACATACACTAACAAAAGGCGTCTTTTTTTGTTTACTTTTTTTTCCCATTATACAAGTCGCTATATGTGTATGTATGTTGTATGTTTATATCTTTTGTCTATATGACTATTAGTCTATCAATTATATAAAAATATATGTATATTAACTTTTACTCGTAGAGGTTAAAATCCTATACGAGTAAAAGCAGACACTATGTAGTAGATGTTAATGTCTGGACATTAAACAATTTCCCCATTGTCAAAAAACATTTTTGTTTTACTTGTAAATCTGGTTCTACAAATATAACATTGTTGATTTGCAAGGCGGGAAGCGCAATTATTACAACAAGTATGTCCACAAGGATTCAAACAACAGTCTACCGGCTTGTCTCTACAAATAAAACACATCAATGTATTTTCTTCTTTTTGTGAAATATCAGAACTTGTACAAATAATATTTTTCAATATTTTGATTTCATTCACTAATTGCGATTTTTTCGTTTCATATTTTTCTAATAGCATTTTCTTATCGTATAATATCGTATTTATAATAGGCAATTTTGGGTCAGGTAAGGTAGGATTCAATACATCCGGACTATAGTGCAGTGACTCCAGTGCATTATCTCGTTTTGCTTTTTCGATAAGCCCAGTTTTGTAGTTTTCTACATATTTATCTACTATCGTAACTATTTCATCATAATTTTTTTTTGTTTTTTCTAAATCGGCTATTTCTTTATCTATATCAAATATTTCATTTACAATATGCTTATGTTCTTCTGTTAATAATGATATTTTAGTCTTAATTTTTAAGACATTTTCTAAAAAGTTTATATCTAAAAGAGATAGTTCAGTTGTACCATCCTTACTAGGTTCTATCTCCTGTCTATAGCCTTCCAGCAATAACAAATATTTATGCATAACACTATGATGACCATTATTTATTAAATGAAAATTATCTGTTGGGTTTGCCTTTGAACCATCCAATGTTGTATATCCCAATGATGATGCCATTTGTTATATGAGTATTTGTTATTAGTAGTTATATAGTATATTTAAGTTGTTTGAGCCAGCAATTAAAAATGGGTTAGTTAATAATTATTACAAGATATACAAATACAATCTACAAAAGTACAAACGCTACAATATTTATGATGAAAACAGCTGGGACATTATTTCGGCTTCTCTATTTTGGGCAGGAGGCAAGAAGATGGATGTCATTATATCGTCATCCCGGAAACGCACACTATAGTCCTGCTGGATTTTATTACGGCCAATACGCCCCATCGATTGAATGATTTTCTGTTGTGTCATATTTTGCAAATCGCGTCCAACGAACCCGTGACAGAATTGATAGTTTGTTCCATAGATGTAATCCGATGATGCTATAATGATAAACAGCTTTTGATTCATCGCCAGTCGCTTCATAACCTCCATATATTGCGGCGGATTGCTTTTGTCGAATGTCCCAATGCCCAAAATCAACAACAGCTTCTTGTTTGTATCCACGTCCAACATCATAATTTCCTTGACCGTCTGTTCTTCTATATCCGGAACAAATGCATTTTTTACAGGGTCCATTCCATTCGGTAGCCATAGATGTTGATGCTGTGTTGTATTGGGTAAATATACTTTATCCATACTCACTACTTGGATTTGGCCGCGCAACTGTTCCACTTCCTTTTTCAGCGTTTTTACTTCACTACTAAAGTTCTCGCGTTCCATCTTTTTCGATTTGTCCATATCTTTACCCAATTTATCTTCCAATAGTTTCTCCATCACATCGAGCTTCTTTTGATATTGATTGTTTCGCTCGATTTTTTCCAACATACTAGTGAAAACGCGCTCCGGGATTTTCGTCTGGTGAATCAAGAATGCACCCACTTTCTGAACATCTTCGGCCAAATAAATAGTGGGTCCATCTGTCAATGTATGTGCATCCGTAGTAGTGAGTAATATTCCGGCTTGTGCTGGCGTAGCCACCTGCGGTGTAGCAGCTACACTACTTTGGCGGAAAATAGTTTGACCACTTGGTCTAACAGTTTCTTCGCTGCGAATACTGCGCAAAGATATGTTAGCAGGGTTCTTCTCAGGTTTAGACAAGCATTCATACATCGCCGGCCACAACTCGAGATCAATCTTCGAAAGCAAATCCAAGTAATACACCTTGAGCCCATTCATTGTGACTTTGCGAATGTCGTCATCAAAGTAATACTCCATCTTGTAAATCTCTTTTATAACACCTTCGGTCTGATTAGCGTATTCAATGAATCGGATAATTTCCTTCAAATCGAAATAGCGCAATAACGACTTGTTTTCACTGCAATGCGCCGCGCATTCTTGCAACTTATCATATTGCGAAAACAGCAGATGAGGAAGCGCAGGTTTGCCGTCTTTGCCCAAAAGCGATATCGACTTCTTGCAATCGAAACTTTGAATTGTAAATACATCCGCGTCGTCAAACTTGGTCCGGAAGTCCATAATAGTGGGTGCCATTTCGTGTTCTTTAGGCAATGTAGCACACGATAATACTAGCTTGGAAATGCGATTTTCGGCCCAATTTTTGTGGATTTGCTCGTGTAATTCGTGCGTCTCATAATCCATCGTAATAGTTGGCTCATCCCAGTAAGTAACAATACGCGACTCTTTATTGAACGCCAACATATATTGCATTGCAACCAAATACGATTTCACGTCGCAAATCATAATTTCCACCTTGTCACCAATACTGTTATCCACTTTGCCAATACCACCAGATCGCTTGTTGATGGTATAGTCAGTTGCTGCGAAATAATGGAGACGGATATCAGACGCAGTTTCGCAACCAAATGCAAATGCAATCTTTTTTTCCACGGATATAGCACTTTTTGCTAAAGCGAGTCCGACGTGTCTCGCCACACACACAAAGATGATTCTATGGCTATTCGACAGGCCGATTGGCGACATTGTTTTGCCCGTTCCGGTTGGTGCCATATACAACACTAGTTTCGAGTTTTTGTCACGATTGAATATAGAGAACAATTCTTTTTGATGCGAATATAGACACAAGTCTTCGTATTTTAGCAAATAGGGGTTTTGCTCAATGATTTGATAAGAGCTATGCACCACGTCAGCAATGGTCGTTTTCGTCTTTGCATAATCGATTACCGACGAAACAAATTGTGAAACAAACGGGCTAATATATTCTATGGAAATAGTCTGAAATTGGATCAGTGAATACAAATAATATACAAACGGCTTATCGCCAACTACCTGATTGCTAGTACCGGCCACATGTTCACTGGACTTCTTGGATGATTTTTCTTTTTTAGGGATTTTGTAAGTGGGTTCCAAGAGAACCAGTTTTTCCAACAATCTTTCGCAAAAGTCCAATAATGTATATTCGAATATTTTGACACGACTGGTTGCAATATCCATATTTTCAATACGAATAGAATCGCCGCGTTTCAGTGCCTTACTGTCCTTTGCCGATGTCGTCGGCACTACAAATGGAGTTGTACCAGATTGGGCAGTGTATTTGCCAACGATTCCTTCAATAATTTGCTGGAAATATTTTTCGTAGATGCACGTTTCATTCGATGCCGTTTTTTCTAGTTTCATAAACTGTATAATCGACAAATGCCGGTTTGACCGGATATTCACATTGGCACTGCCTTCATTAATCATTTTTAATACAAATAATTCATCTTCAGGAACGCATATTTCAATACTGTTCCATTCAGCGCGAGAGAGTTTTGATTGAGTGAGATCCATTGTTATATTTAAAAGCTAGGAGAGATTGATTAGTAATATATGAAGAATTATATTCAATTCATTTTAATAAATAGTATTTTCAATTTTCTGTTGTAAAACACATAAAACATAAGAAATATATACATAATACTATTAGTTATTCATTATGTATATGTTATCCGGATGGTTTGAAAAACCCATAAACAAAATCGGATTTGAAGACGTTAAATATGCCATAGAACAACATTCTCATTATTTAATAATCAATACACTACCTGCATCCGAACAAAACTGTCTTATTAAAAACACATTACATTGTATGGTAGAAGAGACTACCATCAATGAAAAAATAGCGCAATTACAAATGCGAAAATGTTGTATCATTTTGTATGGCAGAAACTCGGCTGATAATAGCACCGACAAAAAATACAAACAGCTAAGTTATCTCGGATTTACAAATGTATATATTTATTGTGGCGGTCTATTCGAATGGTTACTATTGCAAGATATATATGGCCATAGTGAGTTTCCTACCACGGCAAAAGAACTAGATATATTGAAATATAGGGCGCCAAAACAATTCGATGTTCCGAGGATAGGATACTAAGATTTATTTAGGCAAAGTTGCCAAATAATTCAAAAACGCCCTGGTTTCTGTATATCCCCCAATAAACTCTCCATCTAAAAACACTACAGGAAAAGTTTTATGGTCTTGTCCAGATATTTGTTTGATAAATTGAAGAAATAGTGGTTTCGAATGTGCAATATACTCATCACAACATATTTCATCCACTTGAGGTTCCTCGTTTTTTAATAATTCCATCACCATTTTGCAATAGGAACATCCTGATCTAGTATAAACGGTGTATAATCCATCCATTGGTTTTAAATAGTCCATTTTTTGTATATATTTATATGGTATATATTTACTATATTTTTTATATAGTAAATATTTTAGTTTAGTTATGCGCGAGTTCTCCGTGTTTTGCCAAAGTTTTGTTTCTTTTGTTTCTTTTGTTTCTTTTCACCGCGTTTTTTCGTTATTCGTTTTCCACCAGTAGATGATACAGCTGATGGAGCTTGTGCAGCTGGTGCAGAAGAATCTCGGTTAATTAGGTCGGTTTGTACAGAACTTATAGTTTGACGAATACTCACAATGTTAATAGCTGCTTCTGCCGTTTTAACCGCTTCATCTGCACTTGCTTTTATTTGTTGAATGGTAGTTTCAAGTTCATCTTTTACATCCAATACATATTGGGCAAGTGCTATATTAAATGATGTATTCACAAATGTATTCAATTGTTGTAATTGAACAATCATTTCCCCAGCAATACCATATCTATAAATACTTTTGCCAGCGGTTTTCAGTTTTCTAAATACCCAACTAGTTGCATTTGTATTTGCATTTTTATTATAACCAATTCTAGGTTGAATGGTTTGTCGGCTATCAATATAAGCCAATAGTTTTTCGTTGAAAGTGCATCCTAGACCTGAAAAGTTTAATGAAGCTTTTCCACATTCAGGATTATTGTCATACTCATATTGTCCTTTGGCTATCAATTGTTTTGCAATTAAATTAACTCGCTGTTCCGTTAAAACCATACTGAGTAGAGTAATATACAATTCTTCCAATAATTCAATCAATTCTATAAACTCTTTTGGCGTAGATTTTCCACCTTGTTGAGTAGTTGATGTAGTAACTTTAGTGGAGGGTGAATATAACTTTTCCATTTCAGCTATTTTGGAAAACATTTGGTCGGTATTTTTAAATATAAGATCTCCAATAGCGATTAATTTTCGGTCTTCTTTAAACTTAACAATAAACTCTCCAGCAGTCTCGAGTATTTCTCCAACAATAGGAACTGCCTTAAGGACAGTGTAAGCCGGCGAAAAAAATGCAAGTATTCTATCTATTTTGTCAATCCTTTGAAAACTGGCCTTCGATTTACTTGATAGTATATCAGATTCTTTTTGCGAAACTTGCTCTTTTTGTTGTTTTAATGTTATTTGTTTTTGCCGAGAAGATTCTAATTCGGCTTTTCTGGCATCTACTAGTTTTTGTATTTCTTCAGGTGATAGTTTTTTCATTTCTTCAGTGGTCGGTTTTACAAAATCGTCTATATTAACATCTGACGAAACGTAATTAAAACCTTCAAACGGATCTGCAGTATTGGGTACCTGTATATAGTCACTAGATACACTTGTTCTATCAGTGGATACAGTTGATCTATCAGATTCTAACTTTACATCGGGGATACCAAACTCTTCAGTAGGTTTATTAACTATAGGGTTTGGTCTGTATTTAAACAAATTAAACATTTATACGTATATAGAATATACATATAAAAAAACAATCATATATGTTTAAAAAGTATAAATAGCACGTTCTTTCCATAAGTCTCCATAATGTTTTTGTTTTTGTTTAGCCAGCTGTTCCATTCTATATTCCGGATATTCTTGTAAAATTATTTGATTTTTGTATATAACAAGGGCTGTTTTGTTAATATTATCATGTACTAAATCGAAATTTTCAGCCATACTTACATTATCGTGTATATTTCCGAAATATAGTTCTCCTAAAAGCCCTGGACCAGTTGGATATAGCCAATTAAACCCATAATAATTGGTTTGTGTATTGCGTACAATACTTTGAATACATTTAAGAAATAGTGGGTTTCCCGGTTTGGCAATAATAAGCGCATTATAAATACCGTGTGTCCCCCGTTTCCAATTACCTGGATCCGTATCCAATACAAAATGTTCTCTATCCATTATATCGGCGAACTTGAATCCATCCGCGCACTTATATTTTATATCCAAATATACACCTCCTTGGATATACATAACGCAATACCTCCATAAATCTGCCTTGTAAGCTCCTGGTACTAATCTATTATATGCTGTCACCACATCTTTCGAAAAATTGTTTTTTATAAAATTGGCACACTCTTTATCATCATATAAAAAGTATTCTAGTTCCGGATTGTGTTTTTTAAGGGACTCAACATTTTCTTGCATTTTTGGGGGGAGTTCTTTACTATGCCACGTTTGGAATAATTTCATTGGAATAACTGTGGGTAGTCTGGGAGAACTTGGTCGGTTATATGGGTTGGTTATTATTTGTTTGGCTTTTATAATATTATGTAAATACAATTCTTGGTATTTTCTGTGGATCATAAAAATAGCGAAACATATAAAGGCTACAGCCAAAATATGAATACATACGGTTATTACTCGTTTAGTTTTCATTTATATTATACATATATTTTACTAAAATGTGGTTTGATACCCTCTAATACGTATAAATAGCACGCTGATGCCATAATTGTGTATAATGCCGATTTTTTTGTTTAGCCCGCTGTTCTTTTCTATATTCAGGATACGATTGCAATATGATTTGATTTTTATATATAATCACATCTGCACCATTTATCATATTAAATACTATATCGAAATTATCAATCATACTCACATTATCGTTTATGTTTCCGAAATAAAGTTCTCCTAAAAGACCCGGACCAGTTGGATATAGTGGATTGTATCCATAATAATTTATTTGTGTATTGCGCACAATGTTTTGAATACATTCAAACAATAATGGATTCCCTGGTTTTGCAACAATAAGCGCATTATAAATACCATAAGTTCCCGGTTTCCAGTAATATGGCCTCTCCAATACAAAATGTTCTCTATCCATTATATCGACGAACTTGAATCCATCAACACATTGGTATTTTATATCTATATATACTCCTCCTTGGATATACATAACACAATACCTCCATAAATCTGCCTTGTAAGCCCCAGGTACTAATGTATTATAGGCCTTTACTACTTCATCGGAAAAATGGGTTTTTATAAACTCTTCACAGTCTTTATCGTCATACAAAAAGTATTCCAGTTCCGGATTATTTTTTCGGATCATATCACTATTTTCTTTCATTTTTGGAGGGAGATCTTTGCTATACCAGGTTTGGAATAATTTCCTAGGAACAACCAACTGGTTCGGAGAACTTGGCGGATTATATGGATTTTTTACTAATTGTTTGGCTTTTATATTATTATGTAAATCCACTTCTGGATCTTTTTCATAGAGCATAATAATAATAAAACAGGTAATCACCAAAACTACGATACTAATGCCGATGTATATGATTGTTTCCTTTTGCATTTGTATAATGTATATAATATAGTTTGTATATATTATGGCAATATATTATGCTTTTTGAAATAGTCCGAACAAAAAATTGATTATAAACACATATAAAATAATAGTGTCATATAACATACACACATACTATACAATGTCTGCTACTAACAAACCATTATTGGCAACTATTGAGGGAAATATTGGGGCAGGTAAAAGTAGTATCATAGCAAAAATGAAGGAAAAATATGCTGGTCGATCCGACGTCGTATTTGTGCAGGAACCTGTAGATATTTGGGAGACTATTTGCGATGAAAATGGCACAAAAATGTTGAACTTATTTTATCAAAACCCGAAGGAGCACGCATTTGCTTTCCAACAAATGGCATATATCACTCGTATTTCACTGTTGCGCAAAACAATTGAAGAAAATCCGGATTGCAAGGTCATCATTTGCGAACGGTCATTGGATGCCGATCGCAATATTTTCGCTAAAATGTTGTTTGATGATGGTATTATCAGCAAAGTGTGTTTTCAAATATACAACCTCATTTATGACGAATTTACTGGCGGATTTCCCATTGACCGTTGCATTTATATTGATGCCGACCCGGAAGTGTGTTTTGAGAGAATAGCGAAAAGAGCGCGTTCTGGCGAATCTGGAATTGCATTGACATATCTTGCGAAATGCAAGAAATACCACGATGACTGGTTACTTGATTCCACTACAACTATGCCACCTCTATTACATCTAAAAACAAATGAAAATGCGACATATGCAGATGGTGATAATGATGATTGTGGGAACAAGTGGATACAACAAATTATGGAGTTTATTAGTGCATAGATATTTATCGTCGGTATGTTTGTTTCTTGTGCCTCTTCTGTTTTCTTTTCGTATTGCGTTTTTTCAAACCATTGGTTTTAGCAGTTTTTTTCATTGTTTTAGATCCTTTGCGCTTTCTGCCTCCTTTTACTGTGTATTTCTTTGTCTTTGGAGAACCAGTTTCTTTACCATTACTAAATCCCACTTCCGTCTTTATAAAGTTTCCGTCTTTATCTACTGCCCAAGATATTTTACTTCCGTTTTTACCGTCAGTACCTTTTGGAAGTTTTGTTGTTTCATCATATGGTATAGTAGTTTCACGGCCAGTTTCATCTTTTAATCGAATAAACGATGAGCCATTTTCTTTATAAGGTTCTCCCAATCGATTAAATATTGTTCCTTCATTACTTACAGAACCGGGGGCAACACCAAACTCTTCTTCTTCTTCTGCAGTTGCCGCTGCAGGTGACGACCCAGGTTCAGATGCAATACCAGTAATATCTACACCGAAATCGTCAGAACTCGTGGTTAGTCCCTTAGTATTACCTTCAACAATGGCTTGCAACTCGATAATTCTTTTATTGGCTTCTTCTATTTCTTTATTTAGTTCAGCCATTTTGGTTTCGCACGCACTATGTTGTGCAGTGAGAGCTTGTTGTCTTTCATACAAATCATCTATTTTACGCTGATTTTCCATAACCTCTTCATTCGCTTTTTCTAATTGGGTGGTTTGTTCAGCTAATTGTTTTTGCTTTTTGATAATCTGGGCCAAAAGTGTTTTATTTTTTTCCCTTTCTTCTGCAGTAACAGTTGTGGAGGCGTCTAAAGCATTTTGTAGTTTGGTTATATCTTCAGTTGCTTTGTCGTTTGCGTTTTGCAATTCATCAATTTTCGATTTAATTTCTGTCTCTTTGGTATTATATTCATTTTGCAATCTAGCAATTTCAGCATCTTTTTCCTGGGTTATATTGGCAATTTCAGCATCTTTGTCCTCTATTGCCTTAGCATTAGCAGCTGCTAAATCAGCTTTTTCTTGGTTTAATTTGTCAATTTCAGCCTGTTGGCCTGCGGATAAGTTTGCATTAGCATCTTGTATTTCTTTTATTCGAGCATCCATTGCTGCTAGTGCAGCAATATTAGCAGCTTCTAATTCAACTTTGTCTTGGTTTAATTTGGCGACTTCAGCTTGTTGGGCTACAGATAAGTTTGCATTTTGATTTGCTAAAGCATCTCTCTCTTGGGTTAATGTATCAATTTGAGCTTGTTGGTCTGCGGATAAGTTTGCATTAGCATCTTGTATTTCTTTTATTTGAGCATCCATTGCTGCTATTTCATCAGCTTTTCTTCTATCTGCTTGTTGTAAATCATTTAATTGAACTCTTAATTGGTCGGCGGCTTGTTGTTCATTTGCAATAGCAGTATTTAATCCAGCGATTTTTGCTTGTTCTGCTGCTAAATTATCGGCAGCAGTTTGCAATGCCGCATCTTTAATATTTATTTGGCCAGTTAAATTACCGATTTCTGCAACTCTGGCTTCGTTTTCTGAAATAGCTGTAGCAAGTTTCGCTTTCTCTGTAGCCAATTGACCTTCTACTATCTCTTTCGCTTCATTGGTTTCCTTTATTTCGGCTTTGGTTTTTTCTTGTTCTGCTTTACTTATAGCAACCGTAGTTTCTGCACTACTTTTGGCAGATTTCAATTCGGTTATTTTGGCATCAACGGCTGAAGAATATTCATCGATAGCCGTTTTTAGGTTAGTTATACTAGTGTTCAAATTATCTATACTGGACATATTATATATAATAATAAGAGGTAAGATTATTACATATAATACAATATTTTGTATAAATAGATATACATTAATAGTTATAAATACAGTGACTATGGAACGGCTAAACTAGCAGTAGTGTTTCTGACTTGAGTAGTCAAATCGTCTATTTTTTCTTGTTGTTTTTTCATTGCATCATTGAGTAGATTTATTTCAGCAGTTCTATCAACAACACCGCCTATGTTGGTAGTAATCGTATATTTTTCAGGACGAGACGGGTCGTCAGTCGGATTACCCGAATATTTAGGCGTTATATCCGCTGAATAAACTTTGGTTTCAGTATGCGGTTTTGTATAATCAGTTGTGTCTGCTACATCAAGTACTGCATTCATTTCCACATTACCTCGGCGTAATTGGCCTTCCGTAACAGTAGGATTAATAACGGTTGGCCCAGATGCACTTGCAGTTGCTGTTTTATTCATAGATGCTTGTAAAATAGCAATAGCAGTAGTTAGCACATTAATGTTATTGGATGGCGGAGCATTTGGAGGAGGAGCCGCTATAGGACCAGGTTGTATATGTCTTGCTAAAATACTTATAGCAGTAGTGAGAACGTTTGTATTCATTTCTATACCAGTATATACTATATTTTATAATGAGCTTTTACTAAGTAGTTGCTAAATATATGATGTATTGAAACATCATATAACTAAATGGTTGATATTGAAACGCCAGACATTAAAGTGGCAATTTAAACAAAGATGGGGGAAAGTCCAAGACCAACGCCTAAGCCAAGACCGTTGCGGGCAGACTCAGAGATGGTGGGGAGGAACACATCAAGGATGCTAAAGGTGGCAGCGGCAGACAAGGCAAGGATGATGACTTCCTCGACGTTGAGTGACTTCTTGGGGATGACAATACTGACAACAGCAATGACAAGACCCATAACTAAATACTTAACAATTCGCTTAACAAGTTCAGAAAAATCGAAGCCCATTTGGATTCTTATATATAACGAAAACAAAAAAATATATTGGAATACAAAGAATAAAAACAAATATATAAATATAGTAAATTACTTAAATACAGTTTTGCTAAATATTCTATAATGTCTAACCCAACTACTTTTGAAAGGAAGAATTTGCAAAACGGAAAACCTAATCCTAAATATGTTGATTTATGCGACGAAGATCCACCCATCGCTGGCCAAAAGTTCGCGTGTATGTCATTCGTTTCACCCGAAAAAATCTTGAAAAAGCGCGAAATCTTTTTATTTGACCAATTTATTCAACAATGGGATTTTACTAAATCTCTTTCAAAGTTCTTTGACTTTTTGCATTTTATGGCATACAAGTATAATTTGAAAATTGACGATTTAGTTTCGGATTTTAACGATTTTGCTAAAGAAGAGGAAATCAAGATTAAATCGGTTTCTGTGGAAGATGACTTCAAAACGTTTTTGGATAAACAAGAAGACACTCTTACACAGCAGTTTCAGAAAGAACACGCGTTCCAAACTTCCACTCGTGGGCTCAAGGTTAGAGGCGTGTACCCTACGCAAGACGAAGCCGAGCTTCGCTGCAAGAAACTGCGCGAAAATGACCCGAATCACGACATCTTTGTGGGTCCAGTAGGAATGTGGATTCCTTGGGATCCTGATGCTTACAAGACTGGCCGCATTGAGTTTATGGAAGAGCAACTCAACCAACTGCATCAAGAGAAGCTAAAGAATGAGGAAAAGGCAAAACAAGAGTTCGAACAGCGTATTAAGGAAACCAAGCGCAAGGCTATTGAAGAAAACATCAAGTTGGCCGAAAAGAGTGGTAATGTGCTTACCCAAACTTTAGACGAAAATGGCAATTTGATTGGTGTTAAGGAAACTGTTGATTTTGAAGACCGTGAAGTTGCCGACACTGCTACTACGGATATTCGCAACGAATTGCTCCGAAGCACTTATGCCAACAAGGAATAAATGTGTAATAGAAAATACTGTAAAATTATTATATAATATAGAACCTATAGTATATAATATGGAGGTGTGTCAATACAAAGATTTATTTGGTAAGATTGGAACTGGTATTCATTCGTATCGTGTATTCAATATAGCCTATTTAGATGTATTAGTAACTGTAATCGGTGCTTATTTTTTATCAGTTGCATTAGATACGCCATTTTTATATACACTGATTGCATTTTTCATACTCGGTATAATAATACACCGATTACTGTGTGTGCGCACTACCATAGATAAACTGTTATTCCCATAATATAGATTTCTTTTTCATAATATATATAAATACTATTATACATTATGATGCATACTGACAGCGAACAAACTGCTATAGATATAATGAATGCAATGAACGTAAATACCGGTAACCCTGGAGAAAAACGCGAAGATAAAGCAACTCGACGTGAGACACGATATGAAACTTGGAAACGCACTAGAAAAGTGAAAAGTGGCTGGACAAAGTGGTGTTGTTGTCTATTTAAACCGTCTACTAGCGAAACCAAAAACTTGGACACGACTCCGCTTACTGCAAGTACTTCTTCAACATCCTAAGATATTTACGCAATCTTTTTCTGTGAAAAATAGTTTTCCACCATAAACTTACCAAACAAATACAAGAGACCAGCTATATAAGCGTCAAATACTAGGATCACCGCATAATTTCGGTATGTCTCTACCGGAGGAAAAAAGTAATATGTTCCGGTAAATAATCCAGCAGTCAATTGTGCAATTTGCATAGTAGTTATATACATTCTTAACCCGCGAATATTCACTTTAAATAAAGTTGACAAGTAATATGAATACATTATTGTATGAACCCCGGCGTTTAAAATCGTTCCGAATATAACCATATCGACATCATATACATAAGATAAATGCCAACAAATTACCGCACCTATATGATGATATTTTTGTAAAAAAATAGGGTCTTTACCCTTTACATATAGCAAAAATGTGTCAAAATATTCATAATATTTCGATATATAAAACCAAAAAATCAGAGATTTTACATATGGGTCTGACATATAAATATTATTTCCAGCCATAATTCCCTGTCTATAAACAATAGTACCTAGCTCTTTGCAAGTAAAGAAACTGAAACCGGCCAGACCTGCATTATGAACTAATGAAAAATAGTATAATGAGGTTTCGAATTTTTTTTTATCAACCGTTGAAAAAAATGTTTTGAGAAAACTAGATATTTTTATATATACAATAGTTCCTACTATTGGAAAGAAATGAGGGAACGGGCTGAGGCAACGTAGCCCGTGACCCAGATTCCGGATTACGTTGTAAGCAGGAATCTGTATAATAGTATAGATATTCATACTTTATATATTGTATTATTGGCTATTTATATTTTTTATGAAAACTATTTATATAGTATACCTATACCATATACATATATGTGGGACATTTACGGAAAAAAATATGATTTAAGCAATTTTGCGAAATATCACCCGGGTGGAAGTGAAATTATAGAAAAAATGCGCGATATGGGAGATTGCACTGCATTATTTGAAACATATCACGCCTTTTCTGATATAACTGCTATACGCGAATCTCTTAAAAAATACGAAATCGCGGACTGCAGTAATTCTGTAATAACTACTAACCCTACTGACCAACCCGATTTCACAACCTATCATAAATTGATAGACGAAATAAAATCCGTATTTCCGGATCGTGCTTCTGTAAAAGCACCACTTTCTTGGTACTTATGGAATACTACGGCTTTATCTATAATGGTATTTATTTATTATCAATTAATGATTATACAGAATATATATATAAAATGTGGGCTAGCAATACTATGTGGAATTATTGAATCGTCATCTATATTGTACAATATGTTACACGATGGTTCTCACTATGCCATATCATTACACCCTACCGCCAACAATTATATTTCACGCATATCTAGTTCGTGGTTTTTATGGAATCATTTACTATGGTTATATCATCACGTTTATTACCATCATTCTTTTACTGGAGGCAAAAATGATCCCGACCTGCATTTGTATAACACTAATACATCTGTTAAAAATAGTGATAATATGACTATTATAGCAATGGATGTATGGTACTCTATTTTTCCTGGACAATATATTGGACAAGCATTGTTATACCTTCGCAATTCATTCAAACATACAATATTGCTATCTGATTTGAATATACCAAATATAACTTATTACGACGAGGTATCTGTAAGTATTATGTTAGTAAAACTATACTGTTTATGGTCAATGGGGGTTATACCGAGTATTTTGATAATAACAATGGAAAATACATTCTATTACATAAATGTAATAGGTGATCACGATTTATTTGAAACATATGAGAACCATTATGATGGTAATGATTGGGCTAAACGACAAATATGCAATTCCGGTAATTTTATGAACGAATATTGGTTGTGGACAATGTTATTTAGTGGAATAAATCATCAAATTGAACATCATTTATTTCCAAATATGTCTGGACATCAATATGCAAAAATAGCGCCCATCGTAAAACAATTTTGCAAAGATAATAATATTCCATATGTCCATAAACCTACGTTATTAGATGCATATAAATCATTTACGAAACGAATATTGATAAACAAATAAACAAACCGGTGGTTTACCACTTGTTTTTCTTCACATTGATAGGCGGACCAGCATTCTTCTTTTTGTTTTTACTGGGATCATATGCCTCGTCTTCATCATCATCGGCCAATGTCTTTGATATTTCCCAGAACTCTTTGGAACCTAACTTGAAATCCGGTCGTTTTTCGGCTTTGTACCAAAATATTTGGTCTTGTAATTTATTTGATTTGGCGTTGTTGTTTATGACTAAACATTCGTAGTTCTCCGTAGTTTGGTCCATAACTGAATTGAACGATTCAAACGTGGGAAACATAGAAGCATAGTTCTCCCATATGCGTTTCCTATTTGTCATATAGGGTTCTCTCAAAATAAACACATAATCAATATTAGTTCTCAAATTGGGCGGAATACCCAATGGGTATTGCATAGTAATAATCAACATAACTTTCCAGTGACGGCCGTTCATAAAAAGCAGACGCATCATTTTGTCCCTGGTCCAAGTCTGGTCATACAAACAATCATCTAATATCACAAATGTACGGGGGTCAATCGTACTACGCCTATATGTTTCTATTTCTTTATTGACTTGTTTCAAAACCGTCCGCTGACGCTTCAAAATGTTCTCTATTAATACCGTATTGTATTCCTCGTGAATAAACAATTTAGGAACGTGAGCCGCATAAAAACCGTTGCCCGCCTCTGTCCCCGAAATAACGGTTCCAATGGGAATATCTTGATGGTGATATAGCAGATCTTGAACCAAGAAAGACTTACCAGTATCTCTTCTCCCAATCATAACAATAACCGGGCCTTTGTTTTCATCCGGCTTGAATGTAATCGACTTCATATCAAACTTTTTCAATTCCAATGTCATTGTTCTCCTAAATAGTATAATAATATAAGCAGTTATTTTTGCGCGGATAACACAAACGAGAACGCCCCTTTATTTAGCAACACAATCGTTTAATTAGACCGGTTTTTATATTTATCACTAAATATACAGGATTTAGGAATATGCAAACCCAATATCGAAAGTCAGATATAGTCAATTTAGAGAACTTACAAAATACATATCAAATAACCGATCACGACACTTTAAACGGATATATGCCATTCCATATTACTGGTCTGCAGCATTATAACCCAATTTATTCTTGTTTTTTTGAATTAAATGAAAACAATGTACAAAAAACCACTTTAAAACACAAATATGCTATACAAGATTTACAAACTGTTGTGGATACCGAAACTGGAGAACTTTTTACTAAATCCGTGTTCATAAAGTTCTCCCCTTTACTAGATCCAGTGAAATATATGATTGGGAAATACGATGTATCAAATGATGCTATTCGAACATTGCCAACGCTTAGCAATAACCCTCATCATAAATTGGCCGACCGAAACAATGCCTCCTATATCGACTGTTTTTTCAGTTACTTAAGTAGTCAGCTATTGCACAAACACGGCCTAGTCAATGCAATCGACTTTTACGGTTCTTATTTAGGGATCCAAGAGAAATACAAAATGAATATTTCCGATGATATAGAATATTTATGCACTTCCAGGTATTTTAATGAGAACGTGGGATCTTTGTTCAAAGTTTCCGAAGAAATACCGGGAAATGGAAATTATGGCGATGGGTCGCGTGGCAATAAACAACGCCTAAATATACAAGGTTCTCTAAATGTCCATAATATTTCATTGATAGATTTGGATATTGAGGAATTGGATCAATCAGTAAATGAACCTGAAGGAGTTAAAGAAAACACGGTAGAACATAGTTTGAAAGAGTTTGATGGTGAGGGCGTTGTATACGAGAAACCGTTTAGTCATTCATCCACCATTTCATCTGATTCGTCCAATGATAGTAGTCTAAACTATAGTACGGATGAAGAATCAGAAGAAGGGGACGAAGAAGAGGGCGAAGAAGGGGATGAATCAGAAGAAGAAGGAGAAGGATCGGAAGAATCAGAAGATGAATCAGAAGATGAATCAGAAGATGAATCAGACGAAGAAGAAGATAATATGTATTCCTATATGGACAATTTCCCTATACAAATGATTTGTCTGGAAAAATGCGAAGGAACCATCGACCAATTATTTGAAGACGGCGAATTGTCCAAAAAAGAGGGGGCGGCGGCACTTATGCAAATCGTTATGACTCTGATTGCGTATCAGCGCGCGTTCTCCTTTACCCACAATGACCTCCATACCAACAATATTATGTACGTAAATACGGACGCCGAGTTTTTGTATTACAAGTATAACAAAAAAACCTACCAAGTTCCCACTTATGGCCGCATTTTCAAAATCATCGATTTCGGTCGCAGTATTTACCGATTTTGTGGGAAAATGTTTTGCAGCGATAGCTTCGCCCCGGGCGGCGACGCCGCCACCCAATACAACTTTGAGCCATATATGAATGATGACAAGCCGCGATTGGACCCCAATCCCAGTTTCGATTTGTGCCGTTTAGGCTGTTCCATCTATGACTTTTTAATCGAAGATGAGACAGAAGAAGATATGGATACATTCCAGAAAACGGTTTATAGGTGGTGTTGCGACGACAACGGGAAAAATATTTTGTATAAACGTGACGGAGAAGAGCGATATCCTAGTTTCAAGCTATATAAAATGATTGCCAGGTCGGTGCATAATCATTGTCCTCAAGCTCAATTGGACTACCCATTTTTTAGCCAATTTGCGCTTTCTGCTAAAGAAGTCAAAAAAGTGGTGAAAGGCACCGTGGTTATGGATATTGACGGCATTCCTTCTTATATGTAGGCGCGTAGTTTTGCAATGAGCCACATTGCCGGAGTCTCGTTTTTCCCGTGTAATATGGAATCAAATGTTTTTTGTGCATATTCGGCGACGGTTCCACCATTGGCATATACCCATATTGTGTATAATGCAAATAGTCCGATTAAGGCATATATATCTTTTATGCATGTTTTTGTGTTATAGATTGTGTATAGGGGTATGCCCTTGATGGCGATATTTATCAAGATAAAAAGTGCTATAGTAGAAAATGTTGCGCCAAATGCTATAAATGCAATCAACATAAGCGCGTTCTCCATTATTCCCAAAACCAATCCCCATTTTGGATTATAGGGCGTCAGTTTTGCCATATAGGCCAAATACCACGCAAATACCCAATAGGAAAATACCAGGTCTATTCTTATAAGCATATATATGTATTTGATATATATATGTTTTGTGTAATGCAAGAGAAACCCGGAGTTCGGAGAACGAAGGGTTTTCGCACATTTTCATTCGCGTTGCTCCTGAAAATTGCGGATTGACTACGTCCTACGGACTTCGTAAATCCTTAATTTTCTGAAGTTCTACAAAGGAAAATGGTCTATGGCCTAGTCCAATATTTTTTGCGTTGATTTGTCGATATTATTGACAATGTTCTCCACCGATTTCACATTATCTTCGGCCATAGTATCACCATTTAAAAACTCAATCAAGTTCAGTATGACTTTGATTTTTTCTTGTGTCCATTGTGCATTGAGTGAATTCACGATTTCTTGACCATATAGCGGAGTCATACCATCTCTATGGAAAATCTTGTCGTTGTATATATCATCAACGTAATTGGCTATCAAAGTATAATAGTAATTGATACAAAGGCGAATAATGGCGCAATTTTTGTAGGTTTCCAGCAGTTTTTCTAAACCTTTTTGGGCGCATTTAAAAAGGATTTTCATCCTGGGGGTTTTTTGCGTGTATTCTTTGGTAAGGAATTGCTGACACGCAACTTGTATGGGGTTATACATATATTGAATATCGGTCCGATTAGTGTTATAGAAGTATCGGCAGATTGACTGGAACGGCCCCGGTTCTTGGAAATAGAGAACATTGTTTTGGATGCAGATTTTGGTGCCGATGGGTTTATTGCTTAATATGGCGAGTTTGATAATGACGGTCAGGGGGTCTAAAATAAAAAGTTTGGTATTAATGGCACTGTTGTTTTCGGGTAATGTATTCGGATTGATGAATTGGTTGATGGAGTTCATTTTTGTGGGTTTAGGTTTGGATATAGTTATATACTATATGCAAATTGTTTTTATGTGCTTATTCATTCATTCTTTCAGAAAAAAACGGTTTCAGCCACTTTGTAGCTCTAGATAAGGCTCTGGAGACTGCATAATCCAATATTAGTGGCGGAACCATTGTATCTGTCAAAACTTGCGCACTCAAATAAACGCGACAATATCCCGCTGGCCTATCTGTCGGTACTTGAACGTGCCAAAATCCGTCTGCTTCTTTCACAACAAGATTTATTTGATTTTCATCTAAACTAAAATTTAATAGTCTTTGATCAGGTAATACAGTGTGTTTTACATTAGCACGTATCAAGAAGCTAGTCAATGCAAACTCTGCCACTGTACTTATCCCATCACTACTTATTATTTTAGAAGATTTGACAATAGGAATCATATTTTCATACATTGCGATTTGGGTTAAAGTATCAAACACAACATTCGGAGAACATTTAATATCGACAACAACATAACCAGAACCTCTATATCCATCTCTGTATTGTTTTTGTATCATTCCGCCGGCCGCAAGGATCATTTTATCTTGCACATTTAAATAAGGTAAATTGGTAAGAACCAAAGGTTCTTCATACGGTTCTTGAGAACTTGGTAGCAATACATCGCCTGAACTAAGAACCTTTGCATATGATGTATTCGAATACGGCTCCCCGTGAGAAATCTCAGGCACATTGCATTCGCAATTATTGCAGCCATATCTTTGTATGTAGCGAAAACATTTGGACACGGTGCGAAACCCGAATGCACTAGCAAAATATAACAGTGATAAAAATACAATAGAATGCGTATTGAAATACATTGTATAAATAATAAAATACATATAGGATATCTTTAAGTGTTTAAGTTTTTATAATTGTTATTGGGAAGTATTCCGGAGGCGAAGATGAAGGAATACGAGGAAACTCCAGAGAACGTAGTTCGTAGGAGTTTATGAGGGTGAAAATATTGTAATTTTACTATATATAAAATTGAAATAAATACTTGCTGTTAGTAATAATATACATACATATATTCACAACAATGGTTTTCATATATGCACTTCTATTGGAAAAAGGTAAATATTATATTGGAAAAACTAATAATCCGCAATTTCGCCTGGAAAGTCATTTCAATTCAAATGGATCAGAATGGACTAAACTGTATAAACCAGTAAGAGTTTTAGAACTTAGGTCAAATTGTGACGAATATGACGAAGACAAACTTACAAGACAATATATGGATAAGTATGGTATAAATAATGTTCGCGGCGGTTCATTTGTTTCTATAGAATTAAACAAATCCACATTAGATACTTTAAAAATGATGAGTAATAGCACAAGGGACAAATGTTTTACTTGCGGTAAAGGAGGTCATTTTGCTAAAGATTGTCCAGAAAATGAATGTTGGGAAACGGATAGTGATGAAGAAGTATTGTGGGAATGCGACTATTGTGGAAAAGAATTTACAGAAGAAAAAAAATGTGCATATCACGAGAGGTTTTGTTCCTCAAAAAGTAAAAAACAACCTGTTTATGAAAGTGAAGATGAATCAGAAGATGATTATGATTGTTGTTTTAAATGTGGAAGAGAAGGGCATTATGCTTCAGCTTGTTATGCTAAAACTCATATCAAGGGATATTATTTGAAATGATTTGATGTCCTTATTGCATTCAGTGCAAATATATTGGTATTTTTATTTGATATTTAGGAAATACTATATCAAGTTATTCTACATAATAACCGGGTTATCAACAGAATATTCACAAGATGTCTGACAACACTTACCGCTAAGTTTGGATATACCACTTGATACTAATTGTCCAGTTGTTCTTACTAAATCTACACTTGCGCTTACTATTTGGTTTGTATCCGAATCGTATAAAGAAATATTACTATTGTATTTGGGATTATTATAATGAAATATCAATTTAAGATTTGCAGGAAGAGTTATATTTGAACTACTATACGGTATATTTTTAGAATAAGCCGTTTTGTGTATTATTTTTGCATTAATCGTATATTCTCCACTATTTACACCATTTCGCATCTTTGATGCGAAATCAGTGGCACGTTCCTCACTTATAACTGCCCCCTGTGGGGGCGTTTTGAATGAGGAAAGGTGTAAAACTTGCAATACATCATTTAGACTAAACGTAATTTCACCGATTTGAACATATCCGTGGTCATCTTTCATTGTTTGATAGTCCAAAATCTCCACTTTAAATGTTTCCGATTTGGTTGGGTGTAAAGTCTGTGCTAAACAATCAAAATACGAATATTTATTTCTAGTAATAGGGGTTTCAATGAATGGCATTTGTATATAAACATATGGAAATATGTTTATATTTCTACTAAAAATACAATTCTAATACTAAGCCAAATACTTTGCCTTGAAATCTTCAGGTGTCATAATAGGTATTCCGTGTTCCACTGCATATTTCGTCTTGTTAGACACGTCTTCCATAGACTTCACTATAAGTACAAATGTTTTTGACCCTATAGTATCTTCCAAAGTCGCCCCCCGGGCTTTAAGTTCTCTTATAATATCTTGGTCCCGGACTTTTGTCATAACGATTTTCTTGCCATACAGTGGATTAGATTGATCTATTGAACTTTGCACTGCTTTAGCACTAGCTTTAGTCTCTACTGGACCCGGGCCCGGGGCCTTACCACTGAGTTTATCCGATTGGTCAATACTGTCCAAAAACTCCACAAATCGGGGTATGTTTTCCACAAACAAAGTCGCCGTTTTGTTTTCAATTCCTTTGACCGCCTTTACTTTAGCAATCTTCGCAGCCGGGTCTTCTTTGGATATCAATATATCTGGATGAGCTTCTAAAATGGGTTCGATTTTCTTCGCACCTAAACCGCGACCCATTGTCCCCGATGCAACCATTAAATCGACTATAGATGCATTTTGGACTTTTTCCCTTATGTTTTCCACATATTTATCAGCCAACGTCTTGTATCCCACTTTAGCAAAATCTTCTTTGGTCATTGCCAAAATCTTGGGTATCGTGTCATATCCCGCCGCCATCAGTTTTTTTATATTGCCGGCTTTTAACCCTTCGACTTCCAAATGCGTGAAAAATGCCGTCAGATTCTTCTCCTGAACTGTCGCGTTTTCTCCTGCGTTTTCGAGTAATACATCTACTCGAGTATCATTCCATTTGTATGACTCCGCGGGCATTTTGGCCTTTTCGGCATGAACAATGACTTTCAATATTTTCGGTATAACATCTCCCGACCGGATGATTTCGACGATTGCCCCTATACCAATCATATTGTCTTCTATAAACTTGGCATTGTATCCCGTGGCATATTCGATCGTCACCCCACCAAGTCTTACTGGTTCAATGCGCACCCGGGGTTTCAAGAACCCGTCTTTACTAGGAGACCATAATACATCCACGACTTTTACTTCGGCCTTTTGGTCCGAAAGTACCATTTTAAATGCAAATGCGTGGTCGGGGTTTCCGGAAATACGTTTATGTACGGCATCATCTGTCACTATAACACCATCTATCTCATATTCATAGTTGGTACGCCAATCCACCAATGTTTCTGACAAGCTTTCATTGGAAAGAACATCCAGGCTCTCGTTTTGCACCACTTCAAACCCGGAGGCTTTCAGTTTGGCAAGCTGCTCGCTTGGTTTCAATTGAGGCATAATGACTTCGTATGTTACAAAATGTAAGTCGGCCGTTTTTTCGTCGGCTTTCTTGGAATTGACTATACCAGAAACTAGATTACGGGGGTTGGCAAATTGTCCGGCATACTTTTCCGCAAATACTTTTTTAGGAATAATAAACTCACCTCGGACCACAATGCCTTTTTCTAAAGGTAGCTTTAAAACTGGCAATAGGAAACTAACATCTTGGCCGACTTTTCCATCGCCTCTTGTAAACAATTTAGGCACATCGCCTTCCGTGGAATACAATCCACTTACTCCATCCAATTTACAAGAGAGAACATATGGACCCGGGTATTTTTTCACCCAACCTGAAAGTGCATTGGAATCTGGTTTGATTTTGTCCATTGACCACATTTCATATGGCAATTCCACTTTGTTTCTAGCTCTATCGGCTATCGGTGCTCCTACTTGTTGTATGACTGCATTTGTGGGGTATTTCTTTTCCATATATTCTTTGACAATATCATATTCATTGTCGGTCATTAAATCGCCTTTCTCATTGTAATAGTTGGCATTAGCAACCTGCAATAGGTTTGCCAATTCTTCTTGCGAGAGTTTTTCGAGGACTGTTATACCAATATTTTTGAACTGTTGAATATGGGATTTGGTAGTTTCTATAACTTCTTTAGGCATAGTTTGTTCGGGTTTATTTACTATGTATTGAGATATTTTTATATCCATTGGTTTTTGTTTTTCTGTAGATTTTTTGGGTAATTTCTTGGATCCTTTTTCGGGTTTTTGAGTTATAGAAACTTTAGGTGAAAGTGTTCCCTCCGGGGTTTTTACTTTTGTGTTTTCTGGGAGAACTTTAGGAAGTTTTTTGGTTGTGTTTTTGGCCACAGGTTCTTTAGGAACATCTTTAGCACTATCCAATTTGTTGTATTCTAGTTTTGCAATGGGGTCCTCCGGAGTTTTTATTTGGATAGGTACGGCTTGTTTAGGAGAACTTGATTGAAGTTCTATGGGTTCTCCTTTAGGGATCTTCTCCTTCTTGTTTTTCTGGGTTTTCTGGATTTTAACTTTAGGTTCTTTGGGAACTTTAGGAGCTTTTTCCGTTTTCTGTTTTCTGGGTTTTTTAGCAATATCAGATTTAGGAATAATGATTGGTGGTTGTATTTCTGTTGCAGGTTTAGGGGATTTAGAAACACTTGGTATTTCTATAACATCCGATTCTTTCAATTTAGGAGAACCTGGTAATATTTGGATGGGAGGTTTAGGCGTTTCTGGTTGTATGATATTTGGTTCTTTAGAAAGTTTTTGGGTTTTTGTTTTACGTGTTTTCTTGATAGTTGGACCTTTAGGCAATTCTTTCATTGTTTCTTTTTGTAAAACCGATGGAAGTTGTTCCGCGGAATATTTAGGCATTTTAGGTTCCTGTACTTTTTCCACTTCCGATTTTTCTACCCTTTTGTTTTCCAATAATTCTGTGCAAAAGGATTCCAACTCTTTTGGATCTTTAGGAATACCTTTAGGTAAATCTTTAGATAAATCTTTAGGAAGTTTTTTGGTTGGGTTTTTCCGCGTTTTATTTTGGGATTTTGGATAACTGTATACTTCTTTGGCCAAAGATTTAGACACATTATTTTCCACTGTTTTTTGCGCAATTTCTTGCGCAATATCTGGTTCTCCTACATTTTCTATAACAGGAATAGACACCGGCTTACCATCTTTCGAGACAACGGCGCGACCATCTATACGCGCAGTCGGTTCTTTATATACTAGACCCAAATAGTCGAAGATTCCCCGTTCATCCACAATATTTAGGATAAGTTTTTCCTCCTTTTTCTTATCCACCACTTTCGACAATCCGTGTTCATTTAGCGATAATCCTTTGGTCAATGCAAACCCACGCATTGTTGCATTGAATCCCTTGCTTCCTGTGAAATAGAGAACTGCATATGGATACTCCTCGGGTGTAGTGTATAAAAAATCCACACGCCTAGCAGTGTAGCCTTCCTTCAATCGTGTTATAACCAAGCATTTCGATTTACCCATAGAGAGAACTTCAATGATTATTTTTGTGGCTAACAATTCATCTATCCACTGGTTAAATGCAGCGGCATCCTTCGCCGTTATAATCACATCTATGTCACCAGAAGTAGTTGCACCGCGTCGATAACTGCCAACAATTTCGTATTTCATTTCGGTCTTTTTACTCACGGTTTCATAAGCAGTTTGGAAAATAGCTGCATATTCGTCGATTTCTTTGCGGGGGATTTTTTCAAGTATATCTTCGTAGTATTTTAGGCCCACTTTTTGGACATCGTTGAGAAGTTCGTTTTGCCGTTCTCTCAATTGTGCTATAGAGGTTACCCCTTTTCCTACCAATTCTTTGGCTTTTTTGGGTCCAACTCCATATATATCACTCAAAATGTTTTCCGGGTTCTCCTTTTCCCGTTCCAAAATATCCAATGTTCCTGTTTCGTCGTATGTCTTGAGTTTTTCTAATATAACAGGACCAATGCCGGGTTTCCCAGCCAAATCGGCTGGCTCATAAATGTCATCTGGTATAGCTAAAATGGTTTCTTGTGCTCGGCGATACACTCGTGCCCGTATATTATCCCCACGTTTCACCATTATAGTCAAAAGTTCTCCCATTAGATTGGAATATACTTCGTTTTTTCGGGGTCTTCCAGGTACTGGACTAGCTATAGCTATTGTTGCCGTTGGCTTCATCTTGCGAGTATATTTTCGCTTTGGTTTGGTCTCTGACATAATATATATTTACAGCAGATTATATAAAAATAATACAAGTAATTATATTATTTTTATATGAGTATTATGACTCCAAAATATCCAATAGGGACTATTATACAACATAATAAAGATGAATCAATGCAGCGCATCATATTGTATATTTTCACTAGTTTTTACGATGAAACTGGGCTAAGTGCCGAAATATATTATCAAACAAATATACTCGAAAACACTATACCACCGAGTCCATTGAAAGAAAGTGCTATAGATATGTATTACACTATTTGCACACATTCTAAAATCCAGGTTCGTCAGTGAAAACAGGGGTATTTGCAGCAGAACTTAAGGTAGGTGTTGCCGTTATAATATTGAAAAAATCGTGAATATGTTTATTGAAATGGAAATAGGTGAAAGACGCCGCCATAGAAGATACAAAGACAATTATAGTTTCTCTAAAAATTGTTTTAAACGGTTTGATTTCTTTGTCTAAATACTTCATTTCCACGATTTTCAAGACAAAAAATACTAAAGTGATGGATATAGCTAAAATAAGAACTTGTTCCATAATACATTTAATGCCGAAGTTTTAGCAGATAAACAAACGCAAAAACCATTAACTTTTGTTCGTAGAGGTTAAAATCCTCTACTAATAGATGTTAAAATTGACTATTGTAATCGACAATACGTATATCATTTAAAGTCTCATATTCGCGTTTTAATGCGTTTTTCTGTATTTTTTGTAATTTATGTTTCTTGGATGCATATATTTTATAAACATATGCACATATTACACAAAAACAAAAAGAACCTATTCCAGTTGCTATACCAAATAATGCAATATTATATTTCTCATAATTCGAAAAATCAATTATGGTAGTATTGATAGAATTATTGCTAGCACTATGAGTTGGTATAGCACTATACGTAGGAATTGTTGTAGGACAAATCGTATCAGTATTTAAAGGCGGCATACTATTATATGAAAAAGGTATTGGTGCATATGAATATACTCCACTCGTTTTAGAAGGACTATAAGTTGGTATAGCATTATACGTAGGAATTGTTTCAGGATAATTAGTATCAGTATTTAAAGGCGGCATACTATTATATGAAAAAGGTATTGGTGCATATGAATATACCCCACTCGTTTTAGAAGGACTATAACTGTATCGATTTACAGTAGGACGAGAACTTGGGTAATATATACTTGATGGCATACTTGTATATATTTGAGTGGGTGGAGGCGGAGGTGACTCTATTTTTTCGTGTTCAGATGGTTCAAATGATGGATAATCGTACATATTTATATGTGGAATATCTTTCCATGTTGCAATCTCGAATATATCCAGATTATTAAAATTAATTGAATTACTTGGCTTGCGAAAACTTAATTTATAATTTTCTAGATATTCGTTATATTCTTCTACATATTCTTTGTATTTCATTATGCAAATGCTATTTTCAAAAATACTATATAATATATTATAGTATTTTATGTCGCTAAGGCGGTGCTACGATTTTTACATCAGTTCTTCTATATCCAGGGTTATATGATCATCTTGTGGATCCATTTTAGAAGTGGGGTTCTCATCCATATCCAATATATCAAATCCACTTAAATCAATGGGTTCAGTATGGATCTTGATACGTTCGTCATCATCATCACTTTCCTCTTCTTCCAATTTGCGTTTAAAATAGCGGTCTGCACTAATAGCCTCTAACCTTTCTTCCGTCTTCGGTGCATTGATATTTTCTACTTTCTTGGACAATGGATCTAATACCGAATCAAAATCATTAAATGAAATGCGAGTAACTGGGTTCTCCTCATTCAAGTTCTTCACACCAGGTGTAACAATCGTTTCCTCTATTTTATCACTTGATGGTGTAATAGGGTCGGCATTCGGTTCGGGCGTTTTTTGCACGGTTGGTTCAGCCGATTTATCTCCAGGTTCCACCAAGTTCTCTATAATAACTTCTTCTTCATGTTCCACACTTTCATCCATATACGCGCGAATAATGGCCTCTGTTGGAATACTTTCACGTATAGCAACCAATATACATTCTTGCACGATTTGTTCAAGTTCTCTATTATTCTTTTGCACCATCAATGATGTGATATTGCGCTCAAACAAATATACGTTCTTATAGACTTTTCGTGCAACATTGATATAGACTTTGTGTATAAAATGGTCCAATTTAGGAATAGATATATCAATCTTCTTTTGCTTGTTTCCCACGCGGATACACGTGAGAACCTTGAGTTGTATAATATGCACACACGTAATTAAATCTTCTAAATAGTTACATCCACTTCGTTCAATAATACGTTTGCGTTCTTCTTCTACTATGACAGAGTTCCATTTATCCACGCGAGATAAAAGGTTTTGAAAAGTCATCAAATATTTCGTGACTTCGCCATTATCCACGCACATTTTCCAGGCTTCATTATAAATGGACCTTACGCCTTCTATGACTAAAGGACATAGAATACTTAGCAAACGACTGCACCATTCATTTCGGGATTCTTGTAAATTGGATAAAACAAAATCGTCCATTGTCTATAACTAGTTATAGACAAAGTATTTAGGCGGTTTTTACACAAAACCTTTTAATCGATAATAATAAGAAAAACATTAGCATTTTTTCGCAACGAAACTCGCGTCGTATTTTGTGATATTTCATAGCTAGCTCGGATTTGTTTTCTGCATTTATCAACGGCGTGTCATTTATCCAATCTATTATTTCTAAACAGGAGAACCCGTGTTCGTAAAAATGACATACTAAATCATTGAGATTATTTGTTGTTAAATAGTCAGGTTGTTTGAAACAAATGTCGAGTTTATTTGAAATATATGAATACTTTTTATCGAGTATATCATTTATTGGATACTTTTGGTCTAAAGAATGTGTGTGTAAGTTTATAATTTTCCCATCCACCATATGTTCCGGAACATAAATCGTGCAAAATCGGGATAAAATGGGATTTAGCAATTTGTTTTTGTTTTCTATAATAATAAAAAACCGTGTAGTATGGCTAAATAATTCTATGCAACGTCTTAATGCTGATTGTGCATCTATCGTTAAAAAGTCGGCATTTAGGAGAACTATCGATTTAAACAATATTCCATTATTGAAATGTACGTTGGTTTTTGCAAATAATTTCAAGTCTTCGCGTATGAACTTTATTCCTTTTCCGTGAGCGCAATTTACAATCATTACATTGGACTTTATCTTTTGTTTGTCCGATTGGTATATTTTATTCAAAAAACTGTATATGATGGTTTTCTTACCTGTACCGTTTGAGCCATAGATGATGATATTAGGTATTTTTTTGGTCTCATAAAAGTAATTGAGTTTTTGGTTTATCGCATCGTGGTGAGGCAGTATTTCATTATTTATCATTATCGCCTAAATAGTATTTTTAAAATACTATTTTTATGTGGGTTTTTTCCATAGTTATTTATGTCTAATAAACTCAAGAGAGTTTTATTACATTTGTACATAGTTTCGTCATTTCATATCGTTCGTGATAGATAGTTTTACGGCGCAAATTGCACGATAAACACGCAATTAATAAATTGCCTGTATTATGGCCGTGGTCATTGTCTATACGGTCCAATGTCCATTGTAAAGGGTCTCTAACTATTTCGTAGAGAACTTTGATTTCTTTTTTGCAATAATGGCATTTTAACTTAGAGTCAATAAGTAATTCTATTACATTGGTTATTTGTACAAACAAGTTAGGATTATAGAGATTTTTCGCTATATCTTGTGATTTATATCCGGATATTTTTTGGGTGAGTTGTTGTAATACGCACATTTGATGAGGGGTATGATCGGTTGTTTGAATATTTTTCAACAAACATAGCTGATTTTCTGTTTCATAATCTTCTTCGGTAAAACGCCATCTTTTCGTATTCGTTATAACACGTTTTTGTTTCTCCTTTTCTAATGCAATCGTATTCGACCCAAACTCGTTCGAACTACGTTCTACAGAGTTTCCTTGATATCGTACTGCTCCCTTCTGGAATCCGGATATCTTTGCAGTTTCACTTAGCATCATATGAGAACTTGTGTCTGACCTAGGTTCAGACCTTGGTGGTAAGGATTTTTGTTCTGGTAATACAATAATCTTTTTCATTTATATAATATGTATTGTTTCTATATATCATTTTCCACATACTCACCTAGATAAATATATAATTGAAAACGAGATAAATATAAAACAATATACAATATATCATATAAAGACAATACTTCTAGAATATGCTTGCAACTGCTAATACATCTATACCTACACCTACGTATACTAATGCGGTAAATATGAATGCTATTGACGCATTATTGGAAACTGAGAAGCAAAAAAATAAATGTGATTCTTGGAATAAATTGGATAAAACGGTAAAAACCCAGAAATTGCACGCTTTTGCTGAAAAATACGGGAAAGAGCACAATTATTCCGCAAAAGATATCAAGAACTTGAAGGCGTTTTTTGTGAGTTGTTTAGAAAAGGCGAAATTGCAGAAAACGAAAGATGTTGTCTATGACAAAGATAGTGGTGAAATTACGAGTATTCCTGCACTATTTTTTAATAGTATCAGTCATACATTCACATTGAAAATTGTGGATAGCAAACGGGTAAGTACATTAAAATCGCTTACTCCAAAGAGGATTTCTGAGAAAAATCAGGACCCAGTTTCGCAACCCGAAATATAAAATTGATTACAAAATAATCTAAACATAGTTCTATATTTATAAATATACAACTATTACAAAATGGAACCTATTGAAACCCAAAGTATTTCATCGGAGGATGACCACGATGATGAAACGTTGGAAACGTGGTTAGATTTATTGGACGATAAAGAAATAGAAGAATTGTCAGAAACCGTTGCCGAAATGATGGAAGAATATGTATATGGCCAGATTTCGAAAATATCCGATCCCAAGTTCTCCACTATTGTATGTGACGATTTAACCGCTTATTTCTTTGATATATGGACCGATGCCGAAATATGTATGGATAGCGATGCCGACTACAAAGAAGTGCGTCGATTTATTGGCGAAGTATATACTAAATATATGGATGAATATAGCATTTTGCCACCGAGACAATGTGCTATAGATTCCCCGTGTATAAAAGTGGATGTTGCTCCAAGCTTGGAAAGAATAGCTACCATTCCACAGCCAAAACAGAAAACTAGAGAATGGTATGAAAAAAGATATGGAATGCTAACGGCAAGTAATATTTCGAAGGCATTGGGATCAGAATCCCAGAAAAATAGTCTGATTTACGAGAAATGCAAACCACTTACTATGGAACATCAATATGCGAGTGTAAATACCGAAAACTCGATGCATTGGGGAGTGAAATATGAACCGATTAGTGCCGCGATTTATGAACATATGTATTCTGTAAAATTGTCGGATTTCGGATGCATTCCACACGGGAAATATGTATTTATCGGGGCTTCGCCCGATGGAATTGTATGTGATCCCGACCATCCTCGATATGGTCATATGGTTGAAATCAAAAACATTGTAAATCGTGATATAACCGGTATTCCTAAAGAAGAATATTGGATACAAATGCAAGTGCAATTAGAAACGTGCAATTTGGAATATTGCGATTTCGTAGAAACACGTATCAAAGAATATGAAAATGCCATAGAATATTACATTGACAGAGAACATAATTACAAGGGAGTAGTTCTCTATTTCGTGAAAAAAATGTTGGTTGCGGGAGCTTTGCCATCAAGTGGTATGGAAGACGGTCGTTATAATGTACCGCATTATGAATATATGCCTTTAGACATTCCTATTTCAGAAACCGAACAGTGGATTCAAGATAAAAAGGCCGAATTGCAGGAAGAATATGTTTTGTATAGAACGGATTATTGGTATTTAGACAATATTTCTTGCGTTCTCGTTCAACGAAATCGGGAATGGTTTGATATGGTTGTTCCTCAGTTTATAGATATATGGGAAACGATTGAAAAAGAAAGGGTAAGTGGATATGCACATCGCGCAGCTGTTAAAAAACCGAAACCATTGGTAGTGATTCAACAAAATACGGATGATATCACTGTAATGATACCAGGAGGTGTAGGAGGAATATGTCTGATTAAATTGGATGAAGTGGGAAATAATATATCACAACCTTCGACAACCGATTTACACAATATATTGCTCTTATAACCACACATAATACTATAAAAATATACAATACAATATATAGTAATGTTCTTTGATAAAATAGTAAGCTATAGACAAAAAGTCTTTTTTTCCATCATTTGTGCCGGATTATGGATATATTTTCGTACAGCCGATTGTTATAATATGATACCTAGACATCATATATTTCCGGTCATTTTTGTTATGGGCTGGACATACTTGAACTATTATGAACCGCTGTTTTTGCCGATTGGATTAAGTATTTTAATAGCATATTCCAAACTAGGGAGAATGTTTGATAGTGCAGAAATCGAAAAACCATATACTACCAATAATAATATACAATTATCAATGTAAAACCGCTCTTGTTCAATCTCCATATCTATATTTATATAGATATACGTGTCTATATAAATATACAAAGTAAAACGACATAAATATTTTATACTATAAATAAATAGTATCGTATAAAAATATGGCATCTTTTGAAAATCAAACAATGGACGAGATGTATGTCACGAAACGAAGTGGAGAACGTGAAATCGTATCTTTTGATAAAATCCTCCAGCGTATTAAAAAATTGGGAGCAGAAGCCGGAATCAAATTGAACTATACTACTTTGGTTATGAAAGTCATCGATCAGTTATATGACGGTATTTCAACTACAAAAATAGACGAATTGTCTGCAGAACAATGTGCATCTTTGGCAAGCACCCATCCAGATTATAATACTTTAGCTGGAAGAATTGTCGTATCCAATCACCATAAAAATACTCCTACCAAGTTCTCCGATGCAATGCAGAAGTTATATGAACACTTGGATAAACACGGAAAACAAAGTCCATTGGTTTCCGCCGAATTATATGATTTAGTAATTTCTAAGAAAGACGAATTGGATGCCATTTGCGACTATAACCGTGATTATTTGATTGACTATTTCGGGTTCAAAACACTCGACCGTGCTTATTTAACGAGGGTAAATAGAGTCACTATTGAACGCCCGCAACATATGTGGCTAAGAGTTGCTATAGGTATTCACGGGCAGAATATGGAGAAAATCCTGGAAACATATGATTTAATGTCTAAAAAGTATTTCACCCACGCAACTCCCACTCTTTTTAATGCCGGAACACCTCACCCACAATTGTCGTCGTGTTATTTACTATCTATGGAGAGCGATAGTATTGAAGGTATCTATAACACATTGAAAGATTGTGCTCTCATTTCCAAATGGGCGGGTGGAATTGGTCTCCATATACACAATGTCAGGGCATCGGGTAGTCATATTCGTGGAACAAATGGGTCGTCGAATGGAATTGTCCCTATGCTCCGTGTATTCAATAATACGGCTAAATACGTGGATCAATGTGTCACCCCCAATACAATTATTTACACAAAAAATGGACCAATGGCTATAGAAGATTGTATTGCAAATGACACTGAGGTAGAGAATCGCGAAGGACAATTTGAATATATTGAAAAAGTATTGGAACATCCATATGAAGGAAGTATGTATGAAATCAAGACGGCATTAAATGGTCAGCCGTTACATATTACTCCAGAACACCCTATTTATGTGGTAAAAAAACCGGAAATGTATTGCGATACAAATGCGTGGATAGGTAAGCCGGAATGGGTGGATGCAAAAGACGTTGAAGTAGGTGATTATATTGTTCATCGTGTTCCAAAAGTGAGTTTTAATTATCACGAATTGTCACTCGATATTTGTTATGCATACGGTCTTATTTTATCAGGAATGTGTATTGCACAAACCCAGGAAAATGCAAACAATATATCAGCTGACCGCGTAAGACCAAACTGGATGTATGTAGTTCATAGTCCTAATAAAATTGAGGAATTGGCCCAATTTTTTGGCGCCAATGCAATTAACTATGAGGTCCGCTATATGAATTACTATAATTTGATTATGTGGGAAAGAAATACTGTATTGCCATTTACAAAGAGTGATTTTATGATTAACGGCAAATTACGGGTAGGAAAGAAATGGATTCATTTGGACGAATATAGGACAGCCCGTATATTAGAAGGTCTTGGAAATAGTGATGATATTACACAGATTTCTGTGGATGTACAGTATTTGAAGTTGCGAATGGGTAAATTGCCAAATAATTGTATAGCACACGAGTATAGTTGGCTGGTTCCAGTAACTTCGACTAAAGAAATCCAATATAGTGGTCTAGTGTATGACTTGCAAATGCGCTCGCAGCATAATTATATGCTCGCTGGCGGATTGGTCCATAATGGCGGTGGAAAACGCAATGGTTCGTTCGCCATTTATTTGGAACCGTGGCATTCGGATATAGAACATTTCTTGCAAATGCGGAAAAATCACGGGGATGAAGAATTGAAAGCCCGGGACCTCTTTTATGCTTTATGGATACCCGACCTGTTTATGGAAAGGGTTAAATCCGATGGTCTATGGACCTTGATGTGTCCGGACGAATGCCCCGGCTTATCCGATGTGTATGGCCCAGCATTTAAGGAGTTATATGAGAAATATGAGTCATCAGGTAAAGGTCGTAAGGCAGTAAAAGCCCGTGAATTGTGGTTTCAAGTATTGGATGCACAAATGGAGACCGGTACTCCCTATTTGTTGTATAAAGATGCTTGCAATCAAAAGTCCAACCAGAAAAACATTGGCACCATTAAGTCGTCAAATTTATGTTGCGAAGTGGTGCAGTACTCTGACGACAAAGAGACCGCAGTTTGTAATTTGGCCAGTATTGCACTTCCAGCATTTGTGGATACTATAACAAATCCTCCCACATTTAATTATGAAAAACTACACGAGGTTGCGCAAACCGTGACATACAATTTGAATCGTATTATCGATGTCAATTATTACCCCACTGAAAAAACACGTTTGAGTAATATGAGACATAGACCTATTGGTATTGGTGTGCAAGGATTGGCCGATGTATTTATGATGATGGGTCATCCATTCATTAGCGACGAAGCTAAACATATTAATCGCATAATATTTGAGACCATTTATCACGCGGCATTGACCGAATCGTGCAATATGGCTAAAGTAGATGGTCCCTATTCCACTTTTCAGGGGTCCCCCGCTAGTTTAGGCGAATTGCAATATGATATGTGGAAAGTGGTTCCCACCGAGGGTAGATATGACTGGACTGGTTTGAAGGCTGAAATCCAAGCCCACGGCCTCCGTAATTCGCTCCTTTTAGCACCGATGCCTACTGCATCGACTTCACAGATTCTGGGTTATAATGAATGTATTGAGCCGATTACTAGTAATATTTACAGTAGGCGGACGATTGCTGGCGAGTTTATTATGGCCAACAAATATTTGATGAATGATTTGCTAAAGTTGGACCTATGGAATGAAAAAATCAAGAATAGTATTATTGCAAATCACGGGTCCATTCAACATATCGACATTATTCCGCCAGAAATCCGCGATAAATACAAGACGGTATGGGAATTGCCAATGCGACACTTGATTGATATGGCGGCGGATCGTGGAGCATTTATTTGCCAAAGTCAGAGTCTCAATCTATGGCTAGAAGACCCCAATTATTCTTCCTTGACATCAATGCACTTTTACTCGTGGTCAAAAGGATTAAAAACAGGTATCTACTATTTGAGACGCCGAGGACGTCATCAAGCCCAACAATTCACTATTGAACCGGAAAAAGGGAAAGTGGCGGAAGAACACGACGAAATCTGCGAAATGTGCTCATCTTAGTCATACATAAAAATAACAATATAAAAATATATGAGTATATAAAATAATATATCAATGATACCTTATTTTATACAACGTGCAACCCCCAGTGATGATATCCGTGAAGATAATATAGATACTAGTCCAGGGTGCTCGGAAAAAGAAAATATGGAAAATGAAATAATAACCACTATAACAACATTTATGTATGAGTTTTGCAGTGAAAAATATGGATATGACATAAAAATAACATCGTATGAAGATTTTTGTAATCAGTTTTGGGAAATATTCGAGTTTCAAATACGATATTGGCAACAAATATTTAAAGTTTTTTATTTTGAAAATAATCAATGGACTGAATGGGATATTTCAGAAAATGCAGATAAAATATATGATTTTTACGTAAATACTTATTTATTATAGGTTTAGGGCAATATTATGCACCATTTTCATATAACACTTCAAGCAGGCCATTGTATCCACCATTGAATCGTGTAAGTTCTCCGGAATATTACCGAATAACTTTTGATGTAGCTCAGATAGCCTAGGGAACTTTTTGTACTGATATGGATGACCCCTTTTGTCAATTGCTTCCACTATAATAGAGCATAATTCGATACTATTAGCCATAGTGCAATATCGCTCCTTTTTGTTTGCTAGTTCATATCCAGTATTAAGAAGGTCGCATAAATGCCGGGTTTTGCGCCCCGGGTTGCGCGCCAATTCAATACGCACCATTTTGCTATCGAAATCTATGTTGTGTGCGATTACTTTTCCACAACTTACATACGCATTGTATAGCTCAGTCAGTGCTTCGGTTACCACTACACCTGTATTGCATTTTGCCCTAGTTATTCCAGTGAGTTTTTCGATTTCGGGAAGGATTTGGACTTTGGAAGGAACATTGATGTAGCTATTGTATGTTTTTTCTATTTTTTTCGAATCTGTATTAAATACAATAAAGCTGAGTTGCAATATATATGGACATAAATCAATGGAGGGTTCTCCTTTCGGAATAAGACCGCTAGTTTCAACGTCGAAAATGAGAACAAGATTGGACATTTTTGAGTATTTCGAATAGATATAATAATGAATAGTGTATATATCCTATTATAAGTAATTTAAAAATATAATCAATTTTCTAAAACATATAAATACACGGTAACTATTACAAATAGAATAATGGCAACCTATTTTGAACTTAGTTCTACTAATGTTAGCATAGAGTCAGGATATACCCTTACATTTGTAACTTCTTATTTGCACGATAAAGACAATTCTCCTCATAACGATGAATGGAATGTGGGACGTTTAGCAGAGTTGGTATCCATTGGAATCCCTCTTTATATTTTTGTATGTCCTGAAAATGCAGATGAAATCGCGTTTTTGCAAGGAGCAAATAATATTCATATCGAAGTTATCGATAAATCCGAATTATGGGTTTTTCAGAAACTTTTAGAAAAACCTTATAGTTTGCCAGAGTATCGCAACTTGGAAAAAGATACGAGAGATTATTTAGCGATTTCACATTCTAAAGTGGAACTTGTGAATCGTGTTATAGAACATAATCCTTGGAAAACCGGACATTTTGCCTATGTGGATTTCAATATAACCTATTTATTTTGGGATAAACTGAAAACATATGACTATTTGAACCAATTTGCTAAACGTACATTTTTCGATAAAATGCTTAGTTTTCCGGGATGTTCAAGTCCGGTTCCTATAGAGAATGTGGGTGGATTAGCCGACACAATTTGCTGGCGATTTTGCGGCGGATTTTTCGCAGGAGATGCTGGGTCTTTGCAGACTTGGTGGAGAGATTATCAGGGACATTTTGTGGAATATTTAGATATATACCAAAAACTTACGTGGGATGTCAATTTCTGGGCATGGATAGAAACCGTCAAACGATGGGAACCGAAATGGTATTCGGCGAATCATAATGACAGTATTGTGACCGCCATTTCGGCAGATTCTATAACGAAAAATATGTTGTCAGTTTCTAGACGAATTAAGCACAATTATCCAGTTATAGCACAATTTCGTCCGACTTCGTCGTCGTATTTGAAAACAGTTGATGGTCGCAGATGGCTAAACACGCGATACGTGAATTATTGGCTGTATAACAATGGTTGCTATGGCTATCCTACGAGTTCGCACATTATTGAAAACAAAAATATGTTGTGTGAATTGGACTCGGAACTTAATCCGATTATGGATACGTTTGTATTAATAGATGAGCAAATAGATATACCAAAATATCCGGGGGATACATTTTCCAAAGGTTTGGAAGATGTTCGATTATATAGGTCGGATTCCGGGGTGAAGTTTATTGCCACAAACGTGGATTATTCGCCCAATGGTAAAAACAATATGGTTATAGGTGATTATGCCCCCGAAAATCACACGATTTCTAATGTACAAGTTGTATTACCGCCAGTCGAAAGTTGGTGCGAGAAAAACTGGATACCGATTTCTTCAGGAGGGTCAGACGATTTGTTTATTTATAAATGGTCGCCTTTTGAAGTAGGTCGTGTAAATACATCGACGGGAAGTTTAGAAATATTGATGAGTCATATGATTAATGCACCCTATTTCAATAAAGTCCGCGGTTCTACGACATTTGTTGAACGGGAAGATGGTTTATTAGGAGTAGTGCATTTTAGCGAAGACCATAACCCCAGGCATTATTATCATATATTGGTATTACTGGAAAAAGAGAGTTTGCGGCCATTGAAATATTCGAATTGTTTTTGTTTTAAAAGTTTAGGAGTAGAGTTTTGTATTGGATTTACAGATGAATTGGCAGATGAATATGTTTTTTGGACTTCGCAAATGGACCGAGAGCCAATGACGGTGTTCATACCTAAAGTGGAAATACCACTGTGCTTTGATTTTTAGTGTATAATGTATTGACATATACAGTAAAAATAATGTTGTTATTTTGTTTATATAATATATAAACTAAATATCGATGTTGAACCGTATGAATCCATTTGGCGCATCAGCGCCGCAACTACAAACCCTATTACCTGGATCGGTTACAAATGCAACTGAATATACATTGAAATTATTGGTAGATGATACTACAAATGATATATATGTTATTAGTAAAGTTGTGAATAATCCTATAGACCCTGCTGAACTTATGAGATTGCAAAGAACTGCGCACGTGCAAAAAGTATTTGCTAACAATAAAAAAATCGATGGCGGAATAACCAATTTTGTAAATATTGGATTTGATAATGCAGTAGGTGATATACCAGGACCAGCGGCAGGACCAGCGGCAGCACCAGCACCAGCACCAGTAGCCGCACCCGCAGCCGCACCTGCGCCTGCACCAGTAACAGAAGCAGATATAACGGCTTTATTGACGACTGTTCGAGGACTTGTAAATGCAACTGCTGATGCTGATTATAATGCTTTAGTGGATGCAGACCCAGTCAATAATGCTATAATAGATGTAGTGAAAGCAGGTGCTCATCCAGCGGCAACTAAGGCCGACGCATTACAAAAATTAGATAATGCAATTGCTGAAGTTGCTGGAGTAGCTATAGTTGCTGGCGATACTGTTGAAGGAAAGGCTATAGACCTTGTAACTAATGCTGCCATTGTTGCACCAGTACCAGCACCAGCACCAGCACCAGCGGCACCAGCGGCACCAGCGGCACTAATAACAGAAGACGAAATACGGGATTTATTAACATTAGTTGAAGTAGAAGTGCAGGGAACTGCAGACGAAGCAGCTTTCAATGCTTTAAATGGTAATATAATAGATGCTGTGAAAGCTGGAACACACCCAGCTGCAACTAAAGATGAAGCAATACAAAAATTGGCTAATGCAATTGCAGCTGTTGCGGGAGTGCATATAGACCCTGCTGACACTGCTGAAGGAAAGGCTATAGCACTTGTAACTGCAGCAGATGTTGTTGCAGCAGCACCTGGTATGCCCGGTGGAAACCAATATGTTTATGGAAAACAAAAAGCCTACCCCAAAAATGTGACTTTTTCAAAAAAAACTACACATAAACAAACACACAACAAAACAGTACGGAGACTACAAAATATAATAAACAACGCTTTATAGGTCTGCTAATGTTATTAATTTTTCTTCCGCCACAACGGGTTGTTCCGGATGTATTTTTGCCCACTTTGCAGTTTTTGGCGATGATGTTTTCACAGTAAGCGATGCTTCCGGTTTATGTTGAAGTTCTCCGTATTTTTTAATTACTTCTGTAAAATGACGGAAATGCAAGCTTTCCATTTCATCGCTACCTGCAACCATTAAATATACCCGGTATGCTTTTCCAGAGTGGCCATCCGTCATATTATATACACTATCGCGGTCTTCCCGCATTCCTTGTATAACACGACATACGTTATTTTGGTCAACTAATACTTTTCCAACTAAATGGTAATATTCGTTTTGTCCGTAGTGAATGCTCATTTTGATATGTAATAAGAGTGATAATAATGATATATAAGTATTAATAAAACATTTATATATTACAAAAATCAATTTTCTCACTACACGGTCGGAAAAAACTCCCAATCCAGGTCCATACACACTTTCTTCCATATCATATCTTGTTCCAACTGTTTTTCTCTATCTTTCATCATAGGGATATATGGCAAATATTGGACTTGGTCTAATAATACACACAATTGATATAGTGTATATGTATAATTAAAGAAATTAGTGCGATTAGCAGGACAATGGACTGCCCAAGGTTTCTGTATTTCTATAAAGAGAACGCACAATGTTTCGTGCAATTCTTCGTTCATAATGGGTGGTTTAATACCGAATATAGAATTGATATATTGAATATGCTCAAAATATTTATTGAGGCCGAGTTTCCGCAAAATATCGCGCATTTTGTCGTAGTTGATCAGGGACATATTTGTTATACGCTCTTTTTTAATACGCGCCCTTATAGCTTCAATGACCTCGTCGGGGATTTGCGTTGTTTCTTTTGCCTGGAATTGGGACAAGATCTCTTTGAAATGATTGAGTCTTATGTAGGCAGTGTATGACACTTCGTTGGGGGGTTCTTTGTTGGAGGGTTTGGAACTATCCACGATATATGTTACAAATTGGCCGCAATCAATGTTGTTGCATATGAGAATACCTTCTTCGTCTTGGGGAATAAGTTCTCCGATTTTGCAACATTCGCAAACGTCGGATGAAACTACGAAGTCTTGTATATTTAGTATGGAATTATTGATGTTTTTCCAATAGGCGTGATAAGTATTTTTGGACTGGCTATATTTTGTGCCGGCGACGGTTGCGGCATCATCTGATTTCGCTTTCACTTTGAAGAAAGAATTGAGAACATTGACATTTTGACCATTATCGCCGGATGAAACCTTTTTCTTTTGTTCGAAATAGTCGAATATATATTTGGAATTATCGAGGAGATATTGCTTTTTTAAGGACTTGAGGGTTTTTATTTGTTGAGACAGATTTCGTATTTGGTCTTTTATGTCCATATAGGTATCGATTTGGTTCTTGGGGAGAGTTTTTAGCTGGGATTTTAATAAGAGTTTTTTGGATTGTAAGTCGGGTATGTGTTCTGTTTCGATAAAGTGAAAATGATTTAGCATTTCAGTATGTTTTTCGTCGATGGTGCCTTTTGACGGAGCTTGGGGATTTCCAGTAGGTTGCTTTTGCATTATTATGGAAAGGGTATATTATATGATATAATAGAATTGAGTGTTTTTATGTTGATTTTGGTGGAAATTATATGAGTATAGTATATAATTTCATTATGGCTAGCATACAAAATAACGGAAACATAGATATTACTAGAGATAGAGAAATATCATTTGAAAAATTAAGAGATTTTGTTGATGCTCGTGAAGCTATGGATTGTGATCCACCAACTGCACATATAATCGGTATATATGATGTATATATATCTGATTCGGCCGGCGAATATCCTGTAATTGATTTTTACATAGAAGTTGTTTGTGATTTTGTAAAAAGAGAAGGATCACAATTAAATATTGTATTTACAGATTATAAAAGTTTTAGACATACTTATCCTAAAGATACAGAAAATCGCAGTTTTCATCTTAAGTATTTAAAAGGGATAACAAAGACAAAAGTATTTATAGATGTTGATAGTATGATGGATTTTTTGGAAAACAAACATGCTAAACTAGAGAGGCGATCTGCCCATCCTGATACAAGCCACGAATATATAGCTATGTTTAATCAGGCTTCAAATTATCAAGAATTATATGAAAGAATTGTAAGTTCGCAAGTAAATACAGATGTAACGCATACTGGATTATTCAATGGTGTTGATATAATTGAACATAATTTAAATATGTATATCGGAAGTCGTGGAATAAACCCATTTTTAAGATACTTTGATCTTGAAAATTTTTTACCATTACCTGATGGATATAAAGAATTGATAGATACGACATCTATAAGCAAACAAGCAGTTACATCTATAGATCAATATTTATCTACACTGTCTGCAGACGAACAAGTAAGAATACATAATATTCGTAGAACATATAGTGTAATTAGATCAACTATTGATTTTTTACATGATTTTGTAGGATTGGCGATTCAAATACAAGAAAATTTTATTTGGTTTATCGAGAGATATATTGGGGCAGAGTTTATACCAGTTGTAAACTCTATTTTTAGAGATGTTCAGACATCCGGGGGGAATGTGAATCAAAATGCGTGTAAAAACTTGTGGTCTCAATATGCAATAAACTATAGACGAGAGTTATCGATTCCATTTTTTCCTATATCTGAAATGGGAAATCTTGGTTCTGCTAGAATATTTAAAGATGAAACAACTAGACTCGAGTTTACACCCGAGTTTGATAATATTTGTCATACATTGAGGAATTTAATGGGGATAACCCATTTTTATATTGAAGCCCAAAATACACCATTAGCAACCGCAATGGTTCGGCAACGTTTCAATATTATTACTGACAGTGCAGCGGCAAGAGATGCTGCGCCAGGATATTCTATTAAAACTTTTGTAAAAGAGGCAATATACTATAAAAGGGAAAGGTATGATGCAGTCACAGTAAATAGGGACTATACCCTACAATGGCCAAACGATATGCCATATATTCGTCAAGATAGTCCAACACAAATAACTATTGTAAATGGACCAAATTGTCTAATATCAAAATATTTATTAGCAGGAGGTATTTATCATCTAGTTAATGCAAATAATGATACAAATGATATATTATCAGGAGTTGGTATTGCGGAACCATTTATTTCTGTGAGTAAACAAAACCCTAAAGCAAAGGTACAAGAGCTAGGATTAAATGCCTTACTTGCAACTGCAGGACTTCGTCAATTAAGAGGCTCGCAAAGCGCAAGTCCTATTACAGATATCACAATACTAAACGGTGACCAAAGAACTACTGGTATGCTTATGCTTTTTTTGAAAACATATACGGATTATTGTCAAGCAGATACAATCGAACAAATAAAAGCTAATAAAAGGGTAATAGCAGCCTCAAGTGATTTTCTTGCGTCTAGAACATTTGATGCATTTTTTGCTACTCCCACATTTTATGTAGGTGTAAATAATGTAACTGCGACTTGTTCTGATACTAGATATATGACACCAGACGCGGATGATATTGAAAATAAGTTACTAGTTTTCGCTAAAATACAACAATACCATCCATTGATAATCGCATATATTAATTATTATATAACAAGAATACAAACATACATTGCCACTGAATATACTGCAACACTTAGTCCAGCTGTTTATTATGCAGGAACTTCATTACAATTATGGTTAGACCAAGTTAAAATAAATGCTGCTCAGACTATACAATTAATGCAATCTACCGATATATCACAATTAAATAATGATGACAAAATAAGTTTTATACAGCAATTTCCTGATTCATTATCGGAATATATTATGTCACTATCTAAGGTTAATCAGTTATCACAAAACTTTATGGAAACGTACAATAAGTCTAGTGAAATTATTGTTTCAATAATGGCAATATCCAATAGAATAAATATAGATGAGCTTATTGATAATTTTCATAAAACAAAACAATCTTTAATAAATGCATTACCAAATGACACGCCTATAGAAGAAATTAATACCCATCTTATATCAATTTATACAGCAGCTATTGCTACAAAAAGCAGCCACGCAGTAGAATCTTTTCTTACCAATATTATGAACATTTTATTACACATACAATCATTGATGGAAAATCCACGCTTATCTGCAGAAGACCAACAATTATTGATGGAAGTTAAAGAAAGTTTTAAACAAATTTTTGTTATGGTAGGTTTTGTACATTTATTAAATAATGTAGTAAATACAAAATTACAGAAAAGAATAAAAGAACAATTTATAGCAGTAAATCCAAGTACATTTTCAGAAAACAACGTATTAAGTAGTATTACAGATGATAATCTGGGACCAATTGAAAGTATGCCAATTGAAACTGTTGACAAAGGTATTAAAACAGTATCTGAACTTATACAAAAACCAGAAGATGTAGAAATACCTCCATCAGCAGAATCACAAGAGGATGTTATTGAAGCGGTAGTTGAAGGCGTTACCAAAGCTCAAACACATAATAATAAGGTAATAAATTATGCAAAAAAGCAATTACTAGACGATATCTTGAAAATAAATCAATCCCAATCGCAGTTTGTAAATGATAGAGATGCATTACCATTATATTTTAGTTATATCGAGCTTGTAGACGTATGTAAAAATATTTCGGGTATAGCACCTCATTTTAGCGAGAGAATTGACGAATTTATTGTAGTAAACTCTAGATTACCTCAACCAGATAGAAAAACATTACATCCAACTGCACTAATAGATCCCGGAGCATTAGAAGCATATAGTGGTGATATACTTGTAAAAATGGAAACACAATTATTAAGAGGAGGAAAACGTAATAGGTACAATAGAAAAACTCGCAATACAAAAAGGAATAAAAAAAATAGTAATAAAAACACTATTAGACTATATAAATCCAAACGTAATACAAAACGTTCTCGTAAAACCAGGAAAATTACTAAACGGGCTAAATATATAAAGAAAAATGTCACAAAGCACCGTCGATAAACTCCAACTACAAAAAATGCTTTTTATAATGAATGCACTCAACGATGGCTGGTCCGTGAAAAAATCCCAAGACAAGTATATTTTCTCTAAAAAACACGAAAACAAAGTCGAAGTTTTTCAAGAAGAATATTTAGCCACTTTTATTTTGCAAAATATGCAAGTGCAACCCAGAGTTTGAAAAACGAATGGTTGTCGCACATTTTCCTTTGGCACAGTGAAAGGAAAATGCGACTTTCTCCACCATCAACAAATCCATAAACTATTTCCAATAGTTGCTATATACAAACATAGCAATTATTATTCACACGTATCAATACATCCCGAATATAACACAATATTCATAATGAACCCTATAATATGAACTCCACAATGCATATACGTAGCCATCCACAACTCGTTTCTGTGCTGATATTTCCAACTATAATAATAACACAGTGCAAATATACCTAAAAACCCCAGTAATACATTCGCATTATTTGTATTGCGTCCTCTATACACGTGATATACTATTCCACTATTTATAGAAACCATATCCATTATTCGCCTATAATCATAACGTGGGTCATACCAATATACAGTAGATGTTACATACCACATTCCATTTATAAAAGAAAAATCATAATGTTCTCTATAAAATGCAAATGATCCGGATATTATAAACAAATGCGATATCTTGAATAACAAAATAGAATATTGTGGTGGAATAACTCGGTCTAACTGATTCGTCATTTCACTATTGCATTGAGTTTATTTTATATACTTTTATGTTTATTATGGATATATCTATTTACCAGTTGAACCAAATCCCCCTTCGCCTCTTACAGTTTCCACGTGTTCATCTACCAAAACCACGTCCTTGAATTGTTCGAACCGGGTCAAAATCATTTGCGCAATACGGTCTCCCTTTTGAATCGCATATGGCTTGTCCAGCGAATTGTTAATAAAACAGACGAAAATCTCTCCCCTGTAATCACTATCCACGACTCCCGCTCCAATATCGATATTGCTCTTTACTGACAATCCTGACCGGGGTGCAATACGCAAATAATATTTCTCGGGATGTTCATCCCATTCTCCCTCTTCACCTTCCCAACTAACGGAAATACCTGTACTAACTAGCTTGCGGGTTTGTTCTGGAACGACTAAATCCACTGCAGAAAATAAGTCCATTCCAGCTGCAAATTTAGACCCATATACAGGAGTTTGAGCATCAGGGTTTAGTTTTTTAATATTGAGGCGCATCTTTTGTTGTGCTGTTAATAAAGAGTAATAGTGAATATATTTATGTAGTTTATAAATATATTTTTATAAGAATCGACCATATAGAAAATTGATTCATTCTAATAAGATTTTTAATATAGTATAATTTCAAACAACTTACTATATAGTATTTACCCTATTACTATAGCACAATAATGAGTATCGAAGAAACCCCTATTAGAATCGGAACAATCAAAGTGTTAGTGGGTACTATTTCCTACGAGCCAGTATTGGAGTATTACAATTCGCATAAAGAAGCACACGAACCGCCATTGCAAAGATTAGACCGGGTTGAAGGCGGCTTTAAAATTGATATTCCAGAACTGAAAGATAAATATATAGATGAAAACTATAAAATACAGCAATTACGATGGTCGCGCGGATATTTGAAATCAATGGAATATTTCGGATTTAACGGAAAACAAACATTGTTGTTATATCACGCTATAGCCAATGCGCTGGGAGAAAATAATGTATTGCTCATATAAAAATACCAAATAACATAATAGGCTAAACCAATATAAACATATTTGTATATTTATTGTGTAATAGTATAACTTGTTTTTAATAGTAAAAAGATGCCTAAATGTGCCGAAAATTGTACTAAAAGCGCGTATTTTAATTTACCGGGTGAAACAAAAGGATTGTATTGCTCAGCCCATCGATTAGATGGTATGATAAATGTGGTGGATAAATTGTGTGTAGTTGAAAACTGTGATAAACGTGCTATATACAATTATCCGGGTATGGCAAAAGGAAAATATTGTATGGCTCATCAACTTGGTGGGATGGTCAATGTAAAACTCAAACGGTGTGCAGCCACAGGGTGTTATACAACTCCTATTTATAATGTGGCAGGAAGTGCGAGTGCCAAATATTGTGTGGAACATAAGGCCGACGGAATGGTGAATGTGGTATCCAAACGGTGCCAGCAAGAAGGATGTGGGTTGATTGCACAATTCAATGTAGTGGGTGAAAAAGTGGGCGCATATTGTTCTATACATAAATTGGCTGATATGGTGGATATAAAACACAAACGGTGCGAACATCCCGAGTGCTCAAAAATGCCATCTTATAAATATTTGGAAGATACACAACCTCGTTTTTGTGCTGAGCATAAAACAGAGGGAATGATTGACGGAAAGCATTTGAAATGTCAGCATATTGGATGTAGTATAGCACCTACATTCAATGAACCAGGTAATCCTCGGCCTAAAATGTGTTCAGAACATAAAACCGAAACAATGGTAGATGTGTTTCACCGAAAATGCTTTATGAATGGATGTGAGTTTAGAGCTATATACAATTTTAAAAATATAAAATCGGCAAAATATTGTATAACTCATAAAGAAAATGAAATGGTAGATGTATTTGCAAAAATATGTTTATCTGATTGGTGTTTAACTAAAGTTTCGAATAAATATGAAGGATATTGTGTGTATTGTTATATGAACTTATTTCCAGATAAACCAATAAGTCGAAATTATAAAACAAAAGAAAAAACTGTGGTAGATAGCGTTATAGAAACCTTTCCACAAATGACGTGGTATTCAGACAAAAAAGTAGCTGACGGTTGTTCGAAACGGCGTCCTGATTTATTATTGGATTTAGGTTATCAAGTTATTATTGTAGAAATAGATGAAAATCAACACAATGCATATGATTGTAGTTGTGAAAATAAAAGATTGATGGAGTTATCGCAGGATTTGGGACATAGACCAATTGTATTCATTCGATTTAACCCAGATGATTATATTGATAAAACTGGCGTAAAAATATCATCTTGTTGGAAGCTGCAAAAAACTGGTATTTTAGCAATTAATAGACTTAAAACAAAAGAATGGACTACACGATTAGAAGTTTTGAAAAATCAAATACATTATTGGCTCGCTAATAATACAGAGAAAACTATAGAAATAATCCAATTGTATTATGACGGTATGGAGTAGAATTGGTATATTTTGAAGTATAAACGCATTTTCCTAAATAAGTATTTGAAAGTTATTTAGCAATTCATAAAAATATAATTATTTAGCAATTCTCAGAAATTATTTTCTTTATATAGTATATAACCCGAACTACACCATGGGCGGAGCACTGATGCAACTAGTCGCCTACGGCGCACAAGACGTTTTCCTTACTGGAACCCCTGAGATCACCTTCTGGAAGGTCTCATATCGCAGACACACCAACTTCTCGCTCGAGAGTATTGAGCAAACTTTCTCTGGCCAAGCCGATTTCGGTCGCCGAGTTACCTGCACCATCTCCCGTAACGGAGATCTTGCTTACCGCACCTACCTCCAGGTGACTCTCCCTGAGATCAACCAGAGTATGAAGGTCGCCAGCACTGATGGTGTCTATGCCCGCTGGTTGGACTTCATTGGTGAGCAACTTATTGCTCAAGTTGAGGTCGAGATTGGTGGTCAAAGAATTGACCGTCAATTCGGTGACTGGATGCACATCTGGAACCAGCTGACCCTCTCTTCTGAGCAGAAGCGCGGATACTTCAAGATGATTGGCCAGACCACCCAGCTGACCTACATCACTGATCCCTCGTTCGCCAACGTCTCCGGACCTTGCGCTGCCAACGGTGGACCTTCCCAAGTGTGCGCTCCTCGCAATGCTTTGCCTGAGACCACCCTCTACGTTCCTTTGTTGTTCTGGTTCAACCGCAACCCCGGCCTTGCTCTCCCCTTGATTGCTCTCCAATACCACGAGGTCAAGATCAACATTGACTTCCGCCCCATTGGTGAGTGCTTGTGGGCTGTCAAGACCCTCAACGGTGGATCTGGAACTCAATCTGTCCCCAGTGCTTACCAATCCTCTTTGGTGGCTGCCTCCCTCTACGTCGATTACGTGTTCCTTGACACTGATGAACGCCGCAAGATGGCCCAGAACCCCCACGAATACCTCATTGAGCAGCTGCAGTTCACTGGTGATGAGTCAGTCGGATCTTCCAGCAACAAGATCAAGTTGAACTTCAACCACCCCGTCAAGGAGCTCATCTGGGTTGTTCAACCTGATGCCAACGTTGACTACTGCTCGTCATTGGAGGCTGGTTCCATCCTCTACAAGACCCTTGGTGCTCAGTCATTCAACTACACTGATGCCATCGATGCTCTCCCCAACGCCATCCACGCTTTCGGCGGTCCTGCCGAGACCTCTGGCTCCAATGCCTTCATCACCTCAACTGGTCTTTTCCAGATGGGTGGTGCGATTGATGCTGCCTCTGCTAGTGCTGGTGCCAACTGGGGTGCTGACTTCGCCAATGAAGGTGGACCCATCAACGGATCTGGTCTCTCTGATGCCGGCACCTTCGTGCTTGCCGAGACTGCCCTCGATATGCACTGCTGGGGTGAGAACCCCGTTGTCACTGCCAAGTTGCAGCTCAACGGCCAAGACCGCTTCTCTGAGCGTGAGGGTTCTTACTTCGACGTCGTCCAACCCTACCAACACCACACCCGCAACCCCGACACTGGTATCAACGTGTATTCCTTCGCCCTGCGCCCTGAGGAGCACCAACCATCGGGAACCTGCAACTTCTCCAGAATTGACAATGCTACCCTCCAGCTTGTCCTTTCTGCTGCCACTGTTTCGGGAACTGCCACTGCTAAGGTCCGTGTGTATGCCGTCAATTACAACGTTCTCCGCGTTATGAGTGGAATGGCTGGGGTAGCTTTTTCAAACTAATTTTACTAGTTTTGGAAGAGTATGCTCAGAAAAACAACCCGCCACAAACAAACAGGCAATGTTTGTGGAAACTTCGGTTAGACCCCTGTATTATGGTCAGTTGTTAGTGAGGATAAAAGTCCTTGCAAGATTACTTGTTGTTCGGGAAACCCCTTAGAGCCTCAACTACTAAGTCTGTGTTGGAAACACTCAGATGGCCGAGAATAGAACTCGGGTATAGTAATAATGTTGAGGATTGGGCAATCCGCATGGTTATAACCTACAGACGCCTTTGTAATATGCTAGTCTATGGTTAGCCGTCAGAGACTGAACGGTAATCGCTCGTTGTTGAAGGTCTAAGCAACCGGAGACGGGTTAAGATACAGTCCATCCCCCTAGGGAAACTTAGGGGTAGTCGAGAGCCTATTCCAATTAAACGCATTGTATATTTTATGGTGCATATTATACAAACTTTTTTATAAAAAATAATAAATACATTCATTATTTTTTATTGGATTTTATTTTTTACACTTATTTTTTTGCATTGTTCTATAACTAAATCATATGAATAATTACGTTTCATCATATTGCAATCTCCGCAGCAAGGGCGACAGTTATCATCAGTATATCCTATATCATTATCAAATCGGTCAATTCCATTTTTGTGGGTTTCCGTATTTTCTTTTCCACATAAATAACACGATTGTATAACTATACTATCATAAAATATCCTATTAATACCCTCATTATATCTATCTAATGACCTTTTGTTATATGCACAATGATGGACATTTGTGTGATCAGTAAATAATTCTGAATATGGCATTATGCGTTCTCTTCTATATTCATATATGTGCATTGCCTTTTTTATAAATATGTCTGCTTGTGTAGTTTTTTTCATAAAATTACATACAGAACAACATGATACACTATTTTCTATAGTATAACCATGTTCATTGTTTTTTCTATCCACTCCGTTAAATCCTACATCATTCATTCCATTACAATAATAACAATTTTGATATATAATTGACATATATGTATCTATGGCTAAATCAAAACAAAATCCACGTTCTTGCGCGTGTGTTTGATAACTATTATAATGATATGATTCCGATTTATATCTGACATTTTCAGTCCATTCTTTTTTCTTTTGTTTTCTTTCATCTTTTGATTCTGCAATTCGCGATTTTGTATTTCGCAGTTCTTTATTTCGGTTTTTGTCTCTTATTTTTCCTTTTTCTCTACAAGATAAACAATGTTTAGTTATAGTGCCTTTTTGTCCATTATATTGCGATACATCTTGTGATTTGTTACACATCGAACATATTCTAATATTTTGTTCATCCGTCACTGTTTCTACTGCTTTTCCTCGTCTTGCCCTATCTTTTTCTCTCTCCTTTTCTAAACACGATTTACATCTAGTATATTTATATATCATATCCAATTGTGTTCTACATCCTCGCACATAATTAGCGCATACTTTTTTACCATTAGCCTCCGTTTCATCTACAAACAAACATATTTGATGTTTTCTACAATATTCATTTTCATCGGACCGTTTGAACTTGCAGTTCTCCGATTTACACAAAATAACATCCATCGATTTAGATTTTTCTCTACTTCTACAACCTTCGCAAGACAAATACTTGCTATCACCCATATAGTGCATCTTCAGACATCCATTACATAATCGCAAGTTGTCTAACATAGTATCAGTATATTCATTCATATATTGATGCAATTTACAGAATCGGGTTTCACCAATCAGATGATTGCGACATACATTGTTATTACGGTCTTTCGATAAACACTTCATAATACTGTATTATTGTTTAGTAAATTGTATTTATATTACTTTTGATATAATGTAAATCTATTATGCACGGAATGGATATAATCAATTTTCCTGACAAACAATACCACTCTTGTAAATCGTTATAGCTTCTTCTCTACCCTTAAACTCACCAACGGTTACCTTCTTGTTCTCCAAATCTTTGTAATGCATAAAAAAATACTTGATTTTGTCCAAAGTCATTTTAGGCAAATGTGATATATCATTGATATGTAAATAAGTGGGATCACAAAATAAAAAAAATCAATATTATATGAAATAATATAATATTGAAAATTAAATATAAACTAGTATTTTTATGCGTTTTTATGCGTTTTTATGCGTTTTCCTCTTCAAATATTGTACGAAACAATTCTTTGTGTTCAGCCAGGTTTTCAGACGTCCATGCTGGGCTTCCATCTCCTATCATAGAGAACGCTATGATTTTGGGTTTAGATTTGTTGCACATAGGACATTTTTTCCTGATGACGCGCCTTCTCCCTACTACCATTAAAGGCGTTCTTACAAATTCTGTCCAGCATTTAAGTCCAAACTTGTGGCCGCAATCAGTTTGTATTGTTTCGCCTTTTATATGAGATTCTAAACAAATTGCACATTCTCGACTGCAATTTCTTTCAAAAGTTCGTCGATTCAAAGATACCATATTCAATTTTGGTAAATCTGTATCTACAAATCTTACTCTTCGCTCAAGTCGTAGTAAAGTGGTTAAGTCTCTTACTTGATTTGAGTTTATTCTTCCAATTCTGTTAAGAAAACTCAAGTCTTCTGCGTTGCTAATAGTTTCAATGTGGTTGCTCATTTTGTTAAAAGTTCAATAAGTTACAATTTGATGTTTTTATTGATTACAGTCAAAAATATAAAAAAGTATTTCAATTTTCCAAATTTTATGCCTACACATATGGCCAATTTTAGTGCCTATACATTATAAACTAACCCACTCTTGTAAATCGTTATAGCTTCTTCTCTACCTTTAAAATCGCCCACAATGACCGTCTTGTTCTCCAAATCTTTGTAATGCATAAAAAAATACTTGATTTTGTCCAAAGTCATTTTAGGCAAATGTGATATATCATTGATATGTAAATAAGTGGGATCGACTTTGGTCGAAGGACACATAATCAATTTAGGATCCACTCCGGCATCGTCTTCGGTTTCTAAAAATCCGATGATTTTACAATCTATATAACACCCCGGGACCAGTTCATCGTCCATAATAATGACTGCATCAATCGGATCTCCATCTAAACTCAATGTATTTGGAATGAAGCCATAATTAAACTCATACTTGAATGGAGTATGCAATATTCTATCGCATACTAGAGCTCGCTTTTCTTTGTCATATTCATATTTAATATGAGAACCTTTAGCGATTTCGATAAAAACATTGACTGTTTCCATTATATACTTATGAAATCCCCAATACTTTTATGTTATTTAGGAATAATCATTTTCCGTATCACTACGTAATCCGGAAAATGGGTCAGAGTCTACGTAAACTCCGACTCTTCCCTCATTATTCTTTATACACCTTTGCACATTTAAAATGCCGTTTTTATATTAATTTTGTTAAAAATAATTGATATAAAAATAATTGCAAATATATAATAAAAAATAAATTTATATTATTTCAGAATAGTTAAATTTTTTATTTAGATAATATTTTGTTATAATTCCTGTAATTATAACATCTGCAATAATTTCTACTAATAATAAATCTATTTGAGACATTAAAATATGCATATACATAAAAAAATCAAACCAAACATAAATAGCAGAATTGCATGATAATTCATAACAAAATCCAAAATTAGTTATATTATTTTTAGATACATCTTGTATTTCATTGATAATAAATGGTTGTAAAATATTATGATTTAATGACCTAAAAATACTATTGACAAAACAAAAAGAAACAACTGTCATATATTTTGTAGTAGTATCTATAGCAATATGTAAAATAAATAATTCAGAATTTGGACCTATTTTAAATAATGTAACTGTGTCTTTATTGGATGTTGTATATAAAAATATAAATATTATAATAGTACACATCCATATAAAAATTATTCTGCTAGTAATTATTTCAACAACAATCATATTATATAATTATTAATTTGTCTTTGTATATTTATTGCAAATTATAAAAAAGGCGTTTTAAATGTGCAAAGGTGTAAAACTCGAAAAAACAAAACAAATAATAATACGTATAAATCCATATAAAAAATGCTTAATAAACCATTCATACAATGACATCTATTGCAACTATTTCATCCAATACTCAAAATGACTTATTAATGCGCAACTTAATGGAATTTTATGGCAATAAAGAGAACATACACAAAATGATGAATATAATAAATGGTGAATCCAAGATATCACTCCGCATTGTGGATTGGTTTGTCACTAATTTTGCCAAAAAATACTATACAGTGTATGATTTACCAACCCAACGCATTAGCGGTCAAGTAGAAGTTTCTAGGTTCAAAGTCTATAATGACTATAAACTCAAATTGAAAGCTTATTCTAAAAAGCGATTTGACCCATTTTGCAGATGGGAACGTATTTCAATTCCCTATGACGAGGAAAAGTATATGGAAACAACGATTGGCCAGCTCAATTTTTTCAAATGGGCTATAGAGAACAAAATCATTGATTTCATAAAGGCCAATTATGAAGAAATAGAGAATGATATGAATGCGCGAAATAGCACATCTAAACGCAAGTTCTCTTTAGACAATAAAGAAACTATATCTGCAAATGATAAAACGCGAAAGAAGCGTGAAGAGTTGTCCGTGTCTGCTTGCAAATGTATTAAAAAAGAAAGTGTAAAAATTATTGTAAAATTCAATTAGTATAAACAAATATAAACACATAAACACATAACCCGATATAATTACACAAATGACAACCACACTAGTAATAGAAGATTTATGGTGGCCATTTGGTGCCCATCTTATACACGCAAAATGGGCATATATTCAGGCCATTAAAAATGGCTATGAGTTTTTCTATAAAAAAAATGGAAGTCGAGTATTTTTCAGAGGAAACACTGTACATCATTACTACGATGATGTATCAACAATTAAAGAATCCGATATCAATCCAGAAAAGGTCGAAAAATATATTTATAGTAGAGAATATTTAGAGGAACGTTATGCATTTAAACCGGATAATTATGCAACGGTAGAAGAGTTTCACCAGGATTTATTGCACAAAATATACAAACCAAATGCATATATTCGCAATATATTGAACAATAATCAATTGTATCGCAAAATAAAAGACGAAAACTTGCAATATATTGGTATGCATATTCGATTGAGTGATAAAGTGTGGGGTCCGTCAATGGAAACCAATTATATCGATATGAAGTTATATGCAGATAAATGCATTGAATTGTGTAATACCCATAACATCAAGAATATTGTCTTATGTTGCGACACAAATGAGGCAGTGGAATATATAACCAATTATATTCAATCGCTAAATAATGCAAGAACAACTCGGAGTTCAGAGAACGAAGAGTTGTCGCACATTTTCAGTAGCAAAGCGAATGAAAATGATATAACTATTTTATATAATACGGATGAAACCAGGTGCCCAAATGATTTCCGCGAATCTGCAGTATGGAGAATACAGAGTGGATATATGAGTAATGAAGAGTTGGAACGCGAATATTTTGCCGGGTTTTTCAATTTCGAGTATTTGCTCAATGCATTTGCTATAGTTGGAAATTGGGACAGTTGTTTTATATTAGCCGCTGCGGAATATCGCAGAAACCCGCTCGATTATAATATCAATACCTCAAATCCACCTAAATGGGGAATCCAAAATAGATGTGGATATTAGTGAATTGGTATAAAAACATTAATCGCAAACTACTTAAAGAAATTAGATCATTATAGTATATACAATGATCTACAAAGATCACAACATTGGGTGGTTTATCGCCAATCGATCTGAATTATACAATTATATCAAAAATGAGGTTATTCCGTTTAATAAAAAGTTCAAACTTGTTCACGCTCCCGTAAAATCTGGAAAACGTGGTATGGTTGAAATATATTCCCTTCTTGATACTGTCTCTAAACACATTTTTTTAACTGCTCTTCATAGAAGAGCCGATAAATCACAGAGAGACGAATTATCTGCATATGGTATTAACGTTTTTTCAGTGAATAATACCACTAAAAAAAATGATTGTATCAAGTGTATTGATGATTTATTGCTAAAAAATAATATTGTAAAAATACATTTAGATGAATTGGATTTTGGTTGCGGAAACAATCAATTATTGAATAAAATTTGGACTAAATATAAAACAAATACTAAGGTTCATTTTATTTTATATAGTGCAACTATTGAGGTTGCTAAAAAGGAGTTTTTAACTGTAAATGATATTGAGGTTTATGAATGCCGTCGTTATGTTCCGCCCGCTATCTATTTTGGTATAAAAAACTATTTACAGAATGGTAAGTTTATTCAAGCTGAATCATTTATTGATTATAATGAAGAACTAAATCAGATTGAAATTACTTCGCACGGCGAAGAACTTATTCAAAAATTAATTTCTAAAACAAATGATATTAGAAGCAAACAACATATTAGTATTCTTAGACTAGCTGGAAATATGAAAATCGATGGAAAACAAGTGTCTCAATTTGAAAAAATGAAAGAATATAAAGATGTTATTGAAGAAAAATATGGTGTTCGTTTGAGATTTGTTGGAAGTAATGATACAAGTGTAGAATGGGATAATCAAAGATATTGGGAAGAATTGGCATCTAATTTACCATTTATTATTGTTATTAATCAAGTCTCAGGGAGATCAACTGAATGGAAATGTCATCCTTTTATAGTTTGGTACCATACACTTAGAACCGATGAAACACCCACTGGTACAATTATTCAAGACCAAGAAAGACCAGTTTATTATACAATCAACTATACCGATATAATTGATATTGAAGTCTACGGCGATTTGCCATCTGCTCAATATTCTGCCGGTGAAATTACATTAGAACAAATGCTTACTATGACATCTAGAAAACTAAACTCTAGACTAAATCTGAAATCAAAAAAAGCTACCATTACTGCTGAGTTTGAGTATTTTGATACCTGGGATGCCATACCTCAGCAAGATCGCAGTGGGAAATCTTTATCTACATACATTAATGAGTATAATGTCCTTAAACCAAAAATGTCTATTATAGAAAAAATAAATAATATTCGTACAAGAGTAGAATATGAAATTAAAAACTGGGATAGACATAGTAGTAAAGAAGGATTTATTGTTTCAAACAGAAGAGGTTCGGTAAGTCAGTTTGTAAAAGGAAAAACTGGGAATCGACCTATTTTGTACAAGAGTGATATAGAATCAGATGTAGGTGAAGGTATAAACGAAATATCTAAAACCAGAATAAATGTTGTATATGAAGATAATGAAACTAATCCCAACAATTACAAGTTTATTGTTAGAAGATTCACAGGATCTAGCCTAGCCAAAGTTTCAAATAAAACTATGTATAACACATAAACAAATAATAGTATTTATAAACATACTATTATTTTATACCAGAATACCTATCCATTCAATCAATTAAAAAGTGGGCGCTGGTTAGGTTGGACAGTCAAGTTCGCAGGAATCAAAAGTGGTATTTTTGTGCAAATGTTGAGAGATGGTAGTTCTTTTATTTGAGCCTGTATGGGTTCTTGTGGAGAAACCAAATTGGTCGAACCAATTCCACGCAACATCGATTCTATATCACAAGAATTGACAGACAATTGTGTTCTGGAAACATTTCCAGCTAATAAACCATTTCCGGGTAAATTGGTTTGAGGAGGAGGACCTCTATATTCCGCCGTGCACCAACCCACATTTCTATCATATGTAAATTGTTCTAAATCGTAATTCCCGGGTGTATTTTTCGTTCTAGTAGAAGCCATATCTATAGCATATAGACAGGTTATTTTTTTGAAAGTTTTTGTTTTAATAACATATATAAAGGATGGCGTTCATCAAACTGCTTATTCAATACCATATATTCACGAAATACTGGGTAAAAATCACATAAATAATCATAGGAAAACAATATAGCTAAACCTACTTCCAAGTCTTCTGTCATCATTTCAACAGCCGCCAATTTATAGAGTTCAACAAACAATTGTTGTTGTCGGGTATTGTGCCATATAAAATCTAGTGCATATGTCATATTTTCCAAATCATATGTCATTTCGTGGCAAGATTCAGGGTCAGTTCCTTCAGGATAATCGCCGGTTGGAAATGTATCCGGATAGCGCAAGAAACATAATTCTTGCAAAGCTTTTCGATATTCTTCATTATTATTATAGGATGGTGTTATAATATTGAAATTGATGGGTATATTGTAATATGGATGGTCTTTCGGCAGCGTTTTATCGCCTACCGGGTCATCTATATTATCTTTAGTATCGAGGTCGGGGTCTGTACTCGGAGGTTGCATAACATTATTTTCTAAATCGGCCATAATTTTCCTAAATATTAAATATAAATGACAGTTATGTTTATGTCATTTATATATGTCATTTTCCTAAGGAAAATGTGCGGAGAAACCGATTCTCTTTTACATTTGTTGAGTGGGTTGAGTTTATTTTTTGTATGACAGATTGCGGGCATCAGCTCCGCCACGAACCCATCCTTCCATAGCGGCTTCTTCGACAGTGTAGGCCGGGTTGGCCACTCGCTCATTCATATTGTAATCAGTCAATTGCATTGAGTAGGGCATAAATGACTTCTCCATAATAGTAGAAGTACTTTTCTTATGATCGATGATTTCGCCCTGTTGCAATTGTGATTCAATATCAGTATTTCCAGCACCTCTTCCTAAATAAGGGACAGTTGTAAACATACGTTGCATCAACTGGACCTTTTCCAAAGGGCGCTCTTGTTCAGCTTGGTTGAGTAATAGTGATTCATAATCAACGACGCCTCCGCCAACGCCACTTCCACCATTCACACCGTTGTAAGTAACCGATGGTTGCATAGTAGCAAACAATACGTGATTATCTGACTTTGACGACGAAAAATAGTTGGATAAATTATAGTTTGCAATGCGGGTATTGTATAGTGTTTGTTGGGTTTTATCCGTAACATCTGTTCCAATTCGACCCATATTATTAAACATATAGCTATTTACACTGGACATTTTTCTTATATATTATACTATTACACAAGAAAATCATACGATATTATTTATTGGTTTATATATTTCGATGAATTATTTCTAGCACAAGCAAATAGATTACCTTCTTTACACGAAATCATACTACCATAACAAAAGTCAGCAAACCCGGCTTGATCATTTGGAATAGTGGTACTAGCAGTAGAATAAAATGGGCGTAAAGATTGTTCAAAAACAAATTGTTCTCCTAAATCTCGGAAAAGTTTATCAGCAATATTTGGTTGTCCCGGGTTCATTTTTTGAACCATCGTTTTAGCATCTGTCAATATATTATCACTTATTTCGGGTTTGGCAATAGGTGGTGCAGGTTTTTTATTAGGGTTATAGTCATAATCATTCATTAGAACGTTGCTAAATGGGTTCTCCGGACTGGGTTTATCAAAAACTTCGGGTGATGTGGATTTATTCATATCTTTCAACATATCTAAAGCCGGGCTTCCAAAACCTTCTAAACCAAAACCTTCTAAATCTTTATCATTATTATCGGATTTTATGTGATGTCCATAAATCAAATGCAACGAAAACAGTGTTATAATAGAAATCAGGAGAACTCTAAAACTTCTAGTTAAAATGAATCCGACTACAGTTAGTGCTATAACTAATCTGGATATGGCGTTTAATTTTTGAGAATAGGACATAGTATCCGTGGGGAAAAACTCAAATACATAACTTGTATTCAAAATAATATTGGGGTTTTCACTCCAAAAAGGAACCTTGGATTTAGTCTTGGATGCAGTCACATCATTTTTTACTGGTATATCGGAGTTATCTACTACCGAATGAGTACTTGGTTCATAATCTGACATTATATATATTGTGTTCTATATATTTACCACGTATTTATTTTATTTATAAGCAGGTTCTCCAATAATTATGTGAAATGGTTATGAATATAACGCTAAATAATTGATACATCCAAACTCTTTCGAACTACGTTAGTACAGAGTTTTCTAGATACATATGTTCAATCTAGTTGTATTTTTTTCTTCATACATTTTTCGTCTATATCAAATGTATTACAGGGAGTATCATCCGGAACAATTTTTAAAATACATTTCGCCTTTTCACCATATAATGGTTCCGTGCATCCTTTTTCGGACTTTTTCATCATTTCTTCGTGTTCTCGTTTCAATTCTTCAATAGATTTAGCACACCTTGACCGGAAATGTTCATATCGTTCTCTAACGTCTGCATATGATAGGCCAGACTTCTTCCCCAGCATTTTATTCACTACTTCGTGCAATTTATATACATAAAGAGAGAACTTGGCCCGGTTCTCCATATGACACATTTTCAACGGTAGTTTTTTGAAATTGTTCTTCAAGTTTTTTCGGCATTTACCGCAAGGTAATACATTTTGCAAACTTAATATAAAATCGCGATAATTGCGCTTGTCATCGCACGTGGGATTAACAGGGTAATTGAAGCTCATCGTATGTAATAGATGCCACGTGCTTGGCCCCCAGACCGTGGTTAGCATTCCATCATTGCTTGAATAATGTTTTCGCGTAAATACAGACGTCCTCGTTTTTCTACTAGAACGTCTATTTTTCCTTCGTGTTTTATTCATATTTTATAATAATGGTATTATAATAACTTGATAAAATGTATTTTACAAATAAAAATGATTTGCTAAATAAACATTTAGGGAATAGAGTTTGCAAGAACAGACGAATAATTCGGTATTTTTGGACAATTTATCTATAGCCATAATATATAATGTCCAGTATTCTTAGTTTAATATATAATCGTTTTTTCAGTAGATATTCCCGCATTATTTTCATTGTGTTATTAGTGATATTATTTTCCTATATCGGATATAACGGGTACAAAAAGTATTATAAACAAAGTGCTGAAGTAAAAGATTTCTCAGATGTAGCAAACTCAAATAAGCGTAAGAAGGAAGCACAAGTTTTCTTTTTCTTTGCGGATTGGTGTCCTCATTGCCGAAAAGCAAAGCCTGAATGGGAACAATTCAAAGAAGAGTATGATGGTAAAGTCGTAAATGACTACACCATTAGTTGCCAGCCAGTAGATTGTACAGATGACAAAGACCAGAAAACGGCGACACTAATCAAGCAATATAATATCGAGTCATATCCTACTATTATTATGCTTGTAGGAGAAAATAAAATTGACTACGATGCCAAGGTCTCCAAGAGTGGTCTAGAACAACTGGTTTTATCCGGAACCAGTAAATAAAATTGATATATAATACACTCAAATAGTGCAATACATATACTATAACACTATTACTATTATTATTATTGCAAATACAAATGCTAAGTTCTCCCAAATCCAAAAATAGCTCTCAAAAAAACTTGCATTCGTTCTTTCAAATAACGCACCCTAAAGATGCGAAACACAAGAAATGTTTTATATATGATCCGGAAAACAAGCGCGCCAGTTTTGAGTATAGCCCCAATAATACAGATACATTTATAGTGTCAAAATTGACCGTTAAATTATACTATAGAGCACCAAGTATAATGTGTGATATACCAGTTAGCAGAGCCTGTACTGACCCGGGGGTCGGAGTACCCCTATTAAAATCCAATTTGCAAAAGGCCATTCGCCGTTGTCATAACAATATTGCTATACACAGTGCAATACAACTCATTCATTTAGACAGAATACAATTTCTCCGCAGATTGCCAATTATTTATATAGAAGATGTTTGTTTAATGGATAGTTTCCCAATGGTTGTATGGCTTATGATGGCTGATAAACATTATACATTAACATCGCTCGATATAGACATACTATTGCACTGTGTAAATAGTTTATGCAAGTGTAAAAAAGTGATTGGATGTCGGACTGACCCAGTTACTACGACATATACCCACGAGTATTTAGAGAACTTGGATAATCATAATGAATTATTGTGTGTATATTATCGGTCTCAATATGGTGGAATGGGTGGAGATATGCGTATGTTGGAACAGGCGATTGAGTATTACATAGCCAATCCACATAGTATAGAGAGAACTTGCTATGGATCCATTGATTTTGATGAAATACACAATATGGATATAGAAATATTGGTGGAGGCAATTGATTTCCACCCGTTCCCCCATATGTTATCTATGTTGGAAAAACGGGTACAATTAGATAAAATGGTGATCAAAGAATACATATGGAATGCAGAATCTGGGTATAACATTCGGAAACCGGAAACCGGCGAAATATCGAAAAAATATATGTCTAATGATTATTGGAAACGGATTTGTCTGCATTTGGAAGATGTTCGGGATTTGCTGCTATTTTCTCCTTTATAAACTTGTTCCATATTTCAATACCTTTATCTAATAATAGAGAACGTTCTTTTTGCGACGACGAAACATTGACAAAATCATACATTGCTACAATCGCGTTCTCCACTTCGATTTCATATTTTATTGTATAGTCTTTGTTTTTTATAGAGGCTAAATATGCCTGTTTATACATTTTATTCAAAATAAAAGATAAGTAATCGAATAGCGATGATTCTTCTGTAATGGTTTGTGTTTTTTCTTGTTCTTTTGGCAGTGTAATACCCAATATTTCGTCTGGATTTGCACCGTTCTCCAAACACGCATAAATCGGATAATTATTTGTTATACCACCATCGGAATAACAACCGCCGTCTTTCAAATAAGGCATAAATATAATTGGCAAGCAAGCTGAGCAATACACTGCATCTATAACTACCCAATCTGGGTGTGTTTTGTGCGAAATATCGACGGTTTCATATTTATGTATTTCAGTGCTAAATATATGAATATCTATTTTGGAATATTCATATAGCTCTTTCATCGTAATCGTGGGTTCCAGATCTTTACCTTTTAGTAAGGGACATATCATTTCTTCGATTATTTTTTTGCCTAAAATGCCTTTGGAATCAAAAGAACGGAGAACTGCGCCAATATCAAACTTGAACACATTTTCCCACGGACGTTTTATTATATAATTGTCTATTTCAGACCAATCGTATTTTAGTGCAATAAACACTCCGATTATTGCACCTGCCGAAGTTCCGTAAATACTTTCAATGTCTTCTATATCCCATATTCCTGATTTTTGTGATTCGCGTAAAATACTATAGGCAGTAATTCCGGCTATACCTCCTCCGGTTATTACTAAATGCTTTATAGTAGTAGTGTCTTTGTCCATTTAAATATATGTATATGCGGCATTTTTCTTATATGTTTTTAAAATGAAATATTTTTATATTGGCACTATATACTATGGCATTTTTATACGTAACAGACGAAGATACAAATGAAAAAATAAACATCGACGAGCTATATGAGAAAAATCATCGGCGGGATTTGAAACAATTATCTATATTCAATAAATTATTGGGCCGGATACATAAACGTATTAATACTGTGGGGAAAACGAAATCAACCGATAAACACATTTGGTTTACCGTCCCTGAATACATATTTGGAGAACCTGTATATGATAAATCGGAATGTATAGCATATTTAGTAACAAAGTTGGAAGATAATGGATTTCACGTACGATATATGCATCCAAACACACTTTTCGTATCGTGGATGCATTGGGTTCCATCTTATGTACGTAATGAAATAAAGAAAAAGACCGGTAATGTAGTTGATCAATTTGGCAATTTAGTAAAAAAAGGCGGAAATGAAGATGAGGAAGAAAATATTAATTCGAAATTGTTCAATGATAGGTCGGGTAGCGGAGGACCGCAAAAAGAACAAAAGCAATACACTCCTATTGACCAATACAAACCTTCGGGTAACCTAGTGTATAAACCGGAACATTTTCAGAAAATAGAGAAAAAGGTGACATTTAGTTAGATATATTATTGCTATTTATGAAATAATATATTTTATTTATCGGCTATATCTAGTTTGTTTATTTTGCAATCGGACTTGTTTTTTCACTGTTTTATTTCTATTTCCGCCTTTTTTATTTTCTGTGTCTTTCGATTCATCTGGTTCTTCTTTCGATTCAACTGATTCTTCTTTCGATTCAACTGGTGTGGCTACTGGTAAGTTTTGTAATGATTCAATTTTTGCTTGTTCAGTTTCACCTTCTAACATGGTATCAATAGATGGGGCACTAGCTGGGACACTAGATGGGACACTAGATGGGACACTAGATGGGACACTAGATGGGACACTAGATGAGACACTAGATGGGACACTAGATGGATTTGGTACTATAGGAGTATTTATTCCAGGTATAGAATATGCCCCGGGCATATTTAACGAGTTTTGTATTGCTTGTGCAATATCACCTTCTAATATGCTATTACTAGATGGAGCGCTCGGTTTTGGAGTGGGTCGTGTAACAATTCCGACAACGGGCTCACTTACAATAGACGCATAAGTAGAACATAGTGTTTTCTTATAGTCTTTGTCTTGTTTTTGTTTGATAATCTCTTCATCGTATTCCATTATTTTCATATTTGCATATAGCTTATTTAGCGGATTTTGCGTTTCTAATAATTTTAGCACTTTAGGAGTAATACCTTCATCTATTACATATTCTATAAATAAAGTTCCTTCTAAAGGATCCATATTTCCTTCATCGGTGACTGTACCTCCTACTATTTTTTCAAATCCTTTAACTAATGAACTTTCTACAATTTCGCGAACAGTAGAAACTTTTGTAACCAAGTGTATAATAGATACTGCGGCAACTGCACCACTATCAATAATTTGATCAATACAACTAGTCAAAAATGGGTCTATTACCCGCAAATACATTTGTCTTCCTTCTGGGCTATGTAAATGATCATTTAGCGTATCTAAAAACCTTGCATATATGTCTTCGCGTATTTCTATATATCCTTTTTTATCAGTTTTTGAAAAGTTAGCAAATATTTCATCCACAATTTTAGCTGATAGATTTCCTGGAGTAGGTAAATCTAGCCCTTTTTTCTTTAAGTTACCTAAAGCCTGTCCTATAGGAGAATTTTCTAGATTCCCTAAAGCTTTTCCTAATATTTCTTGGCCTTTTCCTGTAATTTCACTAGTAGCTTTTCCTAAAGCATCACCTACTAGTTTTTCACCGTGCGCACTAGCGTCAGCCAATACTTTTGCTTGAGCTTCTTCCAATTTACGCTTCGCTTCATCTTGTACATTGGCTAGTTGTCCATTGATATTACCGGTTATTTCAGATAATGCAACAGTAGGATCAGGTATAGCACCTTGTAATGCAGCAGTTTGACCGGAAATAGCACCTTGTAATGCAGCAGTTTGACCGGAAATAGCACCTTGTAATGCAGCGGCCGGGTTTGGAATAGCACCGGTGAATGCAGCGACCTGACCTTGTATAGCATTATTTAGTAACGCATTGGGGTCTGGCGGAGCACCACCCTTAGAAACTATTGCCAATCTGTGAATATCTTCCAGTTTTTTACTCAATTTATCAAACTGTTCTTTAGCAATATCGGAACGCATTTCTGACAATAATTGTATTGCATCATCTATGTCTTTTAGTATCACAGAATTACCGCCGGTTTGTTTAGATCCCTTGTTCTCGACTGCTAAATCCTGTGGGTTAAGCTGTTCTTTTATTAATTGTATTATTTTATTAGCTTTACTTCTGGGAGAATCTTTAGCAAACTTGGTTTGAATCTCTGCTGTTGCAATTTTTAATATATTTAACAATAGTTTCCCGTCATTACTGAGTTTAGCATCAGTGTCTAGTATTTTTTTCAAAACTAATAGATTCATATAATCGTTTTTGAAGAAACTATCCATAGGATATTTAGCATTATTCATTACAAACTTTAAAAAAGATTCTTTGAATCTATCAGACAAAATCTCCGTATTTTCAACAGAAAAATTGCTTTTCAAAAAGTCTTCAAATACAGAAAGAATCACTGTTTTAGAATGTCTTTCGGAACAAGGATCTTCACTGTCAATACTATTAATCATAGAATCACATATTTCTTGCATAAGCGTTTTAGCCATATTTATCCAAACAATATTTGGTATTCTATTGAAAACTGCATCAACTATATTCATTTGTCTTTGTCTATCTATATTTTTATGATATTTTTTTCTATAAAATTGAAACTCAGTATAATTAATAATAGTGTGCATAATCTTGAAAATGATAACATCTAACAACTCAACTGCGAATAACTCCGGACTCCCGCAAGGAGCTGAAGGAGTTATAGAAAACTCTCTACAAACGTTTGGTATATCTTACAGAAATGATAATATAATAACTATTAAGGCAAAACCGCATAAATATAATACCCCTAAAAATATAGCAACAATGGAAGCGGTTTGTTCCGAAAAATCAAATGTCGAGATGGTCGATGCTAAATCTAGTCCAAATATCCTAAAGCCATTTTCCTCATTATCTTCCGATACCAATCATATACTACATTCAAATGAAAAAGCAAAATCAAAAACACACAAGAAAAAAACTACAATTTCTCAAGCGGAAAAATCACGATTGTGGGATATATTCGATACAGATAAAACCACACAGGCTAAATTAAATCAGACCCAAAGTCAACCTGAAATAGAATGTGTATATGAACATAGGGAACCTGGGTTATGCCACCTCTGTAGTTCAGTATTGGTTATTATGGAAGACGGATTTCCAACTTGTACCAATTCGGCGTGCTCAGTGATATACACCGATACATTAGATTATTCCCCAGAATGGCGATTTTACGGAGCCGATGATAAAAACTCGGCAGATCCTACTCGATGTGGTAATCCGATTAATCCTTTATTAGTAGAATCATCATTTGGCTGTAAAGTAATGGCTTCATCTAATCTTTCGTATGAGATGAAGAAAATCCGCAAATGGACTGAATGGCAATCGATGCCTCACAAAGAAAAATCGCTATACAATGAGTTTCAATTCATTACAATTATGGCTCAAAACGCTGGTATTCCCAAAATATTGATAGATGATGCTATAGCCATTCACAAAGATATTTCCGAGCAAAAGATGTTTAGGGGATTGAATCGTGATGGTATAAAATCCGCATCCATCTATATCTCTTGTAGGCTAAATGGTTGTCCAAGGACTGCTCACGAAATTGCGGAAATATTCAGTTTAGATAAGACCAGTGCTACAAATGGATGTTCTATGGCAGTGAATATATTACACAATATCGAAAGAAGCGTTGATTTATCGCAGCAAACGGACTTACAAATGACTACTCCCAGCTCATTCATTGAGCGATATTGTAGTAAGCTAAATATGAATGTGGAACTAACTATGTTATGCAAGTTTATTGCAAACAAGTTGGAACAAAATAACATTATCACTGATAATACACCTCACGCGATAGCCGCCGGGATTGTGTATTTTATTTCCTATTATTGCAATATGAATGTATCAAAAATAAACATAAAGCAGATTTCGGGGGTTAGCGACGTAACTATCAATAAATGTTTCAAAAAAATGGATGCCATACGTGATACACTATTACCTAAATGCATTATCGACAAATATTTGTAATCATATTATCATATATCTATAGTATATTTTCGCATATTTCAATAAACTTGTATGTAATACCAACTTCTTCTGCATTTTCCCATACGCCCGATATTTTTAACATATATTTTTTTTCATTTGGGGATTTACAGTTTTGTTTTTCTTTGTAGATTTTGAAAAAGCCCTTGTATAGTTGGTTTGTTAGAACTAGATTATTACGTTTTTTCAGTCCATTCATTTCTTTATAGGTGTTTATGATCGTATTTTCAATTTCGGACAATAACGTAATATATTGCAGATTTTTAACATCGTGGGTATAAAAACAAACTGTATATTTACTTTCTGACAAGTCTTGGTATTCGCGCCCGGATACTTTAGTGGATACGAATGGTATATTATTTGATAATGCGGTAATTGGCGGACTAGATTTACTAACAAAAGGTATGACAAAAAATACACCGTTCATTGTGAAATATTCCGACGAATAAATTATTTTAGAAAAACATCCGTCTATTATATTGTTCTTTTTCTTTTCTAAAAAAAATATATTTTTGCTATTAAACTTGGTTGGATTTATTACAATATTCATATTATAGGATAAGATATAAGATATATAATATGAATTACACTATTTATTAGGTTTTTGTAGATTTAGTTTTTATATTTACCACCTAAGTCTATGCGTTAGACGCCCATACGCATTCGCCCACCTCTTGTTCTACGATTGTTATACATCATCCCGAATTTGGTATCATATGGCTTAGGTCCTTCTCTTAAATCGTGAAGTCTATATTGATTTACGTTTGGGTTATGTTCGGTGTTGAACCATTTTACATTAACAAATCCCGACTCATTGTCTATGACATAATCCAAGTTTTGTATAGAATAAATGCCTTCTTGCGTATTTCGCAAATATCTGTCATATTCACTTTGATTTACTTCACGCGTGATTTCTTCATTTTTCTGTATTATATTGGCATCACCAATGTTATAAAATATACTGCGATCAATGGTAATGCCGTTATTTTCCACACGTCTTTGCATTAAGTTATCTTCATATCCCCAGGCCCAGAAATTAGGGAATCCGTTTACTCTTTCAAAATCTCCGGCTTTAATCGAAACAATTCCGCCCAATGTGTAAGTAAATCCAAAGAAATGTTTTACAATACCAGGTACTGTGTCATAGTGAAATAAGTTTTTTATAACGGGCATAGTATCCACGTCATTAAATACAATGGTAATATTTTTATAATCATTGGGGTATTTGTTTTTTACAACTAGAAATCCAATATTTTTCATTGCACCTCGGTTAAATACTCGTTCATCAGCTTGATGAATGTAGTGTATAACATAATCTTGGCTAGGATAGTCTTCCAATATATATTTCATATGATTTTTGAATGCTTGTAACTGAGTCTCTCTATTGCGATATGGTACAATAAACACTATTTTAGGAACAATATGTACAGGTTCCTCAACTACTGGTACAGGTTCCTCAACTACTGGTACAGGTTCCTCAACTACTGGTACAGGTTCCTCAACTACTGATACAGGTTCCTCAACAACTGGTATAGGTTCCTCAACAACTGGTATAGGTTCCTCAACAACTGGTATAGGTTCCTCAACTACTGGTACAGGTTCCTCAACAACTGGTATAGGTTCCTCAACAACTGGTACAGGTTCCTCAACAACTGGTATAGGTTCCTCAACAACTGGTACAGGTTCCTCAACAACTGGTATAGGTTCCTCAACTACTGGTACAAGATCTTCTACACTAATGGTGATATTTTGAGTTTCTTGGAAACCTGGTATCACTTCCTCTAATACAACTGGTTCAGACTCCTCGACAGCTACAACTGGTTCTTCTTCTTTAACAACTGGTTCAGACTCCTCGAAAGCAACAACTGGTTCTTCTTCTTGAATAACTTGTTCTTCTTCTGCAACAACTGGTTCTTCTTCAGCTACAACTGGTTCAGACTCCTCGAAAGCAACAACTGGTTCAGACTCCTCGAAAGCAACAACTTGTTCTTCTTCTGCAACAACTGGTTCTTCTTCTGCAACAACTTGTTCTTCTTCTGCAACAACTTGTTCTTCTTCTGCAACAACTTGTTCTTCTTCTGCAACAACTTGTTCTTCTTCTTCTTCTGCAACAACTTGTTCTTCTTCTGCAACAACTGGTTCTTCTTCTTGAACAACTGGTTCTTCTTCTGCAACAACTGGTTCTTCTTCTTGAACAACTGGTTCTTCTTCTTGAACAACTGGTTCTTCTTCTTGAACAACTGGTTCTTCTTCTTGAACAACTGGTTCCTCGAGTTCAGCAACTGGTTCAGCCTCCTCGACAGCTACAACTGGTTCAGGCTCCTCGACTTCTGCAACTGGTTCAGCCTCCTCGACAGCTACAACTGGTTCAGGCTCCTCGACAGCTACAACTGGTTCTTCTTCTTGAACAACTGGTTCTTCTTCTTGAACAACTGATTCAGCCTCCTCGACAGCTACAACTGGCTCCTCGACTTCTGCAACTGGTTCAGACTCCTCGACAGCTACAACTGGTTCCTCGACAGCTACAACTGGTTCAGGCTCCTCGACTTCTGCAACTACTTGATCATTTATTTCTACAGCCTCTATATTTTCAAGAACAATTGGTCCATCTTCTAATTCCAATTTAGCTAAATCTTCAGATCCAATTCCAAAATCGGAATTATCGCAATTTTCTACTATATCACTCATAGTGTATAGTTTTTATTTAGAATATAATTTCACTATAAAATCATATATACAAAAACCTTATATTACTATAGTATATAAGTATGGCAAATATAGATAGTACAGCTAGATTACAATTAAATGAACTTCGGTATGTTTCGTGGAAAGGAAAAACCTTTAATCAAATTACTTCTACATTGAAAAAAAATGATTATACATTAAATCAAGGTGATAAAGTAAATATATTCAAACCAACCCCCGTTAAATTATATCGTAAAGAACTTGCGTCGAAAACTATAACATCTGGCAATCCCCGGGTTTCTTCTAGTATTCAAGACTTCGAAACACCCAATGGATATTCCATTGTTTCATCCGTTTTAACGCCGGCTGGAAACTGTACATCTTTAGCAAATACCACAGACCCTATTATACCGAATAGTAAATATGAAACCGGTGGAGCTATACAATTATCTGCTGATCCTAAAATATGTTTTTCTCAAGCGGATAATGCTAGACGCAGGTGCCGAAGCGGCGGAGCCGCAATTAAGCAATACGATATTACAAATCACAAGAAGAACTATTACACTTCTAGCAAACAATATTTGTATGATAGAAACCAAACGTTCGATCAAAATCAATTCAAGTATGCTGTGGCAGATAAAGCAGATTGTGATGCACCTACTGTGAAGTTCAGCAACAGACGTTTCAAAACACAACAAGGGGGTGTTAGCGCAAGTGACCTTATTGCCCGTGTGCGATACGAAGAAATTACCAATGCAGCGACTCAAACTGCAAATGCATATGGCGCCGAAACTGCAAATGCTCTTGCATACGGCGTAAATGCTACTATATACACAAACAAAGACCGCACCGGGTACTCGATTGTGCAAACGCCGGTTATAGATAAATATACAGGTGAATTGAAGAAATGTGTTACAAAAAAGCTATCTTATGCTACGTAAGTACATAAGCATAATATAAATATATTTACGCTAAAAGTGGCTGATTATCAATTGGTATATCTCTAAATAAAATATTATATTGTATGTTGTGTTTTATACACCAATACATACATTTTTGCACATTGGCTTTTATAATACTTTCTATTTTATCTTGTTTTGGTTTAGAATCCATCAATGATAATGTATAATGAATGTTTTCGATTTGTTGCTGTCCAAAAATGGAGTTATATTCCTCTATTTTTGTGAGAAAATAATAAGGAATGGGATATTGGGGTAATAATCGTTGTATGACAGCATTTGGTGGTAATTGCAATATTTGCTTAAATGTTTTGTATATAAATGGGTAAAAACTGGAATTACCATTATATAAGAACCCTTTACAAACTACATATTTTTCTGAATTGGCGGAACGGCTCGTATTTGGTTTAGTAATATATACCTTTTTGTAAAAAGAACTCAGTAATGCCAGCATATCCAGAGTTGCTTCTGTAAAACAGTCAAAGATTTTCAAAATAAAACAACCATTTGCAGATTGCATACAGAGGGCAAAACATATCTGGGCAAACAATAATCGCGTCATATTTTGCTCTTGGTTATTGAAATCTAAAGAAAAGTCAAATCCACCATCGGCAGTAATAAAGTTCATAGATGACCCGTATTTATCCCTGCAATATTTCAGATTTTCGAAAGATAATAGATTCCCCGTTTTATCGGCACCGGTTTCGATATATACATTGCGATTTTCATCCAGAAAATGATTGCTCTTTTTCCAGGCCGGTATCATATCGTCATTTTTATCATCTAGTAGAGTCATACCATAATATTTATCTTCTTTACAATTGCGGATGTATGCAAGGGCCTCTATGAAGCCACCAGGGCCTTCGGCTAAATGAAATGACCGTATTACTCTTTCATTGGGTTCCAAGTGTAATAACTCAATGAGTTCAATCATTTTGAAATAAGATCGGGAAAGGGGTTTATATTTAGCAACACTCTTTTTTTTGGTTGGAACAGAAGAATGGATATATTCGTATGTATTGGTATATTTTTTATATAAATCCCAATCTGAAATATGGTGTTGTATTTGCTCTTTTATGTCATATAAATAATGTGATAGTGTAGATGATAATTTAGGTATAGATGATCCTGACATATCTTCACTGCATTCTAAATATTCGTATAGCTTAGTGTGCATTTTGGGTATTAAGAAATAAATCATTTTATTTTTATAGCTTGTATGGGGTCGATAAATAAAATAAATAGATACGTTTATATCTATTTATAGATTTTATGTTTGATTGCTAAATATTTAGCGTTTTTTATTTGGTCTTTTGTGCGATCGTGTCCGTCTAGTTTTCTGTTTTTTAATATGTGCTTTTCTAGTTTTTCCTCCTGAGATGGTACATGGTTTACTACACTTACTTTTTTGTTTTAATCCATCTTCTCCTTGTTTGCGTAATATTTCATCAAGAGTTGATTGTACTGGGAGTAATTTTGGTGGGGGTATGTATTTATGTAATTCTTGTTGTTTACGTAATTCTTGTTGTTTACGTAATTCTTGTTG